CGACGAGTTCTCTTAATAGTATGGGATTTAAAGGGAACGACGAGTTCTCTTAATAGTATGGGATTTAAAGGGAACGACGAGTTCTCTTAATAGTATGGGATCATAAGGGAACGACGAGTTCTCTTAATAGTATGGGTTCATAAGGGAACGACGAGTTCTCTTAATAGTATGGGATCATAAGGGAACGACGAGTTCTCTTAAGGGAAGGTTCAAAAGGAAACCGTAGGTTTCCTTTATTTATAATAAACAACATAAATACAATTTGCCAAATGGTATTAGTTAGTATGATTTTTGTTTTATTACCCAGCATCAACAGAATCAATATATTTGATAAATTAAAAATAACAAACAGTCCGGATAAGCCATTGCCGTTTATGTTGTATTCTCTGAACCATTATTTGACCGAAATCAAGGGAAAAATCTCCGATTACGGTGAAGAATGGAACACAAACAAAAAATACACAAATCCGTATGAATACATTTACACCAACACACCGAAGACCAGTGTTTGCAGGTACAAACCCATTTCGCGCGCCTATTTCAAAATGATTGAAATTATGAACACATTCAGTTTTCCCGCATTTGAATCGGTTGCCCCCATTGAAATGTTCGCATTGGCGGAAGGACCCGGCGGATTCATTGAAGCCGTTTCCAATTACCGCAACAATCCTGCAGACAAGTATTATGGTATGACAATTGAAGACCCCGAAGACGCTGAAGTGCCCGGGTGGAAAAAAACCGCGAATTTTTTGAAACAACATCCAAATGTTGTTTTGGAAAAGGGTGCCGATGCAACCGGTAATATTTTGAATTTGGAGAATTTCAAGCACGTTACCGCCAAATACAAGAACAAATGCGAATTGGTCACTGGCGATGGAGGATTTGATTTTTCGTCGGATTTTAACAGCCAGGAAATCAATATTACGCGACTTTTGTTTGGTCAAATTGCATATGCGGTTTGTATGCAAAAAAAAGGCGGATGTTTCGTTCTCAAATCGTTTGACTGTTTTTACAAGGCAACCGCAGAACTCATTTATTTGCTGTCAACCATGTATGAAAAGGTGTATGTGGTTAAACCCAATACGAGCCGATACGCAAACTCGGAACGGTATTTGGTTTGCATCAACTTTTTGTATTCCGACAGCAAGTTATATGCACCTGTTTTTGAACAAATGATGGCGAGTATATGTAGCGATGATAATGACAGTTTTATCCGGAGTTTTTTCAACGGAGTCAAAATTCCAATGTTTTATTACAGCAAATTGGAAGAGTGCAATTCCGTAATCGGTCAAATGCAGATTGATAATATTTATACCACGCTTTCGCTTATTGAGAATCGGTACAAGACGGACAAAATCAACTTTTATATGAAAACCAATATCAAAAAATGTGTGAATTGGTGCATCAAAAACAAAATGGAATACAACGCGAATATGATTATGATTGATGGAGGAGAGAAAAACATATTCAAACCATTGCCGATATCAAATGACAAGATGCATTCGTTTCAAATCTCGGATTATGAGTAAAGGGAACCAAGGTTCCCTTTTGAACCCTCCTTTTTTTGTGCATTTATTACGTCTTTACAGATAAAAGACGTAATGATTATTTTTACGAAATAAAGGAGGGGTAAGCTAAACTGAACGTACGGTTTCACTTAGGGAAGGTTCAAAAAGCGAAGCTTCTCTGAATACCTTGGTTTCCTTTATAGGAGCATATCAACAAGTTCCTTCTTCTTCAACTTGTTCACTGTCTCTGCAGGAACACCTTTGGAAATGAGCAAGGATTTCAAGGAAGCCGGCGACATCTTTTGCAGGTCTTCTTTTGAAACGGATTTTCTTGTATCTTCCACCTTATTCACGACAATGGTTTCTTGGTTATTTAGAGAAACAATTTCCGATTCTGGTTCATCTATGATTTCGTCCTCCGATTCCGATTCTTCGTCAATACTAATGTCGCACTCTTCTGGATAGCTGAGGTCTACATTGACGATTTTAATCTTTGGACTAGATTCATCGCGACTAGATTCATTGTCTTCGTCATCATCGGATTCGTCATCATCGGATTCGTCATCATCGGATTCGTCGGATTCGTCTTCCGATTCTGACAATTCCACGTGAATACGATCTTTAACACTATGTTCGTTAAGAGTACGTTCGTTAAGGGTACGTTCGTTAAGGGTACGTTCGTTAAGGGTACGTTCGTTAAGGGTACGTTCGTTAACACCACCCTCTAAATGTTGGGTTTGCGTAAAAACCGCTTCTTGCTCTCGGAACAAAACCGCAAAAACATCCTTCTTCAATTGCATCTGTTGCATATAGACATCTTGCACAATTTCAAAACATTTGGCATTTTTCTGCTCAATGTCCACAATGCGTTTCTTGAAATAGTATACCAACATTCCAACCAAAATAATTAAAACGGCTAAACTAAATAATAATATTGACTCAAAAAGAAGACTCATCTATTTTATTATAACAGATTAAATATTAAACTGTTTTAGAACGCATCTCATCTAGCTGTTCTGGAGTATTGATTCCACACACTTCATATTGTTTCTCTGCAGGTATCTCAAATAAACCAACTTCTTCTTCTCCCGAAAAAATGCTCGTCAAATAATATTCTTGTTGTGCATTCTCATTTGTGATTTTTGGCAAATTCTTGCACAAAAACTCATTATCAAATGCATAAATCCCGCAATTCACCAATTTAACCATTCTCTCTTCCTCCGAACAGTCTTTTTCCTCCACAATACGAATGGGGTCTTGGATAATCCGCCCGTAACCATAAGGTTCTTCCATCTGCGTACAAACAATGGTGGCTTTAGACCGAATATTCATAACTTCTCTCATTGACTGTTTGCTGAAAAGAGGCACATCCCCTGACAAAACAAGGACCTTTGAAAAAGGGAAATAATCCTTCAACGTTGGAAGACAACACCGGATCGCATGTCCTGTGCCCAATGGTTCGGGTTGGTTTATATACCGGATATAATCCGACTTCATAAAATGGTCATCAATAACCTTCTCTATTTGCTCTCTGTATTTACCAACAATAATATAGATCACGGAAGTTGCATCCATGTGCAACGCGGATTTAACAACGTGCACAATCAGCGGTAATCCATTCAATTCGTGCAAGACCTTGGGCAAATCCGAGTTCATTCGTTTGCCGAGTCCGCCTGCCATGATTAAGACCAGGTTTCTCTGTTTTTCCCACATTTTTTTGTGTGATAATAAATTGTTTTCATCCCACGTCAAGTTGTTTTCAAATACGTGCTCCATATTATTTGACTAACCTTACTATTTTATATGTTTTTTGTTACAAATAAAGAGAATCAGCTAAATTATTATTTACTTATATATTATTATGGACCAACTACAACAACCTATTATGAATTCCGACTCAACCGGCGGAATTAACAACAAAACCATTATCATTGTTTTATTGGTATTGCTTTCTCTCTCGTTTTTAGGCATAAATATTCTAACAATTTTGGGAGATTTGTTAAAAACAATTGTTTCTATTTTGGGACCATTGGTTTCGCAGATTCTCTCCATCTTTGGATACACAACTGGCTCAATCCTCAATAAAACTGCCGACGTAGTCGGCGATGTGGCAAAAACAAGCGTAGACATCGCCGAAGGATCCGTGCAATCGGTCGGAACCATTTTGAAGGATGCCAGCAGAGCCCACGTGGATTCTAGAGCCACTAATAGTTTAGACAATGTACTTAATGTGAGCAGTTCGGCACCGGAACAAGGACAACCTACGCCAACCCCTGGAGAGAACCCCATCCAGAAACCGATTGCGTCGGGCAAATCGGGATGGTGTTTAGTCGGCGAATATGAAGGCAAACGCGGCTGCATTTCTGTAAATGATTACGACAAGTGCCTGTCAGGACAAGTGTATCCCACCCAGGACCAGTGCTTGTTGCCTCCACCACAACCACGCGTGTAATTGATTTTGTAAATAAACAAATATAAACAATTATTTATTTACAAATATATAAAATGCTTTACAACATTTACGTTTACGAATTGAAAGATGGAAAAAAACTCCTTTATCCAAAGATTGCACACGATAACAACGATTTTGGAATGAACGAATGCGCGTTTGTCTACCAGGAAATTGAGAAAAACAATCCAATTATCCGGGTAAACCACATTCAAGATGGCGTTGAGTCTTGGCAAATAGATGGGTATGTCCATACCTATATGCGCAAATACGGGTTAGAGAACGTCCGCGGAGGCAGATACAACACTTTGGAATTGTCCGAATCCGCAAAATCCGAAATCTCCGAAGCCATCAAGTTTTTTTCATATGGTCTGGACCAACAAGAAAATCGTGTTTATCAATATCATTATTGCAGAGAAAACATCCAATACGATATTGACTATTACCGAAAAATGATTGGACTTTATGAACAAACAGATGCAGAGAGAAAGAAATATGAAATAGACAGAACCATTCGCTATGACCTGAACTGGTTGAACCGAATTGTGGCAAAAGGAGGCGTCAAATTTTTTGACATAAAGAGTAACTACGACAAATTGATGGGGAGGCTTGCAGCCGTATATGAACAATATTTGATTGTGGAGGAAGACGCGCGAACCAAGATTGACCGAATACACGAATTGTACGAAAATTGTGCAAAATGCGAACTTTTTTATAAAAATCCCCGCATATTTTTTGACAGCCGGGTTATTCAAGAAGAGCGCGACCACAATAAATACAACTATGATTTAGACACCGAGTTTAAATGTGTAATTTCGGTTTTTGAATTGGTCATTTATTCGTTAATAAATAGAGAAGATGAGTTGATTTTTGATATGAACCAAATTTTCATACAAGAACACAGAGACAAACTCTTTATATTGGAGTACCAGTTAGGGGAACGTAGTTCCGCTTCGCTAACTCCTTCACAATACGTGTAGTGTGAAAGATTTGAATACCCCTTATAAAATTCTATACTAAGGGAAGGGATAAGCGAAGCAAAATAGGCGTAAGCGTGCGAAGCACGCTGAATAACCGTAGGTTTCCCTATATTGGAGTACCAGTTAAATCAAAACCTCTAATTGGGTCAGTGGATGCAGGTGTTAAAAACTTCAAGCCGGATTCCACCCGTTTTACCGAATTGGGTGCCCGATTTGTTTTTATATTGAGAGAAAAATTATCTATATATTCGGTCGTATAACTTGGAATATATTGAACATAAAAATCAAACGTGTTTTTATTATGGGTGCTTAGCAAAATGTTTGAAAATGTAATGTCGCCCATAAAAATATCCCCGCTGAACTGGTTGGCTATTGCTCTTGTCAAAACATATCCAGATACATCCATTAAAAACCCAGGCGAATAGGTGATAACCGGATTCCGATTTAATTGCACTGGCTCACCACCATACATAACAGTCAAACTCAAATTGGGTGTTGGAATATTGATTTGAAATGCACCGCTTACGTCGGCGCCTGGATGCGCTGTATTATATCCAGATATGTAGAGACTGACCGAAGTTGTGAATGAAAACTGATAATTGTTGCTATCAATGGATGGTTGGATATTTAATGTGAATATTTGGGGGTTGTTATCATCAAGTATATCTAGCTCGTAATTAGTAAGCCACATTGCACCACCTTTGATGTTTTGTAGACCAGATGCTTCCTGATTTGAATTGTACTTGTAGAGAGGGACGGACGGGTCGTAGTTCAAATACATTGCGGGGCCGGGGACATCGGAGGAAGTAGTCAAGGTGGGAATGAGAATATCACTGGGACACAATTGTTCGGCACCATCCTGAACGGCTTTCAAATAATAAGATGAAAATGTGCGACGTTGTAGAGAACCCTTGACCGCAGTTACAAATTTTTGTTTTTTGGAAGATTTGCCGTTGGATGTTTTATTGTATTGGAGAATTTCCGCTTTACGACGCATATCCAACTGAGCTTGAGTATAGCCGAGAGAATATGGATTGATAGGCGTGTATCGGGTTCCAGGTACATTGAATACTAATGAGTTTTTACGATTTTGTTCAGTCGTGCAAACTGTATTTGACATATTATTTAATATTGATTGCGATATTAAATAAGAGAACCTACGGTTCTCCTATGACCTCTCCCTTATAAAGAAGGTGTCAAAGGGGTAAAAATGAATCTCCTTTAAGGAAGGTTCAAAAGGAAACCTTGGTTTCCTTTAAGGATGGGTCAAATGGCGTAAAAATGAATCTCCTTTAAGGAAGGTTCAAAAGGAAACCTTGGTTTCCTTTAAGGAGGGGGTTTGGGGGAACCATGGGTTCTCCCTATTGGGTAGCCTTATACCACAAATACGACAAGTAAGAAGCATCTGTGTTGTCCTGACCCGAAGCTGACGGACTGGTGGACAAATTGGGTCCCCACCCCACGACGCCGTTGATTTCAAACACGTTGAGTGCCTTTGCATAATACCTCAAATCGGACAATTTTCCGGAAAATCCGCCATTTTGGCACACATAGACGTCACCGAAATTTTGTCTCGGTACATATCCTAAGTCTTTGTGCTGTGTCAAAACACCATTAACATATACGTCTAAAATGCGGTTCTGTGCACGAATAATGACATTGACCCATTTATTGTATGGAACACCACTAATATCAATGGTGGATCGCTGATCATCAATATTGGAAATCGGGCCGGTTTTACTAAATGTATCCATATAGACACGAAGAGTGTTGGTTCCGTCATCATTTCCCTTAACATACAATCCTGGCGCATTGCTCATATTGTTCACGCCATTTGTAACAATATTGCTGGCATCCATAATGCCCTTGTTGAATATGTGCGAGTATTTGCCGTTGTTATTGGAGGAATTCAATAGAATCCAAACACTGTATGTGAATTCCAACCCGGTTGGCTGGTTTTCGGAATAATTCACAAGCGGATTGGATGTTCGGCTGTCTTGTTGCACACGAATTGCTTCCGTTCCGGTAATCAGACCTTTTACTAAATATGGCGAAGACACGGGAGACATAAGGGTGGAAATTAGAATCATCCCAATTCGGAAAAAGAATAAGAATCCAAATAATACCAAAATGATGAAGCCAAACTTGGCAATGAGTGAATTGGATTGGAGAAATTCTTTGCCGGCATCCATAGCATTTGTGGAAGAAAACTGGTCCATTGATTGATTGACGGAGTTTTTGGCATCCGAAATACTGTTTGAAATATTGTTAAATGTATCGGCGATTCCTGTAGTAACTGTTTGTGTGCTTGGTAAAATACTGGCAGATTGCGGATTCTGATTTTGTTGTCCTTGTTGTTCTTGAAACATGATTTATACTATAAACTGATAAAGGAAACCGTAGGTTTCCTTTTGAACCTTCCTTTTGAACCTTCCTTTTGAACCTTCCTTAATAAGAATACATTGCTTCTACCTTTTGAATTGGCTACATATTCAATAAAACATTGATTCTATTATGCTGTTTAACTCCTCCTTTAAGGGGGTCATAAGAGAACTTTGCTTCGCTGAATGCATCGGTTCCCTTAAAATAGCGTGACCTTACTGTAATCCTGGTTGTTCTTCTGCAAGGTCATTGATAATCCAAAGCTGGACAAATACTTGGCCATTGGGTTTTCGCCATTGCCGGCAGTGTAGTTGTTCCAGGCCGTTTGGGGGTCCGTTGCCATTGAAGTTCTTGACAGTTTTGCTAAATAACAATTGGTAATGCCATATTCAATTATTGCGGTCGGGCTTGGAGTATCTATGTTCGCGTCTTGGATAGACTTAATAAGCTTTCCATTTATATACACATCTATGTATTTGTCATCAACACTGACAATTAAATGCGCCCATGTTTGGAGCGGGAAATTGTCGGTGATTGAAACCGATTTTTGAGCACTTGGTGTACCAGTTGCGGTAGCGGTGTAATCCAGCATTAGTTTGGGGGAAGAACCGTCTAGTCTGATTCCGATATTCTTTTTGGTTGCATCGGCAACACTTCCTCGCGAGATGATATACTGACTTGTTCCCTGGAAATTGAAGACATACATCCACATTTCGTAAGAGTACTTTCGCGAACTCGGGTCGGGAATTTTATCAATCGGGATTGCAGTTTGCGGAGTTGATAAGTCCAGTTTGTTTGACAAAACTGCGGTTCCGCTTCTATTCAAAAAATAATAGAGAACAAATATGAGAACTATTCCTAAAATTACCAATGATAAATCCATCTTATATATATTACAAATAAAGGAAACCTAGGTTTCCTTTAAATCCTTCCTCTTTTTTTTTAAATTTATTATGGATATATTTTATGCTAACAAATCCTATACATTTGAATAAAAATATCTATATTAAAGGAGGGGTTAAAGGGGAACTACGTTCCCCTTAAAGGGGTTTAAAGGCAACCCAAGTTGCTTTATTATATGGACGTTTCCGAAATCAATGATATACGGATGCCCCCGCAATTCCGGGGTGTCAGTTTTTCAAATTACAAAAAAACAGACGTAAAAAATGAATTTGTATCAAGTATGTTAAATGGAAAGGTGGAGCAAGCATGCAATTGGGCAGCCGAACTTGTTTGTGCCGGCCATTATTTAGAACTTTGGGAAAATATTCTCTATTACTGCTGCAAACATATTCATCTCGGTAATCCTAAATTAATATGCTACTTGGAAAAAAGGTATTCCGTGTTCAAAACCATCATTAACGAAGGCAATTATATCACACCTCTGGATTTACGCAATAATAAAACAATTCGCAACTTGTTTACCGAGGTGGTATGTGTTCTCTGTTTGTCCGTCAAAAAACACAGTTTTGAAGTGATTAAAATAAACAAAGAGGAAGAATTTGATATGACACAGATGCCCGAGCGACTGAAAGCACCCAGCGTGGATTTTATCAAGCCCATTTTTGTAGACGAAGACCCCAAAGAAATTTACATTCCATTGAACGAGTTTGCGTACAACATTTCTAAAAACAAGAAAAACACGGTGTTTGCGTGCTACTGGATTGAATGGATATTGGAATTTGAAGCCATTTGCAAAAAACGGAAAACCGTTTGTGCGTGTGCTCATCGGCAGTTTGTCACGGTGGAGCGCAAGCTATCACATGACCTGGTGTGGATTATTTGGGACACTTTGTTCTACTACATCAAAGAAGGGGGAAACCCATTTCTAGAAAAAACGATGACGTCGCTTTTCTCTCTCTTTTCTTTACAATACACCAACGCCTGTTGCAAAAAACGGCGATATATGTTGTATTTTGCGGTGTCTCTTTGCACTGAACACGCAGACCTGAATGTAGAATTGGTCTCTAATAAAAAGACGGTTGAGTTGGCGATAAGCAATATTAATAACATCTATCGTCAAATAAAGAAAAGCGAGGTGAGTCCGGGAACGGATTATCTGTTCAATGGACTAAACAAACAAAGCGAATTGGAGAAATCATTGGAAAAACTCAATATGGTGAATTCCATTAATTTTGTCCCGAAGGAACCCTAGATTTGTCCCGAAGGAACCCTAGATTTGTCCCGAAGGAACCCTAGATTTGTCCCGAAGGAACCTTAGAATACAAATAGGCGGCGTTTCCATTATTGAAAACTTGCAATATCATAAAAAACAATTTGTACAAAAATCTGGAAATCAAGTGAAACGTGAATGGCAGTAGTAAGAAAAAGACCAAATAGAGAATACTCATTGGCCGACTATATTTTTCCTGATTGGAATAGAGAAAGTAAATGAAAAATAAATAAATGACCACGTATAAAATAGTCAACAACTTTTGAATATAGACAAACATCACCTCATCTTGGGAATAGTAGAAGTTGACGCGGTCATACACGCGTAAATCGGATTGTTTTTTTTGCAATTCCGCTTCCAAATTTGAATTCTCTGTTTTTAATTGGTCAGTGTACTGTTTTTTTAAAAAATCTGAATCGGTTTCTCCCATACCTTATATTTTACTTATATAAATTATAATCAACAAATTCGTCAGGGAAATTCGGTTTTGCGATATCGCTAGTCGCACTAATGGTTGTGAACCCCGCAACCGTGTTGCCGTTGCAAGCCAAATCTGGGAAAGAGTAACCAGATGAACCACACATAGAAGGATCTTCCCAAAGCTTTGATGCAATAAAGTATTTGAACCCGGGTTTGGTAACACCATCATTGGGCGGTAAGTCGGGCACGCAAATTGAGAATTTATCGTTGTATTTGCTTCCCTGAGGACAGCAGGATTCCTTCACACATCCGTTGAATCGCGATTCCAATAGATTTGCCGAAGAAGCGGCAGAAGCGGAATTCGCGCCATTTTGTTTGGGTTCCCCTAAATTGATCATATTGTAATCCATATTGTTTCTACGGTCGTAGTCATAATACATATTGATAAGCAGGATTGTTGTCCCGGTTACCAAAAATATAAACATTATGTCAGTGACTTTTTCGGGAACACTTCCTGAATTAATCATCAAACGTATTCCTAAATAGATTAATACTGCAATGGTGATAACAACGTACATTTTGTTGACCGCTTTGTTTCGGAGAGTTGCGCTTGTGGTCAGGTCAACTAGGCGCTTTTGACCCATTTCGGCGGCATCAATCGCTTGCTTTCTCTCGGCCAATCGTGAATTCTCTCTCTCCAAAATTTGGTTGACTTCGTTTTGATAAGTGAGTGTTGGCAAAACACTTGACCCGCTAATTGTGTTACCTAAAGCAGACAAATTTCCAGCTACATTATTAATTGCGCGTTTTGATGCAATGGAACCATTTCCGCTCAAATCATTGATTAATCCCTTTTGTAAATCAACAATACTGTTTAAATTGAACCAATCATTATTTCCGGACATTATATACTATACGCGTAAAATAAGGGAAACCTACGGATACAGCCTGAAGGGCTTCCGCCCTTTGAACCTTCCCTTTTATTTATATTATTTTGTAAAAAATAATATAATATTTTAATTATCAATTCAAATAAGGGAAACCTACGGTTTCCTTTAAGGAGGGGTCATAGGGGAACGTAGTTCTCCTATTTGGAGATCAAAATCGCCGTGACCAGCAATGTCGCCACTGTGAGCGTGGTAAACATATACAAATTGTTTTGTTCTTCCTTGTAGATTGCATTGTCTTTCAACATTGCCGATGCTAAAGTGCGGTCTTCTTCTAAAGCATAAATTGTCTGACCCGTAAAATCGTATTTTGTTTGATTTCCAGACATATCCATGTAGGTTTTATCAATTGACGTGAGGTTGTTGCTAATATCCACGCGATTTTTTCCAACTGTGTATTGGTCGGCTTTATATTGCTTAAACTGAGTATCAATTTGGTCCAATTTGGTCAAAGAATCATTAGCCACAGTAGTAAAATTCTCTATTTTTCCGGCAATCATCGGGTTATTTATATTAGTTAAAGAAAAGGGTTTGGTCCCATTTGTGGAATCACTAATATTGTTTTGCAATTCCACAACATACGATGTTCCCTGTGAGCCTGGAGTATCGGTGTTTGATAACACCTTTCTCTCAACCGGATAATTAGAGAAACGCGAATTCACTGTGTCGGCATATCCATTTGAAATATACGGGGTTTTGTTATAAAGAGCATCTTTTGTCGCATCACCGGTCTGGATAACTTTGTTTTTGATTTTCAAATCGGAAGAGACATATTGAGACCCAGGCTGCTTAGGCAAATAGGTAAGGACGGATTCACTTGAAATTAAACATTTGGTTGCACCAGCAGTGTCTGTAACTTTGTAAAAATGGTTGCATTGAACGCCTTGCGCATTGCATTGTTTTGCACAATTATTTGCTTCAGAATAGGCACTTTCCGAATATTTGCCAGTGGATAAAGGATATGTATCTGAATATATGGTGTAAGTGTTTCCACTTACTTGCAAACTGGCCGGAACTTCTTTCAAGAATTTGTTTTCAATGTAGGTGCTTGCGTAAAAAAGCTTGTTCATTTTTAAATCGGGTTCAGTCGTATAGAATTGACGTGGGTCTCTGGTGCTTGCCAAGAGTGCAAGGATTTTCTTGTTTTCACGGTCTCTCATAATGCACAATTTGTATCGGAAATTCTCGGAATAAAGGGGGTTTAAATCCGAAATCCGATCTTTGGAAATTCTCTTGTCGCCAATTTGTTCCTGTTTGTTTGTCATCACCTTAATCATTGGATTTGTCATTTCTTTTTCCCATTCTTTGTTTTTAACCGTGTTTAAATTTTCAATTGTAAAAAGAGGAAATACAGTATTTTTGGGGTCTTTGATGCAGAGTGGTTGCAAATTTCTCTGATACAATTCCAATTTATATAGGCCGGCTTTTGGATTCTGTGTTTGAAACAATGGCTGACCTATTTTCTCAAAATTTGAATCATATGCCCATAATCTTCCAGCCATACCTAAAAACACATATTCCGTATTCTCAGCCAATGGTGCTTGCCAAACAAGTTTTATTTGTTGTTTGGCATCTGACTTGTACTTTTGCAAATCTGACCCTTTGTAAACATCGCACTTATAGTAACTTGTTTTGTCGGAAGGAGAGAGAGAATAATAATACAGGTTGTTTTCATTTGCATTTTTTGCAAATACGCTGATTGGATAGCCGTCTCCATTTACCCACAACGACGTTTTATAATCCAATGGCGCGTCCCCCGAATACTGGATTCGGAATGGAGTATATTCGCCTGTAACCATTTTGAAACTTTGATTTTTCTTTTGTACTCCGTTCTCTACTATATAGTCCGCATTTTCTTTGCGATATGTTTTGAGTGCATTGTTTCCGACCCAAATCAGTGCATTTTTTTTGAAAAATGACATTGCGTTATTGGAAACACTGTAGGTTCCTGGTTTTTGTGCGGCAATGTATCCACTGATTTCCATAGAGAATATTTGACCAAAGGTAGTGGATGAACCCGTCAAAAAATAATTGGGCGAGTTTGCAAAATCACCGTCCACTTTGACCTCATTCACGCCAGGAACATAATTTGTGGACGAATTATAATCAATTGTGCTGTTTGCGTAAATTGCAGTATTCAGTTCGCACGTATTGCGCGTATGATATCCAGGAATTTGTGCAATCGGATTAACCTGTTCTACACCATAAATATCCTTGACAAACACGCCAACTGGAGATGACTTGATTTGACCTGGCTCGGGTTTAAAAAACACTTGCTTGAAATCTTTTTCATGCGATTTATTGTACATATCCACATCATCCAAGTATTTTATGTTTGCTCTTGATATTTTCGTTAATTCGTCATCCATATTATATTATTTATATAGAACATAAAAATAAGGGAAACCTACGGTTAAGGCGCCCTTTGGGCGCCGACCGTCGGACGCTTCGCGTCCTTTCCCCTATGACCCCTTCCCTTATAAGCATGGGTTCATAAGGGAACGGCGAGTTCCCTTATTTATAGTTCCGTGAATATGTAAAACAGAACCGATGTTGCTAAAACCGACCACATAATTCCAGTATAAACAGTGGAATCGTATTGTTGAGTTAGTTCATTGGGTGGGTTTCTGCTTTTCAGTATGGCGTCCATTTTGGCGTCTAAGTTGCGTCTCAATTCGTCAATTGATTTGGATTTCTCCATAATTTCTTGGTGATTTGTTTTAAATGTTGCGTCGTTTGTTTGAATATTTGTTTTTGCGTTATTGTATGCAACTTGTAAACGATTTACCAAAAAAATTACGTCCCGTGATTTGGCTTCCACATCCGCTGCTGTGGCATTGTTTCCACAATTTACGGAACCGCCAGAAGAACAGCGGATAAAATTGTAATAACTGGTGTTAAAATCATTGATTGCATCAACCAATTGTTTTTCTAAATCAAATAAGTTTTTATTATTTACATCTCGGTTAGTATATCCACTTCCATTCATTGGTGTGAACCCTTGTTTGCCAACAAATTCTGCATTATCTTGCTGAATAACGCGCGACGTAAGTCCTCCAAATACGTCGTTGTATATCTTGTCTGATAAATCGGCATATTCTTTTGCTTTATCTCGTGCAGCAACGGCTTCTTCAGAAGCATTCGTAACGTTTTTATTTAAATTTTTAATTGAGCTGGTTGCAGCAGAACCTTCATTCGCGATTCCGGTTTTATACATATCATATTGTTGAGATAAATTTGATGACAATTTGTCATAAGCCTTTTTCAACTTATTTTTATTTTCTTGCGTTCCCTTTTTCATATCCACATTTACATTGTCAACGTTTTTTTTGAGTCTGTATTGTCTTGATGATATTTGTCTTAATTCGGCTAATATTTTTGCTTGCGTATTTTTAATATCAGTCACCGGTTTTGCAAGGACGCCGGAAACCAGGGATGGAAGCTGGGCTTTTACTGTAGATTTTACTACCTCTGTATTTGCTGGTGTAGTTGCTGATGGTGCGAGAACAGGGGAACCTGCAATTTGCTCTTGTATTTCTGCAGCAGCCATTGCATTTGCTTGTGCAGCTGCCCTTTTTGCTTTTGCCTTTGCTCTTGCTTGTTTTTGCCTTTTGGACATACCTTCAACAATTGAACCACTGTTTATAAACAAAAATAGCAGTATGCCAATGATACAAATTAAAAAAATATACCTATATTTGGATTCAATAATATTATACATAAATATATATTATATTATCATTTGATTTTATGCAGAATTTGAATACATCATCCACATCATTCCTGCAATTCCTACGCCTAAACTAATATTGTTGAACAACAAAAGCGTGTGCTCTTTGTTCAAATCGCCATATTGAGACTTGGTCAATCCAGATGAAGACGAAATTGCATTCAATTTGTCTACATTCTCCTTGTATTTGCATTCGCAGTTTGCTTTGTCGGCATCATTTTGGGTAAAACAACCGCTACTCACATTTGTAGCAGTATCGCAATTTGCTGCATTCACATAATAAACATCAGTTGTGCTAAATGGTTCGGCCATCCTATATATTAAGGGAACTACGTTCCCTTATGAACCCTCCTTTATTTTGGTAAAATTAAAAAAAATACATAATCTATGTTTCTTAATAACTCATCTTAAAGGAGGGGTTAAAGGGGGACCATGGGTTCTCCTTGGGGAACCAAGGATTTCGCTTCGCTTACCCCTTATGAACCCTCCCTTATTTTGGTAAAATTAAAAAAAATACATAATCTATGTTTCTTAATAACTCATCTTAAAGGAGGGGTTAAAGGGGAACCATGGGTTCTCCTTGGGGAACCTACGGTTCCCTTAACCTATACGCACACCCTGTAATACACGGAATTCACCGACGTGATGCAGTCGCGCTCAATCTTGCAAACTTGTCCTGGCCTAAGCTCAATCAGCAGCGCCACTGGGTCAAACCGCGAAATCTCCGGCAATTGGTTCAAACTTTTCAAATTGTATTGTTGCTTCAACTTCTCTAAATCGCTCATTGTTTCTCCCTCTGTTGTAATTTCGTCGTAAACGACCGAATGCTTTGGAACAAGTGTGTGTTTTAATATGTTTCGCTGTAACCTTTTGATATTGTGAACAACCACAAATACGCCTCGGTTGTCGTATAGATAGCGCAACTCGTTGATTAACGAGTCGTTGGGTTCGTCATTGGAAATGACCATTAAGGTGTCTTTTTTTGTTAAAACCCCCTCTATTTCAAATAGCTCCTCAACCAGTTCTTTGATTGCCGAACCACGGTTTGTGGTCTTGTTTAACAAGTATTTTACATAAATGCTATGCGATGTTGGGGAACTGGGGTCGCGCGTGAACAGCATATCCAGCTGATTGTTTTTGGCCATCGCTTCCACCTCATTTATGTTGAAGTTTTCATAATTGTTAATGTTTTCAAGGGGGTTATTTTTCATATGCGATTCATTCAAAATATCAAGAATTGTTTTTCTTGAGTTGTAGATGGAAATTATGTCGGTATTTGTAAAGCTCATTTTTATTATATATATTGTCCATATTGTTTTTATATTTTTTCAATTTTATATCTTCTTTACCACAATGGACTTGCCGGATAACAAGTTTGCATCCGATGAACCTCCTTTGGATTCATCATCTTTAATTCGGACTCTTGGTGTACTAAAATCCGAGGATTCGTCCGATAAACTAAAGGATGATAACCCATAAGAAGACGATGAACTTTGTGGTGATGAATTTTGTGGTGATGAATTTTGTGGTGATGAATTTTCAGCGGATTTTTCAGGTGGTGTTACGCTGTTATTATCTCCCACAATAACATTAACAACTGGTGTTTGTGGTGCTGCTGCCGGTGGTGGAGAAGATGGAACATATGGGATTAATTCATTCAGTGGAACAACTTTGTAATTTCTTTCCAGACCTTCAGTATCGGCTGTTGCTACAGTTACATATGCACCTTCTAAATCGTCTATTTTCCACATACGATTTTTAAAATCTTTTGTGTAAGAAACTAAATCGCCTACTTTTAAATGATTTACTGGAGTTCCCGGGGGTGTGTAATCCGGACTACGGGGTATATTATGGTATGGTTGTGTATAATCCGGACTAGGGGGTGCGTAATCTGGACTACGGGGTGCGTAATCCGGACTAGGGGGTGTATAATCCGGACTACGGGGTGCGTTTATCAAAGGAGCTTTTTTCGCAACTGGTTGCACACCATACAAAGGTTTTATGAGATGCTCCGGAACATTGTATTCTTGTGTGTCATCCTCAAATTCAACATCATATGTATTGTCTAAGTGCCCATTCAAAATAGTTGCGGGATACCATTTACGTTCGTCTTCGTTTTTGACTTCAACTTTGCTGCCTTTCTTATATGTCAAACCTTGGTCCGACGATCCTTGGTCCAACAATGCTTGGTCCAACAATGCTTGGTCCGACGTTGTTTGTTCATTATCGGAATCTTCGTGAATCAACATCTGGTTCAATTTCACATTTTCCATCTTATCAACCACCCCCGTAACTTCCTCCACAATTTCCTGCAATGTTTTGCCATTCGTCAACAAACTAATATTCCTGGAAAAATTCATATTGTCAAATTGGTCAACATTGTCTTCCGTAATAATGGCCATCTTCACATTGATTGCCTGCAACTCTTGCATAAACAATTTGAACACGTAGGGCACACGAACCACGCTGAAACTGCGTCCAAATTTGGTAACGTGTTCAATGCTTGTGTTGGTTCCATCCAGCGAATCCACGAATTTCAGAGGACCGTCTGCCAAAGGACTCATGAACATATTTCGGTCTGGATTATAAATCGCAATTCCTCCTGTCTTGTTGCAAACCGCCATATAATACTGGTCGCCGCGCACCAACATGGATTCCTTCAAGAATTCGGTGGCGCCGTGCGAGATAATGGAATCGCGCTCCATCTCTCCAATACGCAATCCACCATCATTTGCACGACCACTCACCGGTTGTCGTGTGAGCTGGGTCATTGGTCCGCGCGCTCTAAAATTCACCTTGTCTTTCACCATATGTTTCAAACGCATATAGTAGGTGGGACCCATAAAGATTTCCGACTCAATTTGGTCGCCGGTCATTCCATTGTACAAAACATCGTTTCCGGATGAATGCATTCCTGAATTGGTCAACATTTTCTGGAAATCGGCCAACTGGTTTCCGTTGGAATTGAACGCCGTGCAATCGCCATGGAACCCGTGGTGCAAACACGCCTTGCCCACAATGCATTCTACCAACTGTCCAATGGTCATACGTGTAGGGAGAGCGTGGGGATTGATAATAATGTCGGGGCGCAATCCGTCTTTGGTGAAAGGCATATCTTGTTCGGGGACAATCATACCGATTGTGCCTTTCTGTCCAGAACGCGACGCCATCTTGTCGCCAATCGCGGGAATGCGTTCTTCGCGAATCTTGACTTTTGCGATGCGGGTTCCTTCTTCGCCGTCGGTGATAAATACCTTGTGCACAATTCCGAGCTGACCCTTCTTTGTACTTTCCGAATGGTCCATTAATTCGTCTTTTCCGGGAACGTTGGACGTCATTCCAATAATGATGGTTTCATCCGTGATTTCGGTTCCCTCTTTCACCAATCCATATTTGTCCAATTTGCTGTAATCGTATCCCATCTTTTGGCCAATGACGGTTTGCGACGACTTTTCAATGTTTGTGAATTTTTTCTCTACCAGATTCTCATCCGTTTTGATTTTCTCTTCGTGCGTTTCGTAAACACTGAAATACGTGGTTCGGAAGAGTCCGCGTTTCAATGCGCCCTCGTTGATTAAAACGGAATCTTCCATATTGTATCCGGTGTAGCAGGCTATGGCCACAATCGCGTTCTCTCCATATGAATTCTCTTCATTGTTAATATATTCCAAATACCTGGATTTAACCAGCGGTTTTTGCCCCTGGTTCAAAATGACGGCGGTTTTATCCATACGCATATTGTAGTTGGTATGGTAAAGACTGACCGCCTGTTTGCTCTGACCGCAAGAAAACGAATTACGCGTGGCGGGGTTGTGGTGCGGGTAAATAATCATATTGCACATCATTCCGAAAATGAGCGATTCGTGGATTTCGCAGTGGGTGTATTTATTTTCCAAATTCATAGTTGGTTTGAAGGCGATGAGAGAAGTCTCTTCTTCGTTGGGGTCCAAATAATCAAAAATCGCTTTCTTATCTTTGAAGTTAACTAGACCCGACGCCGCTATTTCATAGAGTTCACCCGCTTTGTAAAATCCGTCAAATTTGCGATTAACACCCGGTTTCTTCTCGGTAAACCCGGAAACCAAATTGTCCCAGTTGTATTTGCCGTCGGTTAATTGTTTGTGTGATTTTTCATAAGACATTTTATCATCGTCCCGGTAAAAAATGGGTCGGCACAAACGGCCGCCATCTGTGAAAATCAAAATGGCATTTTGTTTGATATCAAAACACACGCTATTATACAAGGGAATTAAACCGGTGCGTCTGAAAAGTTTGATTTTGTTGACAACCGGGATTGCATCTTTCACACTGCCCGCCCAGTATCCATTGACAAAAACCTTCGTCAAAACGGATAATATTTCAGGAGTACAATTCTCAAGCATTTGCAATTCCACATTTTCTTTCAACCAGTTCACCATCAAATCCCGGGATACGTGTCTTGTAACATACGTCAAAATAGAGAGTTGTTTGTGCAATCCAATATTTCCGCCGTCGGGCGTATCAATCGGGTCAAGCAACCCCCACTGCGACCCGTTTAAAATACGCGGACCCACCAATTTTGCCCCCGAATCCATTTGCAGATTGGTCTTGCGCAAATGACTTAGTGCAGAATTGAAGGAGAGACGGTTCAAATCCTGGACCGCGCCAATGCGTTTGGTGTGTTCAGTGGCCCCCCATTTTCCTTTATACGCTTTTTTGAATCCCGTCTCTACATTGCGCTCTTTAAAAACAGTTTCAAAATTATTCAAGATTAATCTATCCAATCGGTTTGCATAATTGGTTTGGTCGTTGTACAAGATTCGCTCAAATGCCACGTAAATTGTCTTGGTCTGAATCTTGAAATATTCGCGGAACAACTGGTATATCATGGTTCCAGTCAATTCAATGCGTTTATACCGATAACTGTCGCGGTCAATTGGCGCTTCAAGACCGTTGGAAACCAATAGCAGCCGTTTCACCATATACCCCAAATAATACGCTTTCTCTACGAAATTGGATTCTCCAATGTGCGGCAGGAAAAAATCAGATAAGATGTACAATGCATTTTCAACGGTTTTGTATTTTGCCAATTGGGCGATGTATTGCAACGCATTAAGCTGGGTCATAATGGGACCCGCGTCGTGAATGGACGGGATGAAATCGTCCAGTAAATTCTCGTATTTATCCATATCCAGTAAACACATCTCAATAATTTCTTTGTCCGTAACAAACCCGAGAGCGCGAAACACGATGAACAAAGGCACCGGTGCCCGAACCATGGGAATATTGACAACGATATTATGGTTGGAATAACTTTTGGATGGTGCCATAATATCAACCCGCAAAGAGCGAACCGGCTTGGCCGAATTTTCAGAAACACTTTTTATCTCTGCTGAATAGAGAAAATCGGGATTGGTTGATTTGCTGACGCGCAACATATTGTCGCCGAATTTCTCCTGGGGTATCACCGTTTTTTCTTTACCGTCAATGATGAAATATCCGCCAACATCATTTTTGCACTCACCCATATTGAAACGCATTTCTTTCGGCAAACCGGAGAGAATACACAAATCCGATTGAACCATAATGGGGAATCGGCCAAGTAAAATTTTGTCAAGAACAAAACAATGTCTTTGAGCACCGGTTCCATCAATGGATTTGCGCAAATCCTCAATCATCTTGGCACGTTCATTTACAGAGACGTTTTTCTGTTTTGCCTCTTTCAGTTCTTGGTCAATATGTTCTTTGCCTTCCGGTTTAGCAATGTTTTCTAAAAATTCCTTGTCTTTCTTTACATCTTTGAATCTTCTCTCTTCTTCGTCGCAATCAATGCCGGAGTCATCGTACACAATGGGGTCTTCACCTTCACCCAAGGTAGTTACAATTTCAACTTCAACGTCATAATGAATGGTCATTGAATAGGTCATATTTCTTAAACGCGCTTCGTTGGGAAACATGTAGCGAGGAGTGTCGCCGTCGTAAATAACCGGTTTAGCAAAATAAACACGACGTCCAGATTTTCCACCAAAATAGAGATTGCATTTTGATTTGTATTCTTTGGTTTTTTCGTCAAACCCGGAAACAATTGTGATTGGGTTCATTTCTTTGAAAATGCGGAATATGTCTTCTTTGTAAAAATCGTTGTAGGATTCAATATGGTGTCTTACTAAACTTTGGGGATTGTCGCGAAAATAACAATCTATGATGTCCCATATTATATTTTCATTCAAATTGGTTCCTGGGTCTTCCATTTATACAATACCAATACACATTCTTTTATGTAATTATTTTCTCTGTCATAATTATAAATGTCGGATTTCATGAACACTCTCTTTGGACCTCTCTCGGGAGAATACTGTCTTTACTTTTACTATCTCTCTATCCTATCATTCTTTCTTTTAGCAATGGCCGTTGTCACCGGAGTTGTCACTGGTGTGCAGAAGGGGAAGGGAATGTATTTCTACCTCTCCATTTTAGGTGCTGCAGTTGCTTATTTCATTTCCTATTTTGTGAATAGGTTGATGTACTCAGTCTGCAGTAAGGCCCTGTAGGGAAACCTACGGTTAAGGCACCCTTCGGGTGCCGACCGTCGGGCTTTCCCCTACGACCCCTTCCCTTATAATTGTATTATTATTTGCACATATTGTAAATAATAATTGTTTAATTTCATTACTAAGTGGTTTAACTAGTAAGGAAGGGGTTGTAGGGGAAACCTACGGTTTCCCTACGTAGTACACGGCAAGATAGCAAAATACCGCTAAAATGATGGAAACCACCCATATTGGCACCACCGTTTTTTGTTTGTATCCAATGCCAAACTGGCGGAATCCACCATGTTCATTATAGATTAGCGCGGGTTTCATCCAATGAATCACAGAGAAAATAATCAAAAAAATGATAATTGCCGAAACCAATCTGTTTTCAAACATTTCTTATATATTACAAACGTTTTATTTTTAGGGGAACTACGTTCCCCTATGACCCCTCCTTTTGAAAAACTTGTTAATTCAGCGACGCTTTGCTTACGGATTACGACCTTTATCAACCTTTGTAATCCCATACTTAAAAGGGAAGGGGTCATTAAGCCGTCGGCTTCGCCTTAGGGGAAAGGGCCTTCGGAGCGTCGCTAGACGCGACGCACCTTATAGCATCCTACGGATGCAAGCGCCCGACGGGCTTAACCGTAGGTTTCCCTTAGTTATCATTGTCGTTTCTATCTTCGTCGCCTTCCTCTAAAACAAACCCTTCATTGTCACCTTCATTGACACCTTCATTGTCACCTCCCAAAAACACGGGGGTTTCGCGATCATCATTATTTTCTTTGCCTTCTCCGACTTCTTTTCCATATTTGGCCTTGTTGTATTTATAAACAGTGTCATCTGTAAACCAATTCTCCAATTTGTATTCTTTCAAAAGATTTTCAACATCGCGGTCTGTCTTTGTCATTCCTTTCAATCTATCGGTCATTTGCTTTTTCTCTGCAAGTGATTCTTTGTGATATTTGCTGGCCAAATCACTATAATTAAAATTGGTGGAACCCTTATTTTTCATATCGGTATCCAAAATAATAACCAGCAATTGGCAAACTTGCCTGAAAAAGAATTGTTTGTTGTCGGCAATTTCAATCTCAATGCCTTCATCGGTGGTTTGTTCTGTTTGGATAAGGTCCGTATTGGTTTCATCGCTCTCACTGATTATTTTGGATAAGATAGAGAGATAACAATATTTGTATATTTTCATCATTATATCCTTGTCAAATTTGGGTTCAATTGTTGCGAGTTGAGAAACCAACAAGCTGATGTCTTTCAAATCAATATCCGCGTGAATATTTTGAAATAGAGAGCATACGTTTTTATCACTATAGGACTTGATATCTTTAAAATAATCTTCAATGAATTTGGTCAAATTTTCGTAATGTTTGGGTGCAAAGTCCCAGTGTTTTTTGGTCGCATCCATATTGTGCATTCCACCGTTTTCTAAAATAGACGGAATCACATTGGTGACATAGTGAATCGTGTTTTTGATAAAACCCAAACTTTTTTTGGATTCCGACCAAACGGCTACATTCTCAATGAAATCCACAATACTGCCTGTATAAACCTTTTCATTTCGCTCATTTTTATTAATTTGCTGTTTTTTCAAGTTTCCATACCTGAATAAATAATCAAAAATATCTTCTTGCATTCGTTTGTTCAAATTATTCAAGAATACGTGGAGAGACTGTTTATCTTCCGACCCCAATACACTGACAATTTTTTCATAAATTTTATCCTGGATTATCAAATCATCAAACAATGGAACCTCCTCATCTGAAAATGAAATTTCAACCTGGTTTCTTCTAGATACCTTAACCATTAAACTTTCCAAAGACTCTTTGGACTGGTTTCTTCCATTGTCGTTCAGCACTTTGATAGACTGTTCCAATGACATCGTATCCAGACCGACAATTTTCTCTGGACAAATATCTTGCAAATCATCTGGAACTGGCAAATTCGTTTTCAGTTTGCAATAATGGATGTATGCGCGATAAATATTCTCGTCGCTGAAATTGCCGGAATCCGCCGAAACGTATTGGGTTTTTTTCAAATGCGAAAGTGCAAACGCCGGAATAGAGAGAGATTTGATTTCGGCATAGATTTGTCCGTATTTTTGGACAAACTCAATGCTCTTTTTAATGTTTTCGTCTTTTTCCGAAAAGTAGGTAATCGTTTTCTCTACGTTTGATTCTTCACAACAAGAATTTTCCAAAAATATCACGCTGCCTGCTTTCAACATTGCTTCCTTTCCAACTTGCAAAACAATTTTATTGATATCGTCTACCACAGAATAGGTATGTTCAACTATTTTTTTGTACAGATTTCCGATATGTTGGTGCTGGCTGGAGTGACCAGTTTTCAACGACTCCTTGATTTCATTTGCAAAGGGAGATGAAACACCGGACACCTTCTTTTCAATGTTGGAAGGAATCAGCGGTGGCTGAAACATCTTCCATTTCTCTACACTATGCACATCGGGAATCAATTCATTGTCTGGGTTCAGAATCAAATGGTTCCGTTTAAGTTCCAACATTTTTGCAATAACTGGGTCTTCCAAATGTTTATCTATGTATTTTGTCAATTCAATATTCCATTTGTCGCTTTTCCATTTACTTACCGTTTTCCAGGGCTCGGACGCGGCGGATTTCATTTTCTCCAGAATACAAGACAAGTAATTAAGACCCGATTTGTTACCCGATGAATTATCCAATGGATATCCGGCCAAACTGAACACGCAGCCGGGGTATGTTTTCTTTGGAGTAAAAGAGGGAATTCTGGATTGAATGATAATAAATGTGATTGACGCGGTAATAAGGAAAATTTCCGTGTTTTTGTAGTATTCGTAGGAGACTGTTTTTTCACCTTTTTTCACCTTTTTTTCCATTTGTTTATCAAAATCGTCTTTGGAACGCACTTTGTTTGTAATGATTCTTGACGCGGTTGAAAGAACCGGATCGTCAATTTCATCAATATCAATTCCAAGACCCTTTGAAATTGCGGATGAAACATTGTAAATATATAAATTGGTTTGGTCTTCAAATGTGCGTTTTTTCGGTTTATCGGATTTTGGTTGATTTCCTTCAATCTCTGCATTAATTGCTTCTTCAATTATTTCAGAATTGTCTTTTTTCATCATGTCGTGGGTTTTGATGACAAATCCCTGGTCGTCAAATTCATCTTGGGCAACGAAATCCAGGTATCGTATCACGTATCCGCTGTGTTTGTCCACGATTGCATCGCCGTCATCGCTGAGTTTTCCTTGTTTGGCAATTATGTTCTCTAAGACTTCTGGATACAACCCCATTGGAAATGAAGACGCCAACGTAACAAAAAATGTCGGTAAAAGTTTCATATTGGTTTCTTTGCAATACAACCAATATGTGGATTCTCCTTCAATTGCACTTCGGCAGTGTTCTCTTGAAAATAGTATGAGATGTTCTTGTTTTTGCACAAAATCGGTTTGCGCCAAAATTTGGTCTCGCAATTCCGCATAGGGTGATACAACAACATCCACGTTTTTGGCTTTGTTTCCAAGATGGTGGGCGCGCACCGAAAATTCTTCGGCTTTGGCTTCCTTTATCAACCTGGTTTTTTTAATTTGGCGTTCTTTTAATTCATACATTTGGGATAATTCTTTACGGAATTCTTCCAACGTAAGCGCAACTGCGGTTTCAAATAAACTCTTTTTTGCAATTTTTTTCATTCGTTTGGCGGCATTATCTGCCATATCGCAAATTTCGTTGTTCTTGTCGTAAAAACAACTATTTTCCGAATTGCAGAAAAACTCGTTGGACATTTCTGAATCGTCCATTTCTTTGTCCAATACCCAGTTGTCGCCTTTTCGTTTAAAATAGGAGACACGTTTTTTCGCATCCGCTTCCAATTCCACGCTTTCTTTTTCTTCGGCGGACAAGCTGTTTTCGGAAAAGGAGGATTTTAAAGTTGGGTAGATGATAAGGACCGCATAATTGTCTTCTTCAACCATTTTGTGACCTCTAATAATGGTTTTTGCAACTGTTTCGGGCGACTGGATTCCGTGTTCTTTTTTCAAGACCAGTGTGAAATAATTTAAAAAATCTTCGGGGGATTTTTCTTTTTGAGATTCCTTGTATTTCTTCAAAATATCGTAAGGCGTTGTGTCAAATTCTTTGTCAAAATAAACCTCTTCTTTTCCATTGTCTCTTTGCAACGCATTGAGAGAAGTGTATTTTTTGGCAATTACCTGCGAAGAACACTTCTTTGATTGCAAAAACGTGTCTTTTCCATATTCGGACGAATCTAGTAATTCGGCCAACTCGGGTGCATACAAATGCGACATAATGACAGAACATAAACTCATATAAAAATTTCCATTATCAAGTTCAATCATTTTATTGAGTACTTCGGTTGCAGTGGCTTTTTCATTTTTGATTCCGTATTCTTTTACGAGTTGATTCTGCATTTCCAATTTAATATGCTCAAAGACGGAATTCTTCTTTTGGTTCGCTGATTTGAGTTTTGTGAGTGATCCGTATTTTTTGATTTGTTTAAAAAAGTTTTTTTTATAATCGTTGGTGTTTTTGATAATATGAGTTCGCAACTCTTGATAAGGTCCTCCCTTACCCTGATACGCGGCGTCATTTTTACTCCCCTTGGAATTTCCGGCATACGTAATATTGTCGGAATACATCATAAACGGCTCAAAAAGCGCAAGCATATCGTAAAAATTGTATCCAATGTACTGTGATTTTAACAAACGAATGATGGATGCAGAACGCGGAATTATGGAATCCAATACGGTTTTGTAGTCGGGGCTGTCCGAATTTGGAATGTGGAACGACAATGCCGTATCTAGAAAAGCGTTTTCTTTCTCGTGATCAATTTCATTGTATTCTTTATTCACGTCCATTTTTGATAAATTTGTTTTTTCAGTGAGCATTTTATAATGGTACAACCAATTTTGGCTTAAATTTGTGCGCGTCAAAATATTTGTACCCGGAAGTTTTACCCTTGAAAACTCTAGCGCTGGTTTGGGCAACATTATTACTGATTTTATGGAAACTGTATCATTGTCTCCAATGGGTTCTCTCAAGTAGACCGATTTGCCAGACCGCAAGACTTTGTTGCCAATTTTGGTCATTCCCAAATTGTATCTTTGGATAAAGAATTTTTTGTTTTGAATTTGATTGCCTTTTTTGTAGACTTGGGTATAATAGTCATCCAAATTATCAACAATGGCTTCCAAATCCGTTTTTACGGTGTCGGATTTCAATAGGTTTCCGCCTGTAAATTTCCCAAATGGCGTAAATAATTCGTTAATCCCGTTATAAAACGACGAATAATTGTTGTTTCCCTTGTAAACATCCATATTGTTTTTGTACTCTTTCAAATCTTCATTCAAAGATGAAACTATGTCGTTTGTGACTGCATTATACAATTTGACTTTCTGTTTTACTACCGGAATAATCCATCTCAAATTGGTATCCAAATTGTCCATATGTTCAACCAATGGTTTATAGGTTGCGTTAAAATTTTTGAAACCCAAAATGTTTCCATTCCTGTCAAATGTAGAGAATTTTTCTCTAAGTTCCTTGAATCGTCTTATAATGCGATGAATGCGTTCCATCACTGCAAATGTTCGCGCATTGTCGGGGATGGTTGAAAGCATTTCGTCCAACAAATCATTTGTTTGGATTTCAATACCGTATCTTTGTTCAGACTCGCGCACTTCAATGTCGGCGAAGAATTCAATCTGCTTGCCAATCATAAAATTGTCGGTTGATGGTACAGAATCTACGGTTGCATTTTCCGGGATGTTTACAATGATGTCGCCTTCCGGGGAATATTCTATTGAGGCTTTTTCAAAAGGTTTTTCGTCACTTACAAAATTTACTTTTTTCTCTGCTTTCGCAACAATCGCTTCTTGAATGGTTGGTTTTTCAACAATGACGACGGATTTGATTGGAATGTTTTTTGGAATACCCTTGTATTCAAAATCAAGAAAAATAATTTCGTCGTCGTCCACCTCAATTTCAATCATATCTTCTTCTAAACTTGCAATTTTTCCAGTCATTTCAAAATCATCAGTGAATACGATTTTAATATACGTCTCCGGCAATAACCCATTTTGTCTGGCATACCCCTCCTCGTCACTTCTAGAAAGTAAATAAATTTTGTGAATGGCTATGTCAGTTAAACAACCATCCTCATCTAAATCAAGCGAGTCTTTTCTACCGTCGTTAATATCAATGATTTTGATTACTTCGTCGTCAATATACTCAATAAAAAAGTGTTTCAAATGATAATCTTGTTTTGTAGATTCTATTTGAATGATATCCCCAAGTTTAAATTTTAAATCGGATATTTCAATTGATTCTGTAGACATTGTATAGTATATTAAACTATATTCTTATTTTTGTTTTACACAAAAAACTTAAAGCGTTTTTAATCAATTCAATATACAATTATGCAAAAATTTACAACGGATAATATTCCTGAATTTGTTAAAGTAAAGCACGTCCAATATGGCAACGAAGATACTAAATACCATTATTCCATTTATAATCTGGAAAATGAATTTCTCCCAAATGCGGATTTGAAAAATCGCATATATCGGAGCGCAATTATGTGTGGAAATAAATTGTTGGCTTTGGCACCCGCCAAGTCGTTGACCAATGATAACTTTGTTTTGGCCAATAAGGTGTGCGTCAATGAAATCATTGAGGGTACAATGATTAATATGTTTTGGGATCCAAATTTGGGGGAGTGGGAAATCGCAACCAAGAAAAGCATCGGCGGAAAATACTTTTTCTTCCGAAACAAGTATGAAGGTGACCTAGAAGAACCTGAGCAGAAAACGTTTCGCGAAATGTTTTTGGAGGTTTTTGCACTAAATAATTTGTCACTTGACAAGTCGTATTCCTATTCGTTTGTGATGCAACATCCTTCTAATCACATTGTGCTGCCGATTGATAAGCCCGCGGTGTATTTGGTGCACACCTATAAATTTGGCGACGACAATACGTACGCGTATGTGAACCCCAAATCGCACCCAAATTACGAGGATTTTGTAAAAATGGGGGTCAAGTTTGCGCGCGATTTTGTTTTGGCGCCCGGGAAAACATTGGAAGAGCAATTTGTAGATTCCACCAATCACGTGTTGGACCATATTCCCAATTTGGAGGAAGCGCTTTCTAATCCGCTGAATCAATACACCAACATCGGTGTTATGATAACGGACCAAGAAACCGGGTTAAGAACCGCGTATTACAACAAAATGTATCTGGAAGCGAAGACTTTGCGCGGGAACAATCCGAATTTGCACTACCAGTATTTGATGTTGCGAAAGATTGGAAAAGTGTCCGAGTTTCTCCGGTATTTTCCACAGTACCGAAAACATTTCAATAAGTTTTTGGAGCATTTCACTTTTTTTGCAGAACGCATTCGCAAGATGTATTGGGAGGTGCACGTGAAAAAAACGCTTTCTGTAACAGACATTCCCGAAAAACACGACAAGTATTTTGTGGAGAAACTGCATTACGAGGTCTTTTTGCCGAGACACAAGGAAAACAAGAAGTTTTTCATTAACCAAAAAGAAGTTGTAAAGTTCCTGGATGGAGAGAAAGTGATGGTACCCATTTAAGGGAACCTACGGTTCCCCTATGACCCCTCCCTAAGCAAGGCGGACCTATAAGCAAGGCGGACCTATAAGCAAGGCGGACCTATAAGCAAGGCGGACCTATTTTTATTGTTTTATTGGATAATTTTTAATCATAAATATTTGCATTTATATTTATGATTTATCAAATCCCCATAAAAAGAAGGGTTTGAATAGGGAGGGATCATAAGGGATAAGCGAAGCGAAATCCGTAGGTTCCCTTAAGGTATTTCAAAATGGTGTTCTATCTTAGGCAACACTTTTGTGCTAGTATATTTTACAAACCCGGCATCTTTAATAAACCACGGCCATTCGTCGTTGTTCAACAGTTCCGGCCAATTTTGCAAATCAATGTAAACAATTTCCTTATCATCTGGTACGGTTTCCAATGTTTTATTTGAATAATACACTTTGCCAGTACGATATGAATTGTGGATACACACAAAGTATCCAGCCTTTAACCAATTGATAACATCCGACAAATTGTTTCCCGAAGGTGTTTGTAATAAGTCCATTATGCGTTAAACTGTTTTTATCTTTATATCAATTTTTTTTTATTATTCCACATAGGCAACTGACAATCTGGATAAATTTTGAATATACGCGACAACATGCTGTTTGTTCACTGGATTCTCACACGCATCTTTCACCGGTTGCCGAATCGTATCAATGATGTCCATTATATTATTTGAATTTGACAAATGGGATATATCAGTTGAATAATCCTTTTCAAAAAAGAAGGTGATGTCGCCGGTGTTAATCACGTCGGTGTATTTCATATAAACAAACTTGTGCCAGCATTTAATTAATATGCTTTTGTTCAAATCAGAAACGGTTTTGAACGACCTGAGTGCGGTTTTGATGTGCATATTATCGGGCAAAATTTTTAAAACATCCTCAAAAAACTCAAAGAAATGGTCATTGAATGTTTTTACAATAAATGATTTTTCAGACGACATATTATATTACTAACGTCAAATATATTTATATGTTTTTTGCAAAATTGATTTATAGTATTATTATTATTTTATAAATCAAATGAATCCCATAAATGAAATGTGCGATAAATGTTTACAAGAATTTGCATGCGATTCGGATACCATAAAATACAAATGCGGGCATATATTCCACCGAAGTTGTTTGCTGCCCCAAAAAATGTCAATCTTGAATCCCCGGTGCAAAAAGTGCGAAAACGGAATGATAGATGGATACCCAACATCAGATGAAGACGAAGAAGAGGAGGAGGATGAAGATGATGATGAAGAAAATTTAACCAAAATAGAAACCATTGTTGTAGTACAAATTTCTGTACTGGTTGTTTCTTTAATTGGATTGCTTATTGGACTGGTATAGAACATTTTAAGGGAAGGTTCAAAAGGGAAGGTTCAAAAGGGAAGGTTCAAAAGGGAAGGTTCAAAAGGGAAGGTTCAAAAGGAAACCGTAGGTTTCCTTTACTTGATCGGTTGCAAAAACGGATTCTTGGCAGGTCCGCCAAGCCCCAATTGATTGTCTTGCGCCTTTCGCATTTCCTCCATCTTATTCGTCATAGACGTGTCCCCGTCTTTTATTTTGTTGTTCCCGCCATCTATAGGCGGTGTATTTATTGTTTGCCGACCATTATAGGTGGCATTCAATGGAACCCCACCCGTGTTTGGACCGCCTAAACTAAATCCGCTGGGCTCGCCATTGAAATTGGTCGCCATCATTTTGTCATTCACAATGTTTGGTTCATAATGTTTCACAATTTCCTCGCCATAAATTACTTTGTAATTATGCTCAATCATCAACACCGCTGGAACACTGTGAATGTTTGGTGGCATCAATATTTTGTCGCCATTCTCCATAATGATAAACATTTGGTTCGTATTAGGGTCTCGGCCTCGCTTATCAATGCAGACAAATGTTATTTCGCCCGTTAAATTTGCCCTCACCAAGAATTGCAATACTTTCTGGCTATGTTGGCAATAGTTGCTGTAATAAAAAATATTTTGATTTGGCATTTACACAATAATAAATATATTAGTCTTTACGAAATAAAAATAGAGAAAACACCTCAGAACAAAACACCCAAGAACAAAAGATGGTTTATTCAATTTTAGAATAAAAATATAGAATGATTCTATTCTAATAATTATATACAATGTCTTCTTCTTCTAAAGACAAATACGACATAATACTGGAACAAGCAATTGACGATTTTTTTTCAAAAAAAGAAAAAACAATCCACGACAAACCACGTGATGAAAATATTAAAACACAAAATCCACCACAATTGGGTAATGGTCCGAGTTCGTCGTCCCACACATCTCCGGATAAGGATGCGGGAAAGTAACTTTGGCAATCTTATCTACTAAATTCGGCGTGACCAAAAAGTGGTCAATCATGGTCATTTCGCCGAGAGAAGACGTGCAATCATCGTTTTTGTCCCACCAGTCCGTGTATCTCTGGTCTTGGCTAATTAACGAAGCCACCGATGTTAGTTCATATTGACCGGCATAGGTTCCCGACAACCCTTTCAGAATGTTCAAAACCATGGATAATGGTTTGTCGTTGTTTAAATCGGCGACTTCCGCGTCATAATCGTTCATATCCCCCATCAAAATGAGGCCGTCGGATGGATTTGACCCAATTAACGACACGATTAATTCCTGCAAAACCGATGCCTGGGCCTCACGCGAGGCACATCGGGACACGTCCGTAGGATACGCCAACAAATGGGTTCCGACCAAATGCACGGTCATTTCGCCAAATTTGTACGTGGTGTAATAATTCTTGGAAACCCCGGAAGAACCTGGCGAACCTGTGTATCCGCATTGGGATCCGGCGACCGGATAACTATGAGTTGCCCCCGTTCTCTGCAGGTCGGTGGTCGGCGTCATTTTGCTGAGAAGACCGACGTTTTGACCTGTGGATGAATCTGTCCCATAAATTAAATAGGGCGTATAACTGTTGTTCAATAATCCGCTGAGTTGAGAGAGCTCGTAACAGCCTTCAACTTCGCACAAATTCAGAATATCGGGGTTCAAATCACCGATAACCTTGGCTAAAGAGTTCATATGCGATGTGGCGGCGGAAAGGTTGGGCCACGTGCAACTGGAACCGGGACAGCCATTATACGTTTTCAAAAAGAACCACTCAACATTGTATTGCATAATGCGAACCTTGGATTGGGTAAAAGATTTGGGGACAACCGTGTAGCACTGGGTGTCGTTTGTGTTTGACGCGTATGTCAGCACCAGTAACAACAGAGATGAAAATAATGGAATAATCATTGGTAAAATATATATACTAATGATTATTTATATCGGTTAAAAATGAATTTTCTTATTGGTTAAAAATAAATATTTTCATAGTGCAAACTTTTGAACCTCCAACATTTCCAGATTTGGATTCAAAAAATCGTCAAAATTGTACGGATACTGTTTTAAAACATTCAAATCCATTTTGGGCGCCTTGGATTCGTCCATAAAATTGCCTTCATCGTCAACCAGATTATGGACGGTCTCCTGCACCATTTCGTGAATGGGGTATTTGATGGACCTTATAACTATGAGCGCATCTTGAATTTGTTTTTGTTTTTGTGCAACGGTCTCTAATATTTTGGTATTTTTACTCACCGAATATTCGTGCATATCTCTGCGAATTTCTGCCAACTTTTCGTGTATATTGGCCATTTTTTTGGAAATGAGGGTTGTCTTTTTAGAATCATTTTGCATTTCGTAGTAAGAACTGGTAACCGTGTTTTTTCCATAATCCAATTTGTTTGAAACGATTGTCTGAATATTGCGTTCAAATGCTTCAACTGATGTTTTGTCCGTTAAATAGCCAAAAAGCGCATTCATTTTGGTTTTAATAATGTTTTGTTTTGCTCTGTCTGTATGTTCTTGGCTTGTCCGAATGTCATTGTCCGAAAAACTCAGACTTGAAAGAATACTAATATTTAAATTACAAGGGTTCTGTGTATTTCCACAACTGGCTTTCAAATGGTTGTCTTCCTTGATAAATATGCTTCCTCCCGCTTTTCCGCAATTCACACATTTGAAGACTGCATTTCGCGCTTTTTTGATTTTTGATTTTTCGGATTCATTTCCGGTTTTCATAATTTTTTTGATAGCATCTTTTTTAGATTCTTCGTATTTGTTTTTTAATGCGTAGTATTCGTTCAATGCTTCTTTAAGGTCCGCGTACAATACGTTCTCTTTTGGCGAATTGCGTTTTTTGGGACCACCGCCGAATAAACTGATTTGCGCGTGTGCATCTTTTTTCAAAATAAAATCAGGGTCGGATATTTGTTTTCCGCCAATAATTTTGTACAATCTTGGATTGTTTTCACAATTGATGTTTGTGCAGTTCGGCACTTTGCTCAAATCCAGTTCATCCAAATTGTTGTAGTCAATATGCAGATTTTGCAAAGACTCGGGCAAATTTTCTATTTTTTGAATTTTGTTTTTCTTTAAAAACAAGGAGACCAAGTTGACCATTTCTTTTAAATCCGCTTTAGAGAGACGATTGTTGTTTGCCTCTAAATACACTAAATCTCTCTGCACTGGAACTTCTTCCAATGCATTGTCATTGATCACGATTTTCTTGATGCCTGCTGGAACCTTAACAATTCGGGAAATTTTCCCTTCTGAAAAATGTATTTCTTCCAAATTTTTATTGGCCAATGAAGACAAATCAATTTCGCCGTCAAGTTGGTCATTAATATAGCATTGCTTTCCTTGTATTGCACGATTTAATAGTTCTTCTAGCGAATCCATTATATACAATGACACCATTTATTTTATAGGCGAATTCCTCAAATAGTAATCTGTATCCACGAACGGAATTTTGGTCATACCGGAATATTCACCCCGTTTCTTGTCGTCTTGGTACAATTGGATTTTGGACATTATGATTTCCTGGTCTCTCTTCATTTTTTGCTGGATTTCATAGGGGGTCGGCTTTGATTTGTATCGGTAATAGAGAAACCCACCAAATACAAGTACGAAGATAACAACCACACCTAAGTTTAGAAAAAATGTGTATGTGTTCATTTTGTATTCGTGCGCTTTTTTTAAAGAGTTTTCAATGAAATATAGGACATCCGGTTCTACTAAACTTGGATTCTCGGACATTATATTTTTTGTTTATATTTTGGAAGTGAATTAATTACGCCAAAAATAGAATCTAGTTGAATAATATATTTAATTATGGCTAATAAAAGCAAAAAATTATCTACGGGTGAAATTACCGGAATATTTATTGCATTAATAATATTCAATGTTGGAATTATCATTGGCGCAGCCACCGTAGGGGTAAGTAGCATAATGTTATTATTAATGATATGGGGGCTGGTTTTATTTTCCATGATTGCAATGAAAGCCATCATTTTGACCGGTGACCGAGATATTAAAAACAAAGATTGGCAAGATGTTTCATTGACCAGTTTTATTTCGGTACTTTTGATTGTTGGGTCCTCGCTCTTGGTTGCGCAGCCAACCATCATTGGGCGCGCTTTTGAAAACACGGTGGGGTACTTGATCATTGACGGCGAGGAATTGACAAATATTACCAAAGATGTTTTCCAAAGTGCAAATGGTGAAAACTACAATTACAATTTGATTGCAACCCAGCTTTTTTCGGATGATAACCGAGCCCAATTTGACGCGTATCTTAAAAAAATGACAAAGGAAGATAGTCCGTTTAAAGGCGTTTCTGCAAATTATACAGAGGGCTATGATAGAGAAAATGCCGAATTACCAATTAATAAATTATATGAAATGGTAGTTAAAAAATACAACCTATCTAAAGGCGTTATTGCTTCTTTAGCGACTATTGCTACAATGTATACGTGTTTTATGCCAATGAAAAACCCGTGGATTAACATTTAACAATAGTTGGCATTCGTGACTGTGTCCCAATTAATTCCGTGGGAATTCGCCCACTTTTTCTTAGCACAGACGGCGTTTCCGCCGGCCGACCATCCGGCATTGGTGAAATCAAATTTGCCGTCGGCAAACCCTTGTGCATCCTCGCTGGCTTTGGCGCTTCCGTAATTCACCTGATTTGATGCAGGCTGTTTGCAGTAAGTTTTTCCGGTTGTTGAATCGGTAGCAACTTCCCAAAAATCGGGGCATGTTGTTTGGAGTTTGGGAAAAGTGTCGGTTGCTTTCTGTTTAGACATTGTCCATCCCAAAAATGCTAAAACAAGAATCAATACAATGACAGCAATTGCAACAACCATTATGTAAAAACTGTCAAAACCTGCGGTCGTTCCAGAAGTAACAGAACTGACTCCGGACGTAATTGAATTTAGTCCGGCAGTCACTTTGTCTCCGATTCCTTGCCCGATTCCTTGATTTGTTGGTCCTTGTCCTTGTCCTAAAAAATTATTCATTATATATTAGTTCTCTATAAAATTGTCTGCATCTATTTTATTATGTCTAAACCTGGTTCATCTATTTCAAATGCCTATAACAACAAAATATTGGATTTAGCAAGATACAATGGTCGTGTGAATTTGATGGACGAGCCCGATCCGGCCATTCAGTTCCAGATTGCAGAGAAAATTGCCATTAAAAACAAAGCTACCGAATACCGTGGCGCTATTGCAGGCGAATGGGAAGAGAATATGTTGAGTCGCGTGTTTTTCTCTGCAGGAAATATGCAAATTTTGCAAAATGGAATTCGCGCCGGCGTTTACAAAATGTCCAATCAAGAATTCACGGTTCTCCCGCAGAATCCCGACACCTTGAAAATCATTATGCGAAGCATTTATATGCAGTACGCCCAGCATTTTCCTACTGGAATCACTGCACAAGTAGAGAGACTCAATAAATTAGTGTTGGAGTATGCCGTACCTAACACGTTTAATGAGGCGGTTGGATACATCAAGTATCGCGAGGATATCAGCACTTTGGCCGTGCCGTTTGCCCTGCCGACCAAGATTGACCGGGATTATAAAGACCTTGATTCAAGTAGGGAGTTTTTCGTCAATACAAGGTGAAACCTACGGTTTCCCCTTTGACCCCTTCCCTTAAAGGAAACCTACGGTTTCTTTTTTTTGCTTTGCTTATACCTTCCCTTTTGTCTGTTAAAGGAATCAAGCAAAAAAACAGAGAAGTCGCTTCTCTGTTTTTTTATTTTTATTTATTTCTTATATAAATTTTTATACTTTTCTTTTGATTTTTGTATTCTTTCTTCTGCTTTTTTACCCATAATACTTGATGATTCTGTTTTTTTTACTTCTTTTAAACTTTCTTGAATTGCTTGTTTTAGTATAATATCATCATATTCATCGTCACAGGTTTCCACAATTGCCTCGTGAATCACATCACTATCACCTAACTCTTCTTCCCAAGAAGCAGTTAAGTATGAATTATATAGAGAACAACTTGTTTTTTTTCTAATTTCGGTAATATTAATGCCTGGAAATAACCTTTTTATTTCATTGATAACATACAATTTATTATCAGGGGTTGCTATTTTTGCATTAATTTCATAGTTTTTGATTAATTTGTCAATGTTAAAATCATAAAACGATTCACAATTTGACGCTTTTTCAATAATTTTTTCATATATGTGTGAAATAATAATATATAACGGAATTAATCTTAATTCATTCGAAGGAATAATTTCTAATGTTCTATTACTATCATCCATTTTGAATTTATAATAAATATTATTATAATTTTATATTTAAATCAATTATTTTGTTTTTTTTCAAAAAAAATATACAAAATAAGGGAAGGATCAAAAGGAAACCGTAGGTTTCCTTTACTTATTCATCATCTGTAACCAATAGTCTGCACATATTGCTCGCCTCAATGTTTTCAGTAATTGGTTTGAACAAGTTGTATATAATCGCATCATCGCGAAATCTGGCCGTGTAGTCTTGTTGGGCATTGTTTCGGCCAACGCGGCCAAGCGCCTGTATCGTCTTTTGCTGCGACATATTGGTCAAGTCTTTGCCAATGAGTTCGTGGCAAAACTGGTAATTGGTTCCGTAAATATAGTCCGACGATGCAATAATCATAAACAGCCGTTTCTGGTTGGCCATTTCCTTCACGATTTCGGTATAGGTTACATTGTCCTGGTACTCAAACGAGCCAATTCCCAGCAACAATAATATTTTGAGTCGGTCGTCAATCACAAGCTCCATCACACGTTTTGTCGTATCTGGGTCAATGGTTGGAATAAATGCATTCTCTACAAGTTTGGTGATCCAAATGTTTTGGTGGTCAGTCGTGTTTGGAACATAGACTGAGTTCAACGACAACAACTTCATTTGCATTTTTAAATCCTCAATTTCGGTATCAATGCGGTCCGCCGCGCTTGTCTTCAAATCGTCAATGTTCATATTGCTCTTGTCTTTCACCTCAACGCCTTTGAGTTCGTCCTCCAACTTTGCTTCCAACTTTGCAATCTTTTCCAAAATCATATTGTTGTACGCTATCTTTTGCAACATTTCGTCAAACACCTTCTTGGGAATGTTGGACTGCTGGATGTAAAAGTTGCTGATGGTGGAGATGCTTTCCGTCAAGTAAATGGTGGGACCATCGGTCAATGTATGTGCATCCGCTGTCGTGAGCAATATTCCGCCGGATGCGAGTGAACTCGCCTTGGCTTTATCCACAAAAGATGGTTCGGCAGAAACGCTGGCTGTTCTTGCAAGTGGTTTTCCGCCACTTGCAGAAGATGTATTTGACAAACTGGTTGTTTTCTTGATCTCGGTTTTGTCAAACTTTCGCCGCATCATTGCCACCACATAATTATGGATTCTTGTCCAAGCGTCTTCTTCAATGTTTTTCATAAGTTCCAAGTAATACATTTTGATACTGTTCATCTTAATTTTGCAAATATCGTTTTCAAAATAACGGTCAACCGATAAATGTTCCGGGATACTGCCGGATTCCTGCAGATAATCAATGAATCGCAGGATTTCGTTCAGGTCAAAATACCGCAACAACGTCCGGTTTTCACTGCAGTATTCTACGCACTCCTGCATTTCTCTGTATTTTTCAAACATATTGTGGGGGCAAACGCAGAACCCCGATTTATTGAGTATAGATATGGACTTGTTGAAATCATAGCTTTGTATCGTTGTTACCATCGGGTTTTTGAATTTTTGGCGGAAATCCATAATCAACGGCATCAATTCGTTTTCCTTGGGCAAAGTCGCGGAAGACAACACAATGTTCGGTATTTTATTTTCCGACCAGTTTTTGTGGATGATGTCGTGCAACGGGTGTTCTGCGCAATCTAGACCAATGGTGGGTTCGTCCCAGTAGGTAATGATTCGGGTCTTGTCGTTGAACGCCAACATATAATACATCGCGGTCAAATACGATTTGGCGTCGCAAATCATCAATTCCACCTTGTCTCCCACCTCGTTGTTTATTTTTCCAATGCCGCCCGACCTTTTATTAATCTTGTAGCTAGACGCGGCATAATTGTGCAAACGAATGTCGGAGACAGTATCGCAACCGAACGCAAATGCAACGCATTTTTGCGCGGATATGGCCGATTTCGCCAATGCCAATCCGACGTGTCTTGCCGCACAGACGAAAATCACGCGGTGATAAGGCAACAATCCAATGGGCGAAAGTGTTTTGCCGGTTCCGGTGGGCGCAATGTACAGAACCAGATTTGCTCTTGTGTCGTAATTCACTTCGTGCGTGTCTTTGAACCTGGTGAATAAACGTTTTTGGTGGTCGTATAGGGCAATATCTCCATAATTGTAGATGTTTGAGTTTTTCTCAATAAACTCGTATGCATTGTGGATGATGTTTGAAAGCGCGGTCTTGGAATTGACAAATCGGATGCAAATATCCATAAACTCCAACACGTGTTTGTTGATGTTTTCCACCTGGATGTTTCGCAACTGAATGAGCGTGTACAAATAAAACGCATACCGGTTCTTTTCATTGTGAAACAACGTCATCATTTCTTTCACGAATCCCAGATAGATGAACTCAATGATGTTTGGACGCATTGCGTCAATGTTTGCAGTCATATTTTTAATTCGGATTGAGTCCGCGGTCTTAATCTTGTCGGCCTTGCCTTCCTTTATCGTCTTGTCAAAATTCGCAATTGTGGGTTCTTTTGACCACTTTGCAATATCCAAGACAATCGGTTGGAAGAAACTCTTGTAGAAGAAGGTCTCTATCATATCGCTCTTTTCAATCTTTGCATAACTGAGCAGGGATTTGTTGTTGTTTTGTCGGATGTTTATGTCAAAATATCCGGCAATAATCAGGTTGAGTACGCGCTTTTCAGCGTCGGAAACGGGGACTTCTACTGAGTCCCATTCCGCTTTGGTAAGTCTTTTTTGTTGAGTTGTGTCCATTTTTCTAAAATTATATATTAATTAAATTGGGTGTATTTATTATGTGATTATCTGTTTAAGTATTAACTATTTTTCAATTTTAGGGGAACCGTAGGTTCCCCAAAGGCGCCGCTTTGCTTAAGGCCTGACGGCTGATGACCCCTCCTTTTATTTATAAATTAAGTAGGTATTCAGCTTTGCTATAAACCGTCAGGTTTCACCTTTTACGCCTTTTTTGATTTGCTTATACCTTCCCTTTTATTTACGCTTTTTGGTGTTTATTTTACATAAAACCATTTATCCAAATGATTTTATACGCACATTATTTATTTCTTGCGATTATCATTTTTGCGACTTGCAGTTTTGCGACGAAGTTTTCGCACGGACTTGCGTTGTTTCTTGGAACGCTTTCCTCCTTTGGCCATTGTATTTCCGCCTTTTTTAATCAAATCAAGACCTTGCATATACATACCTCTCGGCATTGGTGATGGAAATTTCATATTATGCCCACCCTGATTTACATGAGTAACTACTGTCTGTAAGCCTCTTTGTTCAAGTGTTAATATAACAGGATTTTTGTTGTTTTGTTTGTCTTCTTCACTATTATAGTAAGTTTCTTGGTATGACATTTTTTATATAAATCCACGATATTTAAATTTTTGTACACAAAATTTTGCTAAACATTTATTCAAACAACGACAAATCAATATTGCATTTTCTCTCTGGTTTCGGTTCATTATTTTCTTCTTCTTCTTCTTCTGATTCATTTTCTTTTTTTGCGGTTGCATCTTTCTTCACTTTCGGTTCATAAACCACTTCCCAACCATTTGTGTCCGGGTCATAATTGGAACTGTTTGTCTTGATAATCCGGTAATTCTCCTTCTTGAAAAACGCCCGTCTCTTTACCCATTGTTTCTGAAACGGTTCGTGGCTATCTACAATATCCACCACAATCGGCATTTCGTGGTCCGAACGCAGAATTCTTCCCACGGATTGTTCAATGTCTGTTTTGGGCGTAACCATCACAATCGTGCAAAGGGTTTTGATATCTAATCCTTCCGCCGCCATCGCATAGGTTGCAATCACTACCTGTTTGTCTTCCGTCTTTTTCAACGCGGTTTCCTTCATTCCGCCAACATAGTAACCCACCGTTGCAAACTTCTGCTCCTCAATCGCGTCGTGGATATAGGTCAAAATACTCCGATTATGTGCAATCACCATGATTTGCTGGTCGGGGTTCTCTACAAACATATCTTTTAAAACGCGAATGATGAAATCGGTGCGTGGCCTGTAATCGCACAACTTGGATATCATTGTGCTAAACGCCGGATTACCTCGGAAATCATACTCCACTTTTGCAAATTCGCGGTCACCACTTTGGTACTGGATTGCACGCACTTGCACGTGCCTCTGTTTCTTCTCGGTCATCCTGTACAAAATATCCCCCAAAAACATCTTGAACACAAATGTGGTTCCGTCCTTTCGGTCCATAGTTGCAGATAATCCCAACGTATACTTGGTGACAATTTTGAACAGGGAACACGAAAACACCTCCGAACCAATATGGTGGACTTCATCAATGAGAAGCATACCGAACGACGAAAACACGGAATCCGCGTAATCCTTCATAGAGAGACTCTGCAACATCCCGATGACGATGTCTTTTCCTTCAATATCAATGATTTGGCCCTGGATTCGGCCGACGCGCGCTGTTGGCAAATACTGCTGAATACGCTCTATCCACTGATTGAGCAAAAACTCTTTGTGCACGATGATAAGCGTCTTCTTTTTCATCGTGGAAATGATATTTAGCCCAATGACGGTTTTGCCTGCACCGCACCCGAGCGTGACCAACCCACCACTGCACGATTTGGTGTATGCTTTGACAACGTCCTGCTGATAATCGCGCAAAGAACCTGCGAACGGGACGTCAATGTCGTCGCCTTCCGGGATTTTCACCTGCTTGGGAACGCCGAAATTCTCAGTTCCGAAAAAACGCGGGACGTAGATTTTCTGCGTGGATTCGCGATAGGCGGGGAAAGAAACTGTGGTGGCCATTGGCGCACCGGGGGTTTGAGGACGGATTGTGAGGGTTTCTTTGATGTATTTGAGCTGGTCCTCCGTCAATTCAGATTTGGGTATAGTGTATCCCTTTGGACCAAGATATGTGGATAGTGTTTTAGGCATTTCTTGGAAAACGGTTTTTTTAGATTTCTTATAAAAATTGGGCTTCATTTTACGAACTAGATATATATTTAGAATTATTTCTAATTTGTTTTCAAAACTATTAAGAGAAACCTACGGTTTCCCCTATGACCCCTCCCTTTTAAGGGAACTCGTCGTTCCCTTATGATCCCATACTAATGGAACTAATCGCTTCGGCTTTGCTTAACCCATATGGTTCCGCTTCACTCACCCCCTTCCCTTTTAATGGAAACCTACGGTTATTTCGCAATTTGGGCTTACACCCTTACTATCCCATACTAATATTATTTTTTAAAGGAGGGATCATAAGGGAACCTTGGTTCCCTTGGTTTCCTTTAAAATACTCCTGCTATAATATATAATTGCAATGGACTTTTCATCTTATTATCAATCTTTATCCAAAATGGAATTCGGAATGCTCGCGCTTTTTATAATTTACTTGGTGATGGATATCTATCCTCCCGAAATCGTGGCTTCCTATATTGACACTTCTATCGGAATGGTCGGAATCCTTTTAACCACTCTCTATGTTTTCATGAACTACAGCCCTGTTTTGGGTGTTGTTTTCCTCTTTGTTGCTTACGAGATTGTGAGACGAAGTGCGCGCGTGAATAACCGTGTGCCGATGATGATGTACACTCCCAGTCAGGCCAAGAAAGACGCGGAGTTAGCGTCAATGAACCCACCCGTAGCTGCATCTTTAGAGGAAGAAGTCGTTGAACAAATGGCGCCGGTTGGAAAAAGCAGTTTGATTAGCTATACAATGAGCGAATACAAACCAGTTTCGTCGGATATCCATAATGCCTCCGCCATATAGGGGAACCGTCCCTTCTCTTATGCCCTTTTGATCCCATACTAATATTATCTTTTGAAGGGAAGGTTCAAAAGGAAACCGTCCATTCTCTTATGCCCTTTTGATCCCATACTAATATTATCTTTTGAAGGGAAGGTTCAAAAGGCGTAAGCTTCGCTGAATACCGTAGGTTTCCTTTAAAAATTGAACTCTTTTTTTGAATTTTTACAGAAAGCATAAATAAAATATATATTCTGGTTCATAATCAGAATATATCCCATAATAATTAATAACTTAACCCCGCTCACTTACCCCGCTCTAACTTTATACAATGGAATTTGTAGCAAAGCCGGAATCCATCTTTATGATTGGCAGTTGTGTCTCTAACGGTATGTCTTCTTCCTCCGAGTTTTCCATCGGAAGTTGCGTAAGTAAGCTTTCTGCGAGAGAGCTTTCTGCGACAGAGCTTTTCTGCGAAGAAAAGACCGAAGAAGAAGAACCTTTGCCCAAGCTCAACATTGCGGCCTCCCGAAACTGGATTGTTGGTCAACGATACACCGACGAATACAAAATCCACGACCCCGATTTTGCGGGACCATCCTACGAATCCAACAAGCTGATTCCCAAAATCCCCGGTTCTAAATACGGCTCGCTCACGGTCGGCGGGTTTCCCGACAGTAACAATCCGTTGCCACAGCTTAGATCCGCCGGTATGGACACGTTTGTCTGCTTGAATTCCGAGTACGGATTTTACTCAAAAGGCGACTTCTTTCAAAGATACGGAGACAGTTTGCCCAAGGACCGATTCGTTCACGTGCCAATTGATGACATGCAAACGGTTGACGACAAAATCATTGTTCGTCTGGCTGAAGAGATTGTTCGCAGATTTAAGAACGGCGAAAATATCTACTTGCACTGCGCCGGAGGACACGGCAGAACAGGAACCGTTGCCCTTGTGGTGCTCCATATGCTGTATCCGGAATTGACCTATATGGAACTGTTTGAATACGTTCAGTATGCACACGACCAGCGTCAAGGCAACCATTTTGGCAAAAACACATTTGTCTATAAAATGGTGGATGACCATTTGGCTTATAAATTTGTTCAAGGCCAGGTGCCTTCCCCGCAAACCATTACGCAACGCACCCAGGTAAGACGAATCATAAAACTCCCTATTTCATTTTAAACTGTATCATAGATTGTAAAAAATAATAAAAATGTAAAAAAACTATAAAAAAAAATTATAAAAAAACTATAAAAAAACTATAAAAAAACTATAAAAAAACTGTAAAAAAACTATAAAAAAACTGTAAAAAAACTGTAAAAAAACTGTAAAAAAACTATAAAAAAACTATAAAAAAACTATAAAAAACTGTAAAAAAGATTATAAAAAACTGTAAAAAAACTATAAAAAAAGATAATAAAAACTGTAAAAAATAAAAAGATAAACCATCTTTTTATTTTTATTTTGTCATAACTACTGGAGGTTTGAGCATCCCATTGTATGCCAACAACGAAAGTAAAATAACCATAATTGAAAAAATAGTCATTGACCCGTATTCAACTTTTTTCGTGGCGGTGCGCGTAAATAAACGAATATGGATTAGAAGCAATATAATACCAACCGCACCACAAACCATAAAAACAGTATTTGCGGATTCTGGGTCTGCTTTGGACGAAACCAATGTAAGCATATACACCATACATAAAAACAACCCCAGCAATATAAATGACCAAGTCAAAAACTTCATCAAAGTTTTTTTATCTGCTGGTTTTGCCGTTACGTCAGTTTGTGTGACATACTCGCATTCAATTTCGTCTTCAATGTTCTGATTGTTTTTCACTACAAATGCAGTGCTGGTTGTTTTTTTTTTCTTACCTTTTCCACTTGTAATAAACTGGATGCCACTAAAATTAATACTGGACGAAGGTACTTTGCTATAATCACCTTTTACAAGAATGGGTTTGTCAAACACGAAAACATAATTTGATGTTGATTTGTCTTTGTAACAAGTAATATTGGGTTTTATTTTTTTCAAATCATTATTTAAATCAAATTTTGGCGATAGTTCCACCATTTTATCAACTTCCGAACCTTTGGTAGTAATGTCTTGAACTAATGGAATTATGACGTAAAAAATGCCGGTTCCGTTTGTTGTTCTAGTATGTGTAAGAACCAAATCCGCGTCCTGAATTGTACTTACTCCATTTTGAATGTTGTGTGTTGGTTTTACAATTGAAATATTATTACAATAGCCGCTAAAAAATATCCCGTCGTCTGCAATTGTAAAATTTTTATCATTAATTGAATAATTTGGTTTATAATTTGTTCCAACTGTTGTCTCCGAATATGTATATTGGATTTTTGCGTTTTTATGGGTTATGTTAACATTTCTTAAATCTACTGGCGGGGCCATTATATATTATGTACCAGAATATATTATGTTGTTTTATATTTTTGTGTATTTTACTCAGTCCAAATGTTTAGAAACTGCTAACTAACTTTTCCAAACCAAATTCATTATTATTGTTTTGAACATTGGATAAAGGAACGACTGAAGGAACGACTGAAGGCATGACAGTTGAAGGTACGACTGGAGGCACGACTGAAGGCGGTGCACCATCTGTTGAAGTGCCAATGCTAACACCGGATGGCGCTTTATTGGAGATAATTGTTTTTATTTTTTCCAATATTTTCTCGGTGGCTTTCTTGTTAAATTCTGCTTTAATATCCTTGTCGCAACATTTATCAAGTTTTGCTTCAAGTGCACTAAGCTGATCGCTAAGCTGTGTGTCAAGCTTTGGACCCGCATTTGCATTATTAACCGTCTTGCTAAGATCATCCATGCTTGTTTTAATTGTATCCACTTTTGTGTCAAGTGTATCCACTTTTGTTCCAAGGTCAGCAATTGTTGTATTCAGGGCAGTGTCATCTGCGTTATTTTTATTATTAAGTTTGTCATTCATTTCCCGATTGTGGTCAGCAATTGTTCGTTCAAGTTCAACAATCTTTTTGCCCATTTCTCTATTATGGTTGGTCATTGCGTCTCCAAGGTCATTAACCTTTTCTCCAAGGTCATTAACCTTTTCTCCAAGTTTTGTTCCAAGTCCTGAAACCTTTTCTTCAAGCCCTGAAACCTTTTCATCAAGTTTTGTTCCAAGCCCTGAAACTTTTTCTTCAAGCCCTGAAACCTTTTCTCCAAGCCCTAAAACCTTTTCATCAATTTCATTGGTTTTTTTGTTTACCTGACCGATTGCTTCACTAATTTCGGTTATTTTTACAAGCACTTCATCCATCTTAGCATCAGTTATATTTGTATTTATCGCGGCAATTGCGTTTCTATTTGATTCAATCTCTGCAAGTATTTTTGCTAAGGCATCTTTGTCTTTTGTTCCGTCTTTTATTGACAACTCCAATTCTTCAATTTTTCTCCGCAAATCTTCAGCATCCTTTCGCTGTTTCTCTACATAGACCTGGTTGAGAGATTCTTCCAGCATTCTTTTAAAATTATCAAACGTTTCTTTTTTTAAAAATTCGTCTTTCAAATCTGCGATTTGTTTTTCTAAATCGGCTTTCTCTCCACCAAACTGTTTTTGCAATTCTTCTTTTGCTCGTTTCTCTCTGTCTAACTGTTCTTGCAAATTTTCTTTATCTTCTTCGCATTTCTTTTGTAAATCTTCTTTCTCTTCTTTGCATTTCTCTTGCAAATCTTCTTTCTCTTCTTCGCATTTCTCTTGTAAATATTCTTTCTCATTTATTTCTTCTTTCAAATCTTCATCGCATTTCTCTGCATCTTTCGCGCATTTTGCTGCAAGTTCATCAAGTTTTGATTGAAGTGTTTTAATAATTTCTTCACTATCAGTTGCTTTTTTTTCTAACTCAGCTTTTGCTGCAGTCAATTCTGCAATTTCTTTTTCTATTGCGGCTTTTTGTGATTCATTCGTTGTATTCAAAGCTTGTAATTCGGCAATTTGTTTATCTTTTTCTGCAATATCGGTGTTGTATTTTTCATTCGCATCATCAAGCTCTTTCATTGTATTTGATAACTGGGTTAAAACTTGTGTATTCAATTCATCAAGCTGTTTATTTTCTTGTTCAAGTTTCATATTTTCTTGTTTAATTTTATCAACTTCTTTTTCCAACTTTTCATTTTTGTTGGTCAACACATTTTTTTCTCCATTCAATTTATCAATTTCGGTTTTAAGACCGCCAACTTCGGTTTCCAACAATCCATTTTGGTCAGTCAAATCCTGGAGTTGTTTTTGTAAACCCGTAATTTCTTTTTCTTTTTCTCCAATTGTTTCTGCAGATTGATCAAAAATTTCAGCAGCAGCATTTAAAAGGGTTTCTTTTTCCAATTCAAGGGCCTGAATCTTTTGTTCCAGATCACTTTTTTCTCCGGCTATTTTGGCCAAATCTGAATTTTTACTTTGAATCTCTTCATTTTTTGTATCTAATTCTTTGGTTAAATCCGATTGTTTTGTTTTCAACTCCGCAATTTCTATCTTTTTGTCCTCAAGTTGTTGTTTATTTTCTTCTTTCATTTTTTCTATTTGACTTTTCAACATCTCATTCTCTTCACTAATTTTTGTAATTGTTTCAACATTTTCTTTATTTTTGGCTTCAAGTTCTGCAAGTTTTTTTTTAACCTCGGAAAGCTGATCGGTTAATGCTGCCTTTTCTGAATTAAAATTTGCAGTTAAATCGGCAACATTTTGTTTAACATTTTTAAGTTGTTCAATGTGTTTATCGGTTAGTGCCTTCGCATTGGCTTCAAAAATTTTTATTTTATTACCATATTCAGTTTGCAATTCATTATTTTTCTGGTTAGCGGCTTCAACCTGAATGATCAATTGTTCATTTTTTTCTTGTATTTCATCAATATTTGTTTGTAAAGTCAGGTTCATCGTATTTAATTCCGCATTTTTCTGTTCCAATTCTGCATATTTGGTGTTATATTCATTTTCTTTTTTTAAAAACGACTGGTTTGCATCTGCAAGCTCCTTGGCCAATGATTCGTTTAAGTTGGTAAGTTCCAAAAGTTCGGATTCGTGTGTTTTTGTTAAATCATCAATTTGCTGCGTTAACGAATCATTTTCCGATTGAGTTTCATTCAAGGATTCAGATAAACGTTTGTTTTCATCCAAAAGCGCTGTTTGTTCTTTCAAAAGTGCAGTTTGTTCTTTCAAAAGCGCACTTTGTTTATCCAAAGATTGTTTGGCTGCTTCAAGTTCTTTTGTATTCTCGGCCAATTGATTGTTTAACTCTTTAACTTTTATATTTTGTGTTTCTCTCAAATCGGCGATTTGTTCATTCAATGATTCAGCCTTTGATTCAAGTTCTTTATTTTTTTCATTCAATGCATCTTTTTCATTTTTAATATCGCGAAGATTTGACTTAATAGCATCTACTGTGGTTGTGAAATTGGCTAATGACGTTTGCAAATCACTGTTTATTTTGTTCAAGGCTTCCTTTTCTTCATTTATTTTGGCAATTGCTTGTTGATTTTCTTCTAAGGTTTTTCTCTCAGCCTCCGCTTTTGCTTCTTCTAGTCTTTTTGCTTCTTCTAGTCTTTTTGCTTCTTCTTGTCTTTTTGCTTCCTCCGCTTTTTTTGCTTCTTCTTCTTGTCTTTTTGCTTCTTCTTGTCTTTTTGCTTCTTCTTGTCTTTTTGCTTCTTCTTGTCTTTTTGCTTCTTCTTGTCTTTTTGCTTCTTCTTGTCTTTTTGCTTCTTTTTCTTCTTGTCTTTTTACTTCTTCTTGTCTTTTTGCTTCCTCCACTTTTTTTTCTTCTTCTGCCATTTTTCTTTGTGAAAGCCTTTGCATAGTATTTGTGTGCGACATTTCCTCTTTGCGTTTTTGTTCATCCTCTAGTTTTTTTCTTCCAATTTCTTCAGCCAATATTTTTTCTTGTCCTTCTGTCTGGGTTCTCCTTTTTTTAATAATATTTTTAACCGATTCTTCGTTAATTGGCATAATAATATAACACTATATTATTATACATAGGAACTTATTTCCATGGGTTCGTTTTTTCATGGACCGACGGTTTTTCATGGACCAACGGTCCATATTTTGCATTGTCATTTTTTCCAAAACAAATACTATTCACTGCATTGAATTTTGAAACTTTGTTCATAAATTCTAAAGTTCCTATCGCCGTTTTTGCATTTTCATCATCAATTGCATCAAATACCCACTTAAATGTTTCTATCTCCGCCAAGGTTAAAGTAGTTTTATCTTTTTTATTAATAATGTCATCATAGCATAAATTTAATAATTCATTAATATATTTTTCAAAAAAAGAATAATTTATAGTACCTATTCCAATTGCAGAATTATTGTTACTGTCAATTTTGGGTTCAGAATTTTTTTGTTTAACGATTGTTTGTGCATGATTTTTGGTTATCTCCATTTCTTTCTTAAAAGTTTCAAACATTGATGGATTGTTATTAAATGTAAATTCGTCCTTGCCCCGAATTATTGATTTAACTGTGTTTATGTCAACATAATTACTTAGCGGTAGTTTAATTTTTTCTTCAATATTCAAAGCACCAAATAGACAGACTTCCAATTTATCGTAAAATTCTAAAGGTGAATTCACATTTAAGGAACGATTCAATTTCAAATATTCATAAACACTATTGAAAATAACAGATCTGGGTTCTTCATACGGCTCTTCAACCTTTTTCAACTGAAAACAATTTGTTTTTCCAAAACAAAAATCTTGCAAACACGTTTTTAAACCTTTATCATCTTTAATATTATCGTAAATGTCCGGGACATAATATTCGTTTTCTCTATTTTTCACATCAACCATATATTCTAAATCTGTCCTAAATTGTTTTAAAGAATTGTTAATAAATTCACCTTCAACAGCACGATGGTTGCAGGCTTTACCAATAAATTTGTTATACGATTCTGATTCTTTTCCATTCTTATTCATCTGTCGTTTAAGTGTATCTCCTCCTCTGTATGAGTCAAAATTATTACCCGTAGAATCAAATTCATTTTCGTAAAAATGAGTTATTTTATCTGTTTTTTTAATATTCTTAAACTTGTTTAAAACCTCTAGAGTAGAACAATCATATTTGTTTTCATTTCCCGCCAAATCCGCAAATATAATATTGCACTCAGAATTGTTTGGTTTTTTCATTTTTAAAAAACATAAAACATGACTTCTTGAACTATTGCTGTTATTTGAAAAACCCTTAATTAGGCGGTTTTCATCCAAAAAATAATTCACCAATGTATCCAAGGATTCGCCAGCTTTAAATATTTTTGTTTGTCCAAGCTTTATATCGTGATAAGGTTTAATAGTTATTGCTGATTCCAATTTAAATTGGTTATTCCCAAATTTCAAATTAAAGTTTTGAATTTCGCCATTGTATATTTCACCATCGTCATACTTCCTAAAAATTTCTTTAAACCCAATTTCTAATTTTGTATATTGTTCATCAGACTTAAGTTTATTGCACAAATCAATAAGAACCGATTTTAACACGTTTTTTTTTCCGGAACCATTTGGACCATAAAAAGAAAACATCATCGGACTGCCTGATGTAACTTTCGTAATTATTTGTTCAAATGCTTTACTTGGCACAATATCCGTAAATATTTGTTTAGTTGTTTCACTTAGAACATTATTAATTTTTTTTTGCGTAGTGGTTAAAACAGGTTCATAAATTTTGGCAAATGGTCCAAATTTATAGATTCTTTCATCTATGTCTTTCTGTTCTGAACCAATCTTTGTTTTTAAAGTAAGTTTCATAGATCTGTTCTCGTTAATTGAATTTTCAAATTCAGCATAACTGCCGCCCCGATTTTTATTCAATTGCACTTCATAATTTGTGTTATAATTTGGTGTATTGCTTACAAGTTGGAGATATGTGTATATATTTTTTTGTTTTTTCAATAATTCTTTTTGTATTTTTTGAATCAATTCGTCTTTCATTTCAAGTGCTGAAAACCCGTTGGCGCGGTTTGCTTGATAAGAATTATATACATCAATGCAACATGTTATCAATTCGGGAGTGAAATTTTTATCTTTCAAAAACATCAGAAACTCAAAAAAATCAAAAATATGCATTGCAAATTGCGAATATTCATTTGGGGCAATGTACTTTTCTATTTTACTGAGGGACTTGGTTTTATAAGCGTAATAATAATTAATATGTTTGTGCAACAAATTGTAAATGGCTGAAGGACTGGATGATGGTTTGGAACTTGACGACAGAGCAGATATGTTTACATACAAGATTTGTACAACCGCTTTTAGCTTATCGCTGTTGTTATTTAAGACAACTTTCAAATCATCTGGTGAAATTGCATTTAAATAATGGATATACACTTTTTTCATTTCTAATGTTTGGTCTGCATCACTACCAAAAACATCAGATTTTACTTTTGCAATTAAAGCCTCAATTGTAGCTGGTCTTGGGTCAAATTTCGTGGTCGGAATTCCGTGTGGCAACACGTTAGTTTTGGTAGAAATCGTTTGGCCATTTTTAAGTACCTTTATTTCGCAAGTAGACGCAATCCCTTTTCCGTAAATAAATATACTGCCATACGTAAAGTAGGTTTGTTGCAAAACAGATTCAGCATTATAAACATAAAATTCTATTTCTGTTCCAATCACGGGGGAATATGATTCCATAGGAATATATTTGGTGTTAACGCCTGGGATTTTTTCCGCGGTTAAATCGTTGCTTTCTTTAAGTGCTGTCACACTCTGAAAAATGTCCGATGTGATATAATTTTTTGGCAATAATTCAGTTGTTTCATATTTATTTGTACTGTCTAGTTTGAATTCGGAGTTCGTCTCAAATACGCACAATATTTTATTGTTTAAAACGACAAATAAATAATAGGCTGGTAATTTGGTAAATTCTTGCGCTTCTATTTTTTCTAGCTTTGTATCATTAAGATCGGTTTTAAAATTTTGGGTCATAGACTGCATTTTCTCTTTGATGTTTTTAAATATTGTATTTGCATTCAGATATGGTAGCGGACTAACATCTTTTGATAAACTAACATCTTTTGATAAACTAACATTTTTTGGTAAACTATCATTTTTTGGTAAACTATCATCTTCGTCTTCAGAAGACCTTTCAGTAGAACTGGATGAATCATTTGTTAAATCCGAAAATGCTGATGTTGCTGATTCTGCCGATAAAGGACGAGATGAATTTTTATTTATTCCAGTGTTGTATCCAGGTTGCGAAATAGAATCATCGGATATCGCCTTACTTCCAACAGATGAACTGCTTCCAACAGATGAACTTGAATTAATATTTTCAGGGTTTTCAAGTTTAGATACATTTTCATATGTAAGATTAGATTCATTTGTTGAAGGACTAGATACATTTTTATTTGTAAGATTAGATTCATTTGTTGAAGGACTAGGACTAGATACCTTTTTTGCAGTTTTTAAGTTGGTTTTGCCGTCAGAACCAAGTATTTTTCGTGGTTGTTCTTTTAATTTTTGTCCAGACGACATTATATTCAAATATATAAATAATTTATATATTAAAAATCTTACAAATACGGAATATAGTTGAATCGCGAGTTTTCATAAATGGTTGCTTTAAATGTATCTGCATATCCCTCTACAAAAACAGTATCTCCATCAAACACTTCGTCACATCCATATTCACCCGTGCAACTTTTGCCATTTTTGCTAATTGGCAACTTGGTGTTCATATTCCCAGTGTTGGAAATCGTGTAATACTGCATTTTGTCCCGCGTCAATTTGCGACCCATTAAGGGAAGAATCAGATCTTTTTCACGTGTCAGAATGCCGACCTGAGTATACGCAGACGGACGACCGCGCGACTCTATGTTTACTGGAATTGCGTTGTTCGGAATTGTTGCACCTAATTGCATCAACGAATCATTTTGCGGAGGCTGTGTATTCATTCCGCCTAAAACTATAACTTGAGGCGCCGAAGGTTGCAAAACTTGGTGTTGCTGTTTAATGGTCGTATAATAGAGATACAGCAGAACCACGAGAATGAAAAATAAAAGGAACAACGTCATGTTTTCAATACACAAAACGCCTGGAATGCATTTCTTACCCATCTGTCTATATACTAATAGGGAGAATTTAGAATAAGGGAACTCGTCGTATTCAGCGAAGCTTACGCCTTATGAACCCATACTATTACAGGTTTTCTTATAATCCCATACTTAAAAGGGAGGGGGTCGTAGGGGGAACCGTAGGTTCCCCTACTTTTCTTTGCACGACCCAATTACTCCACACGCAATATTGGTTTTTTTATATCCTTTCGGACAAGATTTGCCGCAAAGTCTTGTTTTTAATTTTTTGGGCTTGGCACACCGATAGCAGGTATCCAGGAGCCAATTAGTGTACCACATTTTTTTGATTGTTTTGCCAATATACTGCCATGAATATTTTCCAATGGTTTTGAAGAGAGGAAATATTTTGGCCAGTGCGCCCCAAATAAGAAACCAGGCACCAACCAGAATATCAATTATATAAAACATAAAACATTTTGGCAGATTCCCTATTTTGCTTAATTTGCAAAAAAAATCCGTGAAATCGTCCTTTTTCTTTGCCATATAATATACGTCTGCAAATTATTAAAGGAAACCTACTAAGGGAACCTACGGTTCCCTTATGATCCCTCCCTTATGAGCTTTTCTTTTAAGGGAACCCACGGTTCCCTTATGATCCCTCCCTTATGAGCTTTTCTTTTAAGGGAACCCACGGTTCTGCTTCGCCGAATACGACGAGTTCCCTTAGTTTTATTTCTTCCATATTTGCAATATTGTTTTTGAGAGAACCCTTTTGGCTTTTTGCAGTTGATGGTTTTTTTGTAGGCATTTGACCATTTTTTTGTTTTTGTCATTATACAATTACAATTTTTATTTTTAAAGGAAACCTACGGTTTCCTTTTTTTGCTTTGCTTATACCTTCCCTTTTAAGTATGGGATTATAAGGCGTAAGCTTCGCTGAATACGACGAGTTCCCTTAGTTTCATTTCTCCCATATTTGCAATATTGTTTTTGAGTGAACCCTTTTTGTTTTTGTAATTATACAATTTTTTATTTTTTATAATGGATGAACCATAATGACATAAAGGAATTCATTTTTACACCCTTTGAGGGGGTCATAGGGGGGCTTTGCCCCCCTAAAATTGAAAACTTTTTTTGTATTTTTAAAGAAGACATAAAATAATAAACCAAACCTTTAATAATGATAATGAACAATATTTACAACCTTTACCCCGAATTCATTGAGGCCGCCGGTTTCCATAACCCGGTTTCAGTGTACATTCCCAGCATCCATTGCGACTACGACGTCACCACCATCGCCACTGTATTCCAGCGATTGTTTGGAACCGTTTACCGCATTGACAGCGTATATAACGTAGACAAGCCGGATTTCAAGTCGGTGTTTGTCTACTACTACGAAAACAACTACTTCAACGAGAAGCGCATTCCCATTGTGGGAAACCGCGTATACCCTGCCCACTTTGTCCAGAACAGACAGATTTTCCGTCCAACCCCGGTCAAGCCATCCGAGTACTGGTTGGTCTTTGAAAACAAGACGATGTTTCCGGACACCACGCTGACATTGGACGAGATTTCTGCGCGTCTTAAAATTATGGAAATTGACCTGAAGCACGAGAACGATGAGCAAGAGCTTAACATTTTGGCCGAGAATGAAGGATATCTTAGAGAACTACGATATGCGCAAAACACGCCAGGAACTCGCTTTATGGACACAACCATTAACATCCACCAGCTCGCTCAAAACCTCAAGTTGATGGAAGACCGATACGTGGCGAAGCAAGAACTCAAGTTCAAGTTTGATTTTGGAACCACGGTCTTTGTGGAAGGCATTCCTGCCGAATTCAAAGAACTCCAAATGTGGGAGCATTTCGTCAGCCGACCCGGATTTATCGGCGTCAAGGTTTGCCGATTGCAGCAATCCAATGGTTACGGATTTGTGTGCTTTGAGTCAGTTGAAGAGGCGGAAGCCATGATAAAAGAAACCAGAACCGAATTCAAAATGTCGGTGGTTGCATAAAAATATATTTACACATTTGCATTTCATATAAAATTTGTATTTTACATAAACTATTTAATTAATTAACAAAAAAATAAGGACCAAGTCCTTTTTTAACTAACTTTTCGTATTTATATATATTCAATGGTTCAAAAAGGGAAGGTATAAGCGAAGCGAAAAAAGGAAACCGTAGGTTTCCTTTATTTATATTCCGAAAACCCCATTGTAGCAAATCCCTGTTTCTCTGCACCCTGAGTGGTTGAAGATTTAACAACATTCTCAGTTTGTTTCAATAATTTGTTCATATCAGAAAGCAGTTGTGCAGTTCCATCAGTGAATTCCTCCTCGGAATCAGTGGTTTTCTCTTTGGGTTTTTTCTCTTCGGTCTTTTTTTCTTCAGACTCATCTTCGCCGTCTACTCCCTCTTCAAACCCTTCCTCATCTTTTTCTTCTTCAAACCCTTCTTCCTCATCTTTTTCTTCAAATCCTTCGGTCATTTTATTTCCATACGCAACAATATGAGAAACCGCAATTGCACTGACAATAATGACAATCATATTTTTACAAAAGAAAGACGTCAAAAATCCAACAATGAAGAAAATTGCAAAGGCAACCATGTTTCCTCTTTGGTAAAAATGAATAACATCGTAGATACCCACAACAAAAATGAAGTAAAGAACCCACTTGTTGTATAGGATTTTTCCAGAAGCAGACGGAATTAATTTGCTAATTTGGTTCAATAAATTATCCAGCTTAAATTGCATTTTTGTTAACAACGACATTTGAATATATTTTATAAAAAGAAAACAATCCATCAATTTATTAGAGATAATCTAATTCCGATAAAGAACCATGATTCATCATTTCGGATAGAGAACTTCCAATTCATCATTTCAGATAAAGAACCATGATTCATCATTTCGGATAGAGAACTTCCAATTCATCATTTCGGATAGAGAACTTCCAATTCATCATTTCGGATAGAGAACTAATTCACGAAATAATATATATAAAAAATCAACTATTATTTATTGTATCTAAATGCCCAACCACAGTAGTAAAAAGAAAAAGGGACAACAAACCAACATAACCATTGACGAAAAACACACGCAAATGTTAAATGAATTCCACTCGGTAGAGAGCGATACAATCCCAGAGTTAGAACAAACCCTACTTGTTCTAAAAAACCAGTTTCGCGCGTTGGATGAATCCGACATTGACCAAAAAATGGAAGTTAAGGACCAAATCCGAGACATCACAGAACAGCTAAAGAAATACAAAACAATGAAAAACGACTATTTGTTGAAAAATGCTTCATACATTTTCAACTATTTTGAAGAGAAAAAGAAAATCTCTTCCGGCGGCGATTCTGGAAACAAAAATATTCTAAACTCGTTCTTCAAAATCAAATCAGAAAGCGACATTGCCACAAATCCCAAGTACCAAAATTCCAAGAATTTATACCAAAACTATTGGAAAAACGTCAACAAAGACTATATTCAATCGGACTGCGCGGTTTGCACCGATATTTGTCAGAAATGCTCGGTCGGCGAACTTATTCCTCAAGATGAAGAGGGTATTCTGATTTGCAACAACAACAAGTGCGCAACTTACGTGCAATATATTGTGGACAATGAGAAGCCGATTTACAAAGAACCGCCCAACGAGGTCACCTACAATGCTTACGTCCGTTTGAACCATTTCAAGGAAATCTTGTCGCAATTCCAGGCAAAGGAGACCACGCAAATTCCCACCCACGTCATTGAAGCCATTCGCGGGCGAATCAAGAAAGAGAGAATCCAAGACATGACCAGCGAAATCAATTACGAGAAGATGCGCGAAATTTTGAAAAAGCTGGGATTCAACCGATACTTTGAGCACATCCAGTATATCAACTCCATTTTTGGAATCAAACCGCCGGTAATGAGCGACGAACTCCAAGACACATTGTGCATCCTCTTCATTGAAATCCAGGAGCCATGGGCGATTCACTGCCCCGCTTACAGGACGAATTTTTTCAATTGCACGTATACATTGTTCCAGTTGTGCGTGTTGTTGAACCAGACGCAGTATTTGCCGTATATTCCAATGATGAAAGATAGAGAGAAACAGCTTGAACAAGATATGGTGTGGAAGAAAGTGTGCGAGACGTTGGACTGGGAATTTGTGGCGACTGTATAAGCGAAGAATAGTTTCACGCACAATAAGGAGGGGGCTGGGGGACGTAGTTTCACACACAATAAGGAGGGGGCTGGGGGGCGTAAGCTTCGCTGAACCGTAGTTCCCCCAGTTAGTAGCGGCCCTTAAAAGGGTCAACAACATCTGGATCAATAACTACGTGTGTATTATTGAGGGGGTAAAATACTGCCCCCCAGCTTTTTTCAAAATAATGTCCGTCTTCGGGATTGGAATGGTCCGACACCAAATTCAGCAATTTTTCATAATACGATTTGGGTTTTTTCAGAATGTCTTTCTTGTTTACGGAAAAAATACCGTAATGTATGACATACGGAACTTTCTCTGATCCAATGTTGTTATGTAACCAGATTTGAAAAGGTCTGAATTGACTTTTGCGGATTGCGTATTCTGCATTTTGCTTGCGATTTTCGGCGGTTGTGGATGAGTATGCATCCACTTTAAAGTTGTAAAACTCCTCGGCAATATCATTGTCTTTGATATTTCCGAATGACAAGAACACGGCATTATTGTATTTTTCAATGTAATTCAACAATTTTGTCGCGAATTTGTTTTTTTTAAAAACCTTGTGATTTGTATCTATTGACCCGGGTAAAAAAATATTAATATCGGCCAAATTGTCGTAGTTGTTCACAATGTGGTATAAATAAGTGTGGGATTCGCGTCCGACATTTGGCAATTTCAATACTTTGGATACGTTTTTTTTTTCAAAATCGTCGTTGGTGCCTTTGTTGTAAACTATGTATTTATATTTATTGTATGGCGCTTTCTTTGTCCACGCCAACTTTTCATTGTATCTGGAGACAATAATGTTGACCGACGAATTTTGTTGCGGGTTAGTCGCAGGTTCAAAACACTCAATCTTTGTTAACCAATAATAAACAAAAATACAAATAGATAACATTACTAAAAGTAATAACCCAAAATACATTCTAGTATTATATATAATATATATGAGTATAATTAGGGGGAACTTGTTCCTTATAATTCAATTCTAAAAAAATTATAAAGTGCAAGATAAACAAAGCAATAAAAGGCGTAAGCGAAGCTGAACCGTAGGTTTCCTTTAAAGGGAAGGTATAAGCAAAGCAATAAAAGGCGTAAGCAAAGCTGAACCGTAGGTTCAATTAAAGGGAAGGTATAAGCAAAGCAAAAAAAAGGCGTAAGCAAAGCTGAACCGTAGGTTTCCTTTAATTTACAACATACTTGGTCAAGCGCAACGTCAGTTCCAAAACATTTTGCAAGTAAAATGCCCGTTCTGCCTTCTCTGCATTTGCTTCTAGGTCCGCGTCCAGAAATCGTACTAATCCTGTGGCTACGTCAATGTTCAAAACGTATCCGCGCATAATTCGTATCTTGCCCTTATGCGCACGTTCAAATAGCTTTTTGTATAATTGATGTTTTATTTTATCCGTCGTTTCTAAATCTTCTATTTGCTGGCTGCCTTCTCTTAACAGGGTCGCCATATCATTCGCATTGGGCAACTTGGTGAAAACCACTTTGCAAATGCAGTCGCCGACCTTGTTCATAAACAATTCATACATTTCATTTGGTAACACTTTTTGTACAGTTGTGTACTGGTCAGGCGTCCAGCACTGTTTTCTCAATAAGTTTTGTCCGACCATTATGTCCGAGTCCTCACCTGCATCATATAAGTCCTGGTTTCTTAAAGTCAGATTGTCCGTCTCCAACACGACCAAGCGAGCCGGGCGATACAGAAGCGAACCAGTTTGCACCTTAGTTGGGTCGCAACGGTCACCACAGTCAACAGAGACCTTGCAGTCAAAGGGGTCTTCGGGTTTTGTTTGTTCAAATATTCTGTTCATCATTTTAAATTATAATAATTTGGCTTATATGCTTCAACAATTATTATAATTTTTACTTTCAATTTTAAGGGAACCTACGGTTCCCTTATGATCCCTCCCTTAAAAAGAACATATTGTAGGTTTTCTTTAAGGAAGGGGTCGTAGGGCGTAAGCTTCGCTGAATACGACGAGTTCCCTTAATCTACTCTCTCCATAGAGTCTTCTTGTTCGGTCGCAACTTCAACAGTTGCCTTTCCAAAACTGTTGGATGGAACTATCTCTGCAACTTCTCTCTCTTCAAAGTTAACAGTCTTGGTTACGCCCACCAACTCGCCATCCTCCGTCATGGTCTGGGTGAGCTTGTTGCCTGACTCACGTGCCTTCTTGACGTTCTCCTCAATCGCCTTTCTCTTAGCATCTCTGACACGCTGGTCAAACTCCTGCTTGGCCTTCTCCTCGTTCTTCATCTTCTCGTGGTGCAACTGATTGAGTTCCTCCTCCATAAACTCTACACGACCGGTCTTATAAGCATCAGGATCCCAGGGCATCCAAACACCCACTGGTCCCACAAAAATGTCGTGATTGGGGTCCGACTCTCTCAACTTCTTGGCACGCAACTCGGCCTCTGCTTGGCTTGAATATGCACCACGAATCTTGATACCGCGCACCGAGGTCTGGAACTCATTCTGCTTGTTGAATTCCTCAGTGATTTTCTCCTCATTCTTGTCCATGAAATTCTTGAAATCGTCGGCCACAGAATAAGACTTTAGGTGTTTTTTCTCCTCCGTCACATAATCCTTCATATCGGCCATGACATCATCTAACTTTAGCTTGTATTTGAACGAAACAAAATTCATGAAATCGCCGAACTTCTCAATGGATTTGCTGAACTCCCATTGTTGAACAAACTTCTCAAAAATGTATTGCTCCCGTTGCTTTAGCACTTTTTCGGGGGAAATGAAAGAAATACATACAAACTTTTGAGAAGGGATCGTGGCGTCCTCCTCGCATAAATCCACATAATCGGGGTTTTTAGAACCGGCATCTAACTTCTTTTTTTGGAATCCAGACATTTTTGGTATTATATCATTTTATGGATTTAAGGTTTTAAGTATTTTATTTACAAATCATTTATTTAGGCGCATTTTTTTGTTACTTTAGTATATATAAAATGTCTAACGAGATTGTCAAGAAAGCCATTAAGTACATTGTTGAGGGTATCATTGTTGCATTTGCTTCCTACGTTATCCCTAAGCAGTCATTGAAGCTTGAGGAGGTCACTGTCATTGCATTGGTTGCCGCCGCTACCCTTGCTATTTTAGACACTTTCATTCCTTCTATGGGTGTGTCGTCCAGACAGGGCGCTGGTCTTGCCATCGGCACCGGACTTGCTGGAGGTCTCCGTGTTGTAGGAATGTAATAAAGGAAACCTACGGTTCCCCAAAGGCCTAAGCATCCGTAGGATGCAAGCGCCTGACGGCTATACGACCCCTCCCTTATAAAATATTTTTTTGTAAATAAAAATAAAACCTTGTTATGTTTTATTTTTAGTAATTTCGCAAAGAGTTTAAACAATAAATTCATTGTTTATCAGCAATGAATTTACTTCTAGAATTAAAAAACGTCTCTATTAACAACGTTTATTTTATGGAAACCAAGCCCAATATGTTATTTGACGGTATTTTCACCAAAATCAATTACTGCGACGAATTTTTCACAATGTATGGCGTTTACGTTAGCATACCTGTGGAAATTGTTCCGTATTCAAAACCCAAAATTGATGCTAATGTTTTGAATACACTTGTAAAAATGGAGTCGGACATTTTGAATTTGTATGCAAAGTCAAAGCCGGTTGGTTCTAAAATCACGTATAAGTTGGCCGAGTTTTTGCAAACCAAATTTGTGGTTTCAACCATTAATAAAGAAAAAACAAACTGTCTGAAGATTTCGGGAATCTGGGAAAACCGAAACAACGAACTTGGATTGTCTTTCAAATTCTAAAGGGAACCAAGGTTCCCTTTTAAACCCTCCTTGTAGGGAAACCTACGGTTATTATCGTGGCATTAAGCTGTTGGCGTTGCATCCCTTAAATAAAAAGGAAGGTTCTAAAGGAAACCTTGGTTTCCTTTAGGGGTCGTAGGGGAAAGGACGCCTTCGGAGCGTCGCGTCTAGCGACGCACCTTATAGCGTCTGACCGTCGGCACCCGAAGGGTGCCTTAACCGTAGGTTTCCTTTTTTTGCTTCGCTTATCCCTCCTTTATAAGGGAAGGGGTCGTAGGGGAAACCGTAGGTTTCCCTACATTGGTTTAATTGTGGCTGGCTTATTTTTCCTTAAAATCCCGTTGAATTAATCGGCGTGTTCTTTGATTATTTTTACGTTTTTTGCGGGTTTTACCGCCTCGCCATCCTCTTTCAAGTCCCTTTTCTCTTTCTCGTTTCATTTCATTTTCAGCTTCTGCATCATTTCGTTTAACGCTTGAATTCACAACGCCCACATATTCACGGGTATCTTTCACGTTTTCCAAATCAATATAACTGTATAGTCGTATTTTGTCACTTTCGTCTTCAATATCCTTAATTAAATAATTCAAATCGTTTCCTAATCTATGTGAATTATAATTGCAGAAAAACTTATAATTGGTTTGGTTCACTTTTCCACCAACTACCGCAACTCCCAAATGTATTTCGTATCCGCCATTTTCTAACCGAATAAGGTCGCAATATTTCTTTCTATCTTCTCCGCCAAATATTTTTCTGAATTCCGTAAAATTGTTGCTGTCTTTTGCAATTTTCAGCGTCTCTGCAATCTGAGAATCAACCGAAATACGCTTTGGAGGCAAAAAATCAACAATCTCTGTTATGTATTTGAAATAAAACTTGATTTCAGGAACGCTTTCTACAAATTGTTTCTCGTATTGGTCTTGTCCCTGTGCATAATTATAATATCGGGCACTTTGCTGGTCAGGATTGATAAATTTTGTAACATACTCCTTAATAAAACTATTGTATTCCCTTGTGTTTTTTTTGTAACCCTTAACCAAAAAATGCAAAATCCATTCTTCTTTTTGGTTAAGTGTTTTAACGTCGTTTACAAGTTTTGTAATTTCTTGAATTTTTTGTATATCACTTATATCTTTGGAAACAATTTCTTTGATTTCTCTGGAATTTACATTTTCCACATAGTCAAATACTTTTTTGTAATAATTTTTATTTTTTTTGTACAATTGATAGTAAATTGGGTTGCTGGATATTGTGTTTAACCAAATTATTTGGGTTACGGTGGATGGTTTATTTAACTTTAAATAGGTGTATTCGTCCGTTTTAAATAAATTCCTTATTGTATTTATCAAATTTAGATTTTCGTCATCCATCAAAGTAATCTGGTCTTTGATTGGAAACGAAATTGGAAATAATGAATTCAACATAATAATGATATTTTCTCGTACAATATCCTTTTTATATCTTCCACTCACCTTTTGATTTTTTTTTAATTTTGACGCAACTATAAAGTTGTAAAATTTTGTACGGTTAAAAAATGTATCAAACCTTTCATTCAGTGTTTTATGAACCAATATGTCTTTGCTATATTCGCAATTTGTGCACAAAAGTGGATATTTTCCGCTCACTTTTTTATTATCAATTTGGTCTGCAGTTAATTCAACTTGACTATCCATATTGGTATGCATCTGAATTCTCAATTCTACTATTTCTAAATCTTGGCTTTTATCATCTTTTTTGTTATCTCCCATTTCTTATTATATTTTGGAGAGAAAATAATAAGAAACCATTTTTTATTTTGCAGATGCACAATTGCATTTTGTCGTCTCTTTCTGTTGTACGTACTTTTCAACTGTGGATTTTGCTTTCACATAATCGTCGTGCGAAATGTCTTCATCCATATTGTGATAATATTCTTTGAATTCGTTGGGCAAAATGCAGAGACTGCTGTTTTCATTGAAAAGAAAATCAAATATAAATATGAAAATTAGTGTTAAACCAGCTGCGACATAGATATCGCGAGTTCCCATCCACGCCATCGCAAAAACGAGGATTTGACGGCTAAACGTGTATTTCAAATACATCTCTGCGGTTTTTCCAAATTTAAAGGTCACAAATTTGGACGCAATGTTCAGCGTGATAATCATCAGACCCGCAAACATCTTGCTTGTGTTTAAATCCAATATTTTTTTGTGCATACCATTGAAAAATGAATCGGAATTGGATTTTACCATTTATATGTTATTCGTAGATTTTAAGGGAACTCGTCGTTCCCTTATGATCCCATACCAATAATACATTTAAGGGAGGGATCATAATGCATAAACTTATTTACCAGTTAGTTTTTTTAAAAAGGAGGGTTCATAAGGGAACCTTGGTTCACTTGTTTCAAAACCTTCTGACATTCCAAAAAACTGTTTGAACGAGTCAAACAAATCATTGGATGTTTTGGGTAAAAGTTTATTCTCTGTTGCCAGTTTTGACTCAATGATGTTGTAATTGCATGTTCGGTCGCATGGATTGCACTTGTTTTTTCCATTGTATTTGATTTCGCTGTATACGTGGTCGGCCATCTCCGATTTCACTGGAAAATCCTTGTACATCAAGACCCCGTTTTTGCATTTTTCTTTGATGAACTCGTCTTTTGCTACATTGAATTGATCAATGGTTATTACGATTGGTTTTTCAAATGTTTCAAACCCTTCTAAATTGTCTGACTCGTCTAAAGCAGGCAAATTGGTGCCGTCTTCCATGGGTTCTTCCGTATTCTCTTTATCTTTCTCTTCTTTTTTGTCTGAGTCTTCGGGGACACCTTGACCAAAACCTTTATCTAACCCTTGAGTAATATCTTCGGAAACACCTTCCATTCCCTCAATCTCTGTTCGCTGGTAATACCAAATGGCAATTATACAACAAACGGTTCCATAGACCACGTCCATACGAGTATAGTAGAGAATCAGCATCACTGCAAACAATTTGCCTAAAACACTGTGGCTCAATTTAGTGAATTCATGACGATACGTTGCATACGCCAATATTAATAAAATTGGTATAAATTGCATAACCACCGAATTGTTTTTAAAATAGTCGGAAGCATCTCTCAACATTGAGATGATTGTTTTTTTTGCGATCATTGTGTTCATTAATATTCCGTTATATATATATTATAACTACAGAAGATGTCATTATTAAATACAGCTTCTCCTTGGAATTCATCGGGGTCGGATACACGAAAAAGAATTTCTGCAATTGGAAAAGAAAAGCGGAAAACACAAAAAGCACCATTGCCGTTGAGAGATCAAGATGTAGACAATTCTGGATTATCGTCTTATCATCCGGATTTTGATGATGAAACCGAAGTGTCTGAATCTATGCAAAATACCGTTGCTTTAAATGAAAGTCGTGGTAGCACCATCAACGATTTACTAAACAAGATTACTTCATCGGATGAGGGGGCTGGCCTTGCCGATTTTAAGCCGGTTTCTACTTTAGCAAAGCCGCCGAGGGAGGGATTTGAATCGCCTCTTCTTAAAATGGCGGCTGGAATCCCCGAATATGGGCCTAGTGATATTGGTTCCGACAATTTGAGCAACTACAACAAAAGTTATGAAGCCGGCGCCATTTTAGGAAAACCGTATTATAGCCAATCTGCAAAAACTGGTGATGCTAGTGATGGCGTTATGCAAAAACTCAATTATATCACCCACATACTGGAGGACATTCAGATGGAAAAAACGAGCAACATTACAGAGGAGCTCATTTTGTATACGTTTTTAGGCGTCTTTACTATTTTCATTGTGGATGCATTTGCACGAGTGGGCAAGTACCACAGGTAGGGGAACCATACGTTAATAAGTTTATGCCTTTTTTTGCTTTGCGTATACTGTCCCTTTTATTTTGTACCACATAATAACATGTTAATTGGCTTTGATATATAAATTATTTTATAAATAATTTATATATAATAATGTCAGATAGTGAAAGACAAAATTATTTCAAAGACTCTCTGTCACTATCGGAAAGTAATCCCGAAAAAATAAAAATTAGAAAAATAAAAATTAGAAAAATAAAAAACAGAACGATTAGAAAGTCTAGTCCAAACGAATCACTAAACATAAGAAATATAAAATCAAAAAATAAAACGGGTAGACCGTCGTCTAAATCTGAAAGTTTACCCGAATCTGAAAGTTTACCCGAATCTGAAAGTTTACCCGAATCTGAAAGTTTACCCGAATCTGAAAAAATAATCATCAGAAAAAAGCCAAATAAATTTTTAATAAATGCGGAAGAAGTAATTGAGCAAATTTTTAATTGTGTAAAAGACATACAAATATATGAAGCTCCATTTGGAACCAGAACACTTACTGGAAGTCAGTCACACCCAATGATATATCAAGGTTTTATTCAAGATCTGGCAATCAGCGAATATTATAAATACCAAAACGACAATGAATATCACAAAGAAACCAAATGGAAATACTATGGTAAATTTCCCCAACCCACAATTGTTGGTGCAGATGCTTTAAAAAAGTATATTAGTGTATGGGTAAAAGGCGTTGCTTTATTGGCCGAAACAAAACCCGGTTTTTTGCGGTCTATCAATGCGATTTTATTGAAAATAAAAAAAGCTTATGATGAATTAGAAAATATTGAAAGTATTAGACAGCATTATCTTACCAAATTGGGGCGTAGTCATTCAAACTGGCAAGGTCCAATGGATTTTGAATCAGCTTGGTATCGCGATGTTAGTGGTAAAGTAGAAGTGTTAAAAAAATGTTTAGATGAATTATTTACAAAAATAAAAACAGTTTTAAAAGATGCAAACGAATTGAGAACTGACCATATATTAAAATACCATGAATTAGTAGGAAATAAAGGCGCAATATATAATGAATTACTAAAAATATCAAAAGAACGCAAAACATCTGTTTACTCACTTGTAAAAAAAGAAAAAGATATTCTTGTAGAAAAGATAGATATTTATAATTTTTTAAGAAGCATACCAGTTTTTCACAACAGTTTAATGCCACATATATGTACCGTTAGCAATCCCAATGGAAATAATTTTACACATCTTTCACAAATGCAAGATACGTGTGTCCCTAACATGCGAAAATATACAAAATGCATCCTATCAATGTTCAATAATTTGTAAATAAACTGATTTTCTTCAAAACATATTAAGAGTTATTTAATATGTTCTAACAAATGACATCTACTTGTGCTCTCTACTGTCTCAATTTTAAAAACGAGGTTCGCGCCGAATCTATGAAAAAACGTTTTTCCGGAATTGACGCGGTCTTGCATCCCGGCGTCCCCATCTCCGATCCGCGCATCGCCGGGCGCGGTCTGATTCCCCATACTGAAAAGTGCTGGTCCTGCATGTACGGCCATCTGGATATGATTCGCGAATTTGTAGAGAAAGATTCGCGTGATTATGGCATTTTCTGCGAAGACGACATTATGATTGATGCTAACTTTAAGGCACGGTTGGAACATGTTTTGGGAGATTTTGAAGCCATGCAAATGGACACCATGCTTCTTGGTTACCTCATCACATATCCCATAGTAGGCGAATCAAATGGTTCTTACGCAAAGGTGGGTCAGTCCATTTATGTAGATTTAGAAACAACAGAAACCACGACATTTCGCTACTATGATTACGGCGATATTTGGGGAACCCAGATGTATTTGCTTTCCAGAAAACAAGCGATAAGAATCGTAGAGAAATATGCAAACGGGTACGCGGACCATTTTTTGGCAAATTCGGCGACTGTGTTTCCTCCATTTAGTGCGGATTGGTCAATTACGAAAGAGGGTCGCAGATGCATTGTTTACCCGATGCTGGCCATTGAAGATGGTTTGACCGGATATGGTGAGGACGAAGGTGGACAACGCGATTTCCATATGATGGCGCACAGTTCGCATTTGCACGTGTCCAAGTACATTTAAAGGAAACCTACGGTTTCCTTTTGAACCTTCCCTTAAATGAAACCAACGGATCAACATGTTTATGCTTTTTTTGCTTTGATTATACATTCCCTTTAGGGGAACCAAAGGTTCCGCTTCGATTACTCCAGATAACTCTTTTTTTATTTTATTATTAGTATGGGATTATAAGGGAACGACGAGTTCCCTTAAGGGAAGGTATAAGCGAAGCAAAAAAAGGAAACCGTTGGTTTCCTTTATAATCTTTCACTGATATATTATAATGGAATTACCTATTGATAATTTGGAAATAAAACCCGATGAAACTGAGAAAAAGAAAGAAACAATTCAAAACATTATCCCATTTTGGAGCGAGAATCCAAATGTTTTATTGAACAACGAATTTATGTTTGAATTATTCCCGGTAGAGAAGATGTCTTTTGAACAGAAGCTGAACGCCATTTCGCGAACGGTGATTCTATTGTCCTTGATGACATTTTTATACACAAAAAGCGTGCGCATTTTGATTATCGGTGGCATCTCTCTCTTCTTTATTTTTATGCTTCACAAATCCAAGAAAGTAGAGAACGATGAAATTCAGAAGAAGAAGGAGGGGTTCTATGAAATTATGAAGGATGACCCGAATAGGTCTCCCGCGGACCCATTGAAATCCGCGGACTTGTCCAACGTTTTTAGAGAACCTGACTCTGCAAATCCATTTGGCAATGTTTTGGTGACCGATTACATCTATGACCCGAAAAGAAAACCGGCGCCCCCCGCATTTAACCAAAGGGTCAATGAAGATATTATTGAGAAGGCGAAGGAAGTTGTCCGTAACGCCAACCCCGACCAGCCAGATATCACAGAGAAACTGTTTACGGATTTAGGCGATCAATATGTCTTTGAACAGTCTCTGAGACCTTTTCATAGTACCGCCAGCACCACCATTCCCAATGACCAGCAGTCGTTTTCCGAGTTTTGCTATGGAAGTATGGTTTCGTGCAAAGAAGGCAATGGTTTTGCTTGTGCCAAAAATAATGCAGGCAATTACAACCTTTACTAAGGGAACCTACGGTTCCCTTATGATCCCTCCCTTGTAAGGGGGCTTCGCCGCTTCCGCTTACCCATTATTAATAAAGCCATTTTAGCATGGGATCATAAGGTGTAAGCTTCGCTGAATACGGCGAGTTCCGCTTCGCTTATCCCTTATTTTAATAGAGCAATTTTAGCATGGGATCATAAGGGAACGGCGAGTTCCGCTTCGCTTATCCCTTATTTTTATATAGTATATAGTATAATCAAATGGCATCATTATATCCATACACATTCAATGGAACTTCCCGAATCCGAAACGACAACACTGACAAATCGCAGCAAACCATTCTAAACACCAAGTTCAATAACTACATGTTGTCTACTTATTTTAGCGAGAATCGCAGTGATGATCACGTGAAGTTCGCAACCAACCAACCTTCTATGATGTTCACTGGAATCAACGGCGGTGCCAGTGGCGGTATCAATGCATTCACCGTGGATGTGGATTCTACTTTGAACGTTAAAAAAGAGAACGCCCGCGCTTTAGAGAAACTTTCTCTGCAACAGCGCCCCTTCTTGACTGTCCCCTATTTAGGCAGAGGTTCTTGCGACACCGTTTTGGAGTCACAGTTGAAGCAGGGCGACATTGTTGCTAACAAGAAGAGCGTATCCACCATTACCGAGCAGTCGTTTTCCAAGAATCATATGTATCCTTTGATTGACAGTATCAAGGACACCATTACTAACCCCAAGTATTTGGTTCAAGAGGCGGCATTGGACGGCTGGGTTCGCGGTGGGTCGGCCACGAGAGAACATGCGAAGCAAAGCCATTTGCCCAATGACTCTGGGTATTAGTAGGGAAACGTAGTTCCCCTATGACCCCTCCTTTATTAAAGTGAAACTTATAATATGTGATTATATGGGAACTTGTCGTATTCAGCGTCATGTTTTGCCTTTTACGCCTTTATAATCCCATACTTAAAAGGGAAGGTATAAGCGAAGCAAAAAAAGGCGTAAACTTGTTGAACCTACGTTCCCTTTAAAACAATATAAATAATACGCATTATTTATATTTAGCAAACCAAATGTCTTACAATTACGATGTTTCCCAAATTTCATATGACGACGATGATGGATATCAAAGCACTGTGTGCAAGCTTTTTTGCATGGAAGAATACGACGACGATATAGTGAGCAAAGTCCTTGATTTAATTTATTTCAAGACCAAATACCAACCATTGTTCCAGGTTGTTTATAACCAGGCGGCGTCTTTTATGCTTTCGGAAAACCAGGAAATCGGGTTAGGTGTGCTTTTTTCGTACGACAACTTGCCTTTTTTTCACAATATGCTGGTGGCATTTCACATTTTGGATAACCAATTTGATGATTCCTGTCCGGCATATGTGAATCTGCACAAGAAACTTTTCTCCTGAACCAATATATTCAATAATGACCGATACACGAAAAAAATCACAAAAGGGGGATTATCAATTGGAACAGGCATTCTCGTTTGGCATGTACGATTATTGTTTGAATCCCGAGAACCGTACAGGTTGCCCAGTAAACACCTATTTGCCCGGTAATGGATTGATAGGACAATGCGCTTCGCGCGTCAATCTTGCGAACAATTCGTGCGATATTGAGACAATGTTGAGGGGAACTGGAACATGCAATATGGTTGAATCCCAAAACCCGATTGTGCCTGATTTGAAACACATTAAATCGCTGAACCTTTTTGAGACCCAGTCGGTGCAACTGCCGGATCCAATGGTTATACAGAAGGGGCAAAGGCCACGATGGTAGGGGGCTCCGCCCCCTCCTTTCTGGTCGCTTCGCTTACACCGTCCATTAATTATTTTCATAATTTTTTTTTGTAAAATTATGTTTTGCTCCTTTGTTCCGAAATGTCGTGTTCAATGGTTTTTTGCTTTTTTTGAAATAGGGGAATGTGTGCATTATGTGTTCGCAAATACTTTCATCAAGAGTTTCTGAATCGGGTTTTTGGTTAAGACCTTCATCCACAGCGCAGCTCAAATACCCCGGATTCTGCTGCACATATTCTATCATTTTTTCATAAATTGAATCAAACGTTTCATTCGGTTCGTTGGCCAAAGGTTCAATGCTGATTTCTGCATAATTATCCAGCACAATAAGTTCGCCTTCCGCATTAATCCTCACTGGAACTTTGATTGTAGCCGTTAAATAATTTGTAAAATCCATTTTACAAATATATATATAGACATTTTTATTATTATTTCAGTAAACTAATTATATGGATATTGTTGCCAAACAATATGCACAAGAAGCTGAACAGCTCATAAACACCACTACATACTTGGAGTACTTTACCTACTTCAAAACGATTAAGCAAAAACACATCGTGAGTCTCTATGAGAAGGCGGGGAATCTGTTTGAACTGGTGGAATCGTTTGAATCCGCCGGCAACAATTTTATGTTGACCGCCACCTATTACATTGAATTGAATTCGGTGCTGTTGTCTGCGCTTAACCATAAACGGGCCGGCGACTGTTTTAAGAAATCCGCGAATTACGCGAAATCCACGGCGGCCTACTTGATGGCCATTGAACAACGGCCGTTTGATACGGATTTCGTCGTAAAATGCTCGGAATACATTGCCGAAAACTATTTTGCTCTTGGAAACGTCGCAGAATGCATTCAGTGGTTTGAAAAGTGCATCATTGAAAACGTGAAAATTGGACGCGATGATTTGAATTTTGATTTTTACGATAAGTTGGGAATCATTTATTGCACGTGCTTGAAACGATACGCGATTGGAATTACGGTCTATGACAAATTGGTGGAACTTTTGCGGAAACGGGGCGATGTTTCGCTTCCGATTTACTGTTTTATCGCGGTTTTACTGCGGATTTTGGCGAATGACGATGATATGGAATTTGCCAAAAAATATATGGACTCTTTAGACAAATCGTTTTTGGAAAGTGAATATGCGGATTTTTTGAAGAATATCTTTTTTTTCGCGGGGAAAGATGTGCCCACATTGGAACGTTTGTATAAATATTATGGGGAACGTCTTGCCGGGTTGGACAATGTGAATGTGAATGAATTGATTCGCGCGGTTATCGCTTTGTAAAAAAATGTTGGTTTAATGTATAGGATATGAGTGATACAAATAATGGAAAAGTTGTAGATTCAAGTGAAATTAATATTGAAACTGGTAAAAATAATACGGATGAAAAAGAAGAAGAAGAAAAAGAAGAAAAAATTAATTTAATTACCAACCCAATGCTAAATACACCGGTAAACAACAATGGAGAAAAAGTAAAAAAACAACAAGATAATTGTCCATCAAAAGACAAAGAACCACAAGTTCCAATTGATGATACAAATTACAAAGACCAAGCACAGATTTTTCATCCTAACCAAAATACTGGGTGTGCAGAAGATGCTACTGAAAAATTTAAAATTCTAAATAATTTAAACGAAAAACGAAAACAAGAAGAAGCCGAAGGAAATGGAGAAGAAGTTAAAGCAATTGAAGATTCAAGTAACAATTTTAGATATGCAATTATCCGTATTAATACGAACAAAGAAATATCAGTTATAGATGATAAATCAAGTGAAGATTTTTCAAAGGAATCCCCCTATGCTTTGCTTTCAGAAAAAACACCATCTGTATTTGCAATCAAAATTACAAAAAAAAATAAGAATGATTGTCGTCAAGAAGCCAACAAAAAGTGTATAAATAATGATATGTTTGATTCTACATATGAATTAGATTTGACAACAATTGTGGACAAAGGTGATTTAAATGACAATAATCTTATTAGCGAAGGTTTTTTAAATGCAATGGGCAAACCGAGTGATGACACGAATAGTAATGCTCTCACTATTGTTGCTAGTAATGTTGGAAGTGAGGAAACGGTTGCAAGTGAGGAAATGGATGACAGTAAAGATGATAGTAAAGTTGCAAGTCAGGAAACGGTTCCTAATGAAGAAGCTTCCGATAGGATGGATTTAATTCACAAATTGGAAGAAATGGAATTGCTTGATTTTTATTTAAAGAGTGACATGGATAAAAAGATATTAGATAAACACCCAATTACTGAAGAAGAAATAAATAATTTAATAGAAGAAATTTTTAAAAAGAAAGATGAAAAAGTAGATGAAACAGCAGCTAAACCAAAAAATGATAAACACGGAAATTTTGGGCTTCCAAATATTGGCAAAGTATGTTATATAAGTTCTTTGATTCATTTATTGAAGGACATAAAAACATATAAACCAGTTGACACTGATTCTGATCCAATTAATTCATTAACTGCCAAATTATTTAAAAATATTGAAGAAGGTAAAACTTCTGAATATGATGCCAATTACCGAGCATTAGTTACGGCTTTTGGTAAAGTCCCCTCAAACGAAGGTGACCCAAGCGATATATTGGATCAATATGAACTTGACAGCAAAGTTGCAAAAGAAATAATTACTGCGGAAGGAAATCAATCTATACAAGACGTGTTTAATGACAAAAAAAATGCATTAACAGCCGATTATGCAATTTTTACAATTAATCGTGCTGTTTTTAATATACATCAATCAGAATGGGAAAAAATTGATATTACAAGCCCAGAGAATTATGAATTGGCGGGTAAAATACTTCATCCACCTGGCCATTTTGTTTATGTAAATTATGATGACCAGAATAAGCCAATTCTCTATGATGATAGTAGAGTTGAAGAATTTAAAAAGTCTTCTGAAAAAGACGGCAAAACACTTTTTGCACCTGGTATTGAAAAATATGATGAATTATTGGCAGAATATAAAGAAATTTCGCAAACTATTTATCAACAAACCGGTAAACCAATTGAAACAATTATTGAAGAATATAAAAAAGCCGAACAAGAGTTTTTGGATAAAAACAATTTGTACAAATCATTCAACTATGACGAACAACGATATGATATGCAGGACCGAATTGTAACAATGGTTTTGTATAAGAAAAAAGCAGCAGCAGCAATAACCGGCGGTTCCCGCAAAAACCGGGCCCAAAAATCTAAAAAAACAAAACGCAAATACTACGTTTACAGGAAATAATCAACTGTAAATATATTTAGAAATGTGTGTTCTAAATATATACATAATGTCTTATATAATTGCACATATAAAAATTAATACGGATAAAACATATTCGGTAGATATTGTGGATGATGAACCGATTGCAAAAACTGGATTGAAAGAAACCATTGATTCGGGAGAAACTGATTTTTACATAAAAATACTGGTTGATCAATGCATAAATATTCAGAACGATTGTTTTGGATTATCTAACGGCAAATCATATCGTCTTGATTTTGATAATACGGATTTTAATAACCGTGTTCCAATTGATGCGTTTCTAAGCGGGTCTTTGGCCAACAGTGCAAGTCCTATTATAAACAGTACTGGGCCTGACACTAATATTAAAAGCAATTTGTCAAATGTTTCACCGGTTCAATCAAGTTTGGATCATTTCAAAACCCTGATTGCAGAGAAACTACGGGAAGTTGGTGGATTAGATATTTTCAAAAAACTTATTGTAAAAGAATTAGAAAGTGTTGTAAAGCCGAAGTTAATCACAGATGAGGCAACCCCGGAGGCAAAGCCGAAGTTAATCACAGATATAAGCCTTGAGGCAAAGCCATAAATAATTAATTTACACCTTTGAAGATTTAAAACGGCACGTTTTCAATCTTCAAAGGAGCGGTATCGGTAACGATTTGAAACAAAGCACCCCTTCGGGGTGCGGTTTTAAATCTTCACCGGTATAAATCCTTAGAAACCCCGGGTTTCCATCGTGTTCCGAAAACCAGAACGCAAACCCTTCGTCCAATATCGTAAATCCAATACAATACTGGATTCCAACTCGGTTAAAATGAAACACATTTGACCACTCAAACGGAATAAACTCTTTATCCAATTTCACCAACATATGGTAATAGGCCAGCGTTTTTGCCCCATGCACATGTTCACAATAATGCACCACGCAATAATGGCACTGGTCTTTTTCCGACCATTGTGGCGGAGTTGAACCACGGATCGTAATGAGCTGTTCTACAGGAACCGATTTGACAATTTTCAACGTATCGCCGTCCAATTCGCCGATTTCAAACGGCGCCCACCTGTATATGAATTGGTTGATACCAATGGGTATCCAATTCTTCTCGCAATAGGTATCTGTCGGCGGTTCTAAGACTCGGCCATTCTCAAACATCGCCATGGATGCCGAGTAATCGCCCGTTATCATTCGGATTTTTTGCATCACGTGATAAGATTTGTTGGTCGCAATATACTTAAGCTGATTTCCACTATTGAATAATCGCACATCTTCAAGTCCAGTAATGGATTTGTCGTATTCGCGGAGCCCAATCATCCCCTCCCACATAAATTCGGGGTCCGGCAAAATTGCTTTGAAATCTTCCGTCAAATAACACCGCAAATTGTGCGTCTGCAAATGACTACTGGGATGATTGATGTGGTATCTGCCGCACTCGTCCAACTTATAATTGACGTAACGCACATTCAGGATGTGTTGTCCCTCAAAATGGATGTAAGAACTGGAAGACGGGTAGAACCCGGGTTTCTCTGGAAATGCGTATCGTACTGTTTTTTGATTTGTTTCGCCTGCGATACAGCGGGAAAAAAGATGCGACGGAATGCGGACAATACTGTCGTCGTGGTCAGCCTTGAACCACACGATTTCCCAGCCGGCGTTCACTTCCAGCCACGCCCAGAAATTGACTTCCCACGTGATGTGGCGATACCGGTGCATAAATATGGTGAAATGCTCCAAGTAAAGGTCAAATAGGTCAAGAAACGACTGGCCGTCGCCAATCATAAACCCGCCGCAAAAACGCCAATTAATATTGTCCACGATGCTTTCCATCCCCTGCCCTTTCTCCCAACAACCGGGATTTGCAATGAATCGGGGTTTCCATTTGCAAGTTGTCAAGAATTTCATATAGTTGCTGGTTGCCTCTTTGCGTTTGAATATGTGCGATAAATTGAAATCAATCCAGGCGAAATGCTGGGTGTCAAATGGGTTCTCGTTGACCGCATTCACCACAAACTCAATTTTCATATTCATCAAACAGAGAAAAAGAAACGAATCTTTCACCATATTGCGAGAAGCAGGCAGATTCCCCTTGTACAAAGTGCATACTTTGTATGTCCACGACTTGGAATAATCCACGTCGCGCAAAACCACGTTGGGATATTTGGTCCAGTCAAATGCTTGTTTGATTTCGGCGTCCACGTAGAGAATGATGGGAACGCCTGTTTTGGCAATATGGGCAAAATTGTCCATCCGCCAACTGTGGGTTTTGTGGGGTTCTTTGCAATTTATATTCACAAAACAAGATACGTATGTGAGAGATGGTTTTGTTGATGGAAAAAGGTTCATCTTTATAAAAAAATAGATTTACTGTCTAAATATATTTTTTCAAATAATCTTTGGATAAAATGGCACATTGGATAAAAATGATGGTGGGAGCACTTTGGATAAAATGGATAAAACATAAAGACATCTTGATAACATAAGTATTCAAATGGTTACTACCGTATTATTATTTGCGCTACCCGTTTTCACAATGTATATACTAAAAAATAATTTCCTTTCGTATTTCACCCTGCTATATCGCTTATTCAAAAAAATGATGAAAAAAACAAATAAATACACGGTTCCCGCATTAACCGCCTACGATTATCCAATCCCTCCTTACCCCAACGCGTGGTATCCCATTTGTTTGAGCAACGAACTGCAAAGGGGCGCGCTTCAAAAGAAAAAAATAGCCGGCAAAGAATTTATCGTATTCCGCGACGAAAACGGGGTTGTTTCCGCCATAAACAAGAATTGCTCCCATATGGGCGTGGACCTTTCCTACGGGACCGTAAAGAATGGATGTGTGGTTTGTCCTTTTCACCACCATTGCGTAAAACCACACGACGATTCGGCTGCCAAACAAGAATATTTTATTGAAGAAACCAATAACATAATATTCATATGGGTTGGGGAGGATAAACCATTTTACTCAATCCGGGAAATCGTGAAAACGTATAATTGCCCGGAAGGTACTCCGTATTTGTCATCGTATTTTACCAGAAATGTTGGGGGGCATTTGATAGACTATGCGGAACATTTGCTGGATGTTCACCACGCGCCTTATATACACGGGGTCAATTTGAGACCGGTTGAAAACTCAATAATACAGACAAAATATTCGTTTGTTATTGAATTTTGCATTGAAGAAACCAATGTGCAACCGGTCTTTACCTATATTACGCCGACATTTGGATACATTGAGTACAGTAAGGATGTTCGCATATACATGATGTTTATTGTTTACGACATTGGTAATATAGATATGATTGTGTTACCGTGTGGCAAAAACATTTCGGAATTTTGTTATAGTTTATTGGGAGCACTGTATACGCAAATTGATTTTGCGGATGAAGCCGCGTATTTTTCAACAAAGAATCACAACATTCGTAATTTGAAATCGTCGGAAAAACCAATGGATGAATTTCGTCAGTGGTTTATTGAGACCTATTATACGAAAGAACAACTAATTATATTTGATAGAAATAAAAAAAAATATAATGAAGCAAAGGCCATCAATGAATGGATAAATTTAAAGGAGTAAATTAAAAGGAGGGGTTAAAGGGGAACGTAGTTCCCCTTACTAGATACCCTTAACCTGTATTTCCTCCCTTTTGTAAATATGTTCGTCCACGAAAAACTTGTAGACTTTTTCTTTCTGGTCACCGGTCAGAGTGATGACTTCGCCATTTTTCACATCTTTTGAAATAAATCCGTTGCATTTGTATGTTTTTTTCAAATGCGCCATTATTTTTTTTAAATCAAGGTCGTCCGCCAATCCAACAATGGAGGTCACGTATTTTGAACCAGACCGTTTTTGGACCTGAATCGTCAGGGGTTTTGTGTCCATTATTTGTTTAAGTATATATTATTCTTTATATTCTTAAAAGTTCCCTTAATTTTTTTGAGCGCATAATGTAAATATGGCGGAGACTTTGTTGGAAATTGTTCTCAGCAATTGGACCCCGTCTGCCAAAACCGCAACTTATAACTATGTACGAATATTTGCAGAAACCGGGAAAATCTATTTGTCCCAGTGTCCTCGTCAAAATATGTGGCAGGCGCCAGTAAAACTAATTTCGGAGCGCGTATTTACACCTTTGGAGCTGGGTTTTTTGAAACAGAATTTAGAAACAGTGAAAAAATCCTCCATGTCATTCACTTTTAGTTTTGCGCCACTCGGGTTTGAATACGAATTGGAGAAATGTGTTCTCAATTTTGAGAGATTTTTAATAACCCAATTTGAACAAATGTCTGCCGAATACCGCGATTGTGTTTTGGATTTGAAATCCGAGAATGAATCTTTGCAAAAGGGAATGGACCAGTTGCAGAGAAATTGTAAAACCTATAAATATGAAATCAATGAACTTGCGGTAGATTACAATCGGCTATTTGACAAAAGTTTGTTGTCAAAAAACATTGATTTGCTCACAAAAAACAAACAGCTGGAGGATCTTCTTCAAAAAGAGAAATTTGAAAAAGAGCAGTTTATTGCATATTGCACCAGTTTAAACGAGAAACTGATGGAACTTACCGAGGAAAACCAGTAATACAAATGTCTATGGTTATATAAAATGGCTCTGAAATGTTATGAAGGCCAGATGGGTTTTAAATCAAAGAATACATAATATGCAGTCGTATTGAATACGGTATTTGTGTGTTTCAAGCGGATGAGTTTATGTGTGTCTTTTTAATAATTGTATTCGGTATTATACACGGTATACATTTTTTTACCATCATTCTCATATAGTCTTGCGTTATTATATTGTTTGGCTGCGGCTTCTAGTTGTTCTTCAGTTTTGTATTCATATTCTTGACTGGTAGAATTATTAGCATCAATTATTCTTAGGGTAAACTTGTAAGGAATCACCCCCCCCCTTTGTTTTTTTGCCGCAGTTCGGCGTGTCTGTTTCTTCCCAGAGCGTTTATTGCGTCTGTTTTGCGTTCTCTTCTTATTCGCCATTATATATTTACTAAATGTTTTATTTTGAATCTTGTCATTTCAAAATAAAATGGTTCGCGTTTTATTTGCGTAAATACCAAATAATTACACCAGTTAACCGTAGGTTTCCCTATGCGCTACACGCAATGCATTCTTCAGCCTTCTTCGGTTCTATCGTGAACTGCTGTGCCTTGTGTTTGCCTCTGCGTCTCAAATAGTACATTCCAGTCTTTAACCCCTTGGACCACGCGTAGAAATGCATAGACGTCAGCGAATTGTAGTTGGGGTCTTCTTGCCACAAATTCAGACTTTGACTCTGGCATATAAATGCACCGCGGTCCGCCGCCATATCAATGACGTGGCGCATCGGAATCTCCCAAACGGTGCGGTACTTTAATTTGACAGGCTCGGGAATGTTTTGAATATGTTGAATGCTACCATTGTTTGCAATGATATTATTCTTGAGTTCGGTGTTCCACAATCCCATATCAATCATTTCTTTCATCAAATACTTGTTTGTTAATACGAACTCGCCTGCGAGCGTTCTGCGACTGTAAATATTGCTGGTGAACGGTTCAAAACACTCGTTGAATCCGAGGATTTGCGATGTGGATGCGGTGGGCATCGGTGCAAGAAGCAGGGAGTTTCTTAGACCCGTGGTCGCAATCTTTGTTTTCAACGCCGACCAATCCAAATGGTTTGTTGGTGTTACCGACCACATATCGTATTGCAACTGGCCCTGGGATGCGGGGGAGCCAGCATAGGTTTCATACGGTCCGTCCATGTGCGCCAAGTCCGCGGATTTGGATAACGCGCCATAATAAATGGTTTCAAAAATCCGCTGATTCACCGCTTTGGCTTCGTCACTGTAAAAGGGGATGTTCAACAACATAAAGACATCGGCCAATCCTTGGACGCCGATTCCAATGGGTCTGTGTTTTAGGTTGGACACCCGGGTTTTCTCGGTGGGGTAGTAATTCACGTCAATAACCTTGTTCAAATTGTGGGTGATGACGCTGGCCACTTCTTGTAATTTGTCGTAATTGAACACGCCGTTTTCCACAAAGGTTGGAAGACCGATACTTGCGAGGTTGCACACCGCGGTCTCGTCTGGAGTTGATACCTCCATGATCTCGGAGCACTGTCCTGTTAAAATACCATTAAATACACCCATATGTCGTTTTGGTTCTGTGAAACAAAAAGTGTCCGAAAGTTTCTCTACAGGTTCTATGGAAATGATTTCAATAAAATCATATGAACCTGAGTCGGGCATTTTGCAACCAATTAATTTAGTTCCTATTTGCAAATCTTGACATTCAACCATTTTTGTATTGTTGTCTTCATCAATGACATAAAATTTATGATACATGGTGCATTGAATGCTTAATATATCATCTCTGTTGTTTGCCTTTCCTTTTACTTCCAACAATTTTTGATTTTCTCCCGTTTTTTTTACCTCAACCTCACTGTATTCTTCACCATTCCAAACATTGACCTTTTGATTTTCCAATAAACTAATTTGAACATGGCCTTTATCAGTTAAAATGAGTGTTTCAGGTGCAACGCATAAATTGGAGCTCTTGATAATTCCTATATTTTTCTGGTTTGATTTGCGATTGGCAGAATCCTTGTAGCAAAGGTAGGGTGTTCCAGTCTCCATCTGGGCATCCAATACTTTGAACCAAAGATCGCGGGCTTTCACAGTAACACGTCCTTTGCCCGCCAACTCATATTGGGTATATAGAGCTTCAAATTCCTCGCCATAGACGTCGGACAATCCGGGGCATTCGTCGGGGCACATTAGCGTCCATAATCCATCACTTTTGACGCGGTTCATAAAGAGGTCGGGTATCCACAAGGCGTAAAAAAGGTCGCGCGCCTTCAATTCCTCGTCGCCGTGGTTCTTGCGCATTTCCAGGAATTTGTCAATATCCGCGTGCCACGGCTCTATGTATACAGCGAACGAGCCGTTGCGCTTTCCGCCTCCGTTTTTGACCAAACCAGTATGTGTCAGGAAATTGTGGTGGTCTTCATTATCCACCTCAATATCAATGACACGACCTTGGTAATTTTCAACCTTTTTATTCGTTTTCACAATACTGAATAAGTAGCCATTATATTCAAAAAACTTGACAGCCTTGGAGACTGTAATTGCCTTATTTGTAAATAAATCACAGATAACCTTTATTTTGGGAATTGACAAGACAATCATGGATTCATCCGTCTTGTAACCAGATGTCAATATACCGAGGCGCAACAACATGTACCTAACCGATTCAATAACATTGGGGGAAATCATTTCAAGTATGATTTTATTACCGGATGTATTTGCATCCGTTTCCAAGATTCCTTTAATTAAACTCAAAATCTTATTTCTTGGTAAGTGTAACATATTCGGTAAAATCTTCTTTACTCCACTGTCGTAAAACATCTCGTATGTGAATTTAAACATATTGTTTCGGGAAAACTCAAGGCGTGCATTTCTACCTTTTCCAGAATGCGTAACGATGATACCCATTGTATGCAAATAAGACTCAACAAATGCAATGGTGTCTTTCTTCTCTGCATTTATAGTAATGGAACATAGGTTATTAGATTCCGAGATTTGTCCATCTCCAACAATTATTCCATACATACGACAATCATCCTCTGTAAAATGCACAATATCTTGTTCATACTTTGGAATAGGAAATCCAACAAAGTCATTTTCCTTCACATTCTTCACTTCTACGAAATCCGGCGCAACAAGTTTTCTCTCCAGGTCAGATACAATGGGTTTAAAATTGGTCTGGATAAATTTATCATTTTTAATAACCCAAAGTGGATGCATATCGGTTAACTTCAAAGAATACAATGTGTGCTTGACATCCAATTCGTGCATATCGCCCTTGTATTCTGGATTATCAAGAACCTTTCTAATCGCATAAGAATTGCCATCATCTGTAATTACTTTATCGCCGATAACGATATTCTTGATTTTTATGGGACCTCGCTTGGTATACACAATTGATTCTGGGTCTAAACACTGATCAACGTACTTGGCGGTATTATTGAAAACGCGCAACATCGGAACAATTCCGTTGCTGGTGCCATTGGTTCCACGAATATGGCTGTTGGTCGCACGAATATTATGGATATGCAGACCGATTCCGCCCGCCCACTTACTGATAAGCGCACAATCCTTCAACGTATTGTAAATTCCTTCTATGCTGTCATTTTCCATTGAAATTAAAAAACATGAACTTAATTGTGGTCTCGGGGTTCCAGCATTAAACAACGTGGGCGTAGCATGTGTGAAATACTTCTGCGACATTAGGTCGTATGTTTTAATCGCATCATCCAGGTTTGAACCGTGAATCCCAAGCGAAACACGCATCCACATATGCTGGGGTCTCTCTACCACCTTGTCGTTAATTCGCATAAGGTAAGAACGCTCCAACGTTTTGAACCCGAAATAGTCAAACACGTAGTCCCGCTTGAAATCCAACGCACCCGCGATTCTCTCTTTATTGGCTTCCACAACATCCAACAATTCTTTAGATACCAAAGGCGATTGTTTATTGTGTTTGTCCATATAATTGTAGAGCTGTGACATGACCACCGCAAAATCGGATTCGGTATTCTTATGGTGGTTTGAAACGGTTATGTGGCTCGCCAAAGTGGCGTAGTCGTAATGGATGGATGACATGGATGCGCACTGGTCGGCGGTCAATTCATCAATTTTTGTGGTGGAAATGTTGTCGTACAATTGGTCAATTACTTTCATTGCAAGAGTGGTGTAATTGATCTGGATACCGGCTTCCAACCCAATGCGCTTGATTCGGCGCAAAATCTTGTCAAAAGACACGATTTCGGTCTGGCCGTCTCTCTTTGTAACGTACATTTCAAAAGACATAATAATACAAATATATGGACTATTATTTCTAAATGGGTTTATTTGTTTATTCAAGTTCTCTATTATTTTGTGGACTTGTAGAAAATGTATGTGTAAAAAATATCCAATATAAACCCCAATGCCGAAAACGTCAACAATACATATTCCATCGGGGATTTGTTCTCTATTCCATAAAAATAGAGAACGAGTAGTCCAAAAAAAGGTATTGCCAAAATGTCGCCATAATGGCATAGATTTTGTGTATTAATCATATATATTTATTGGGTGTATATTTATCTGGAATTAAAAGTTTTCCGAATCCGGTGCAATAAATACATTTTCCACTTCTTCTCTCACCATCTGGGAAATCAAACACCTTTTCTCAGCAACGCGTTTTTTCGGTTTTCGGTGTTCGTATCCTGTGACGCGTTCTTTCTCCACCGTGTTCCATAAATCCTGGATTTTCGGAAGCGCCATTTCAAACCAGGGTCTATTGCGTTTTATCAATACGCACGAATACGCCTCGCAATACCAATAAATGCGTTTGAATAATACGTGGGTCTCTTTCAGCTCAAGTTTCTTGTCGTTTATCCACTCACTAATTGCGGTTTTGTTCAACTCAGTGTTCAAAGGCATGTACTCATAATGGGGCTTTCCATCCGCAAAATCGGATTTGATGAAATAGAGAATCACACCATTGTACAAATACTTGTGGTTATTCTTGTAAAACAGGTCCTCGTCCACCTCATCATACTCTTTGAACTGGGTCTCTACGAAATCGCATTCGTTCAGATTGCACACCTCCATCTGCGTCTGCATCTGCACCCAATAATCCATCTTGGGCACACCGGTTATCTCTCTTGAAACCACGTTCTTGATTTCCAACATTCGCCCATAAGCACTGGATTCTTCAGAAACCACGATCCCGTCGGGGGATGCGCCAATGAATGAATACGCGGGGTGCTGGATACAGCCGAATTCGCCCACTTTGCACCGGTTTCTGTATTCGTACAACATCACGGTTAAAGGCTCGTACTTGACACCCCAGTGCATCGGCGAATCAGTATTTGGCGACGATGTATCGTAAGAATCCGTAGCCATCGGTTTGCATTTTTCCAAAATCAAACTGTTCTGGTTTGCCTCGGACCCAACCGCTTTCCAAATATTGCTGGCCGTAATCAGATTATGGCGGAACTGGTACCACTCCGGAGTTCGCTGAACAATTTGATTTGAGGCATTCAATTTCTCAAGTTGCGTTTTTATTACGTCCTTATCCACGGATTCATAGATGTTTGGACGCGGATTTTTGTAAGCCCTGCGAGGAATTCCAATGATTGAAAAATAGTTTTTGATAAATAGATGGACTCTTCTACGAAACCTTTTGAATACTTTCTCGTAGGGCCGGTCTTCCTCAATGAAACCGATGCAAATCAGATCGTCCAAATAGTCCTGGGTAATTTTGTCCACCATTGTCTTGTAAAACTCGGGCTGACATTGTTGGATACCGTTTTCCGCCAAGTATTTATCTACAGAATCGTGAATTTCTATTTCTAAATCAATAATATCTTCTTCGCTAAAATCAAACATAGTTGTCTAAGTATATATATAAATTGTATTTAACTTGATACAATTTATATCATTGATTATGGATTATTCCTCTTCATTTATGGAGTCGGCTTTCTTGGGCGTTAGCGACTTCAATGTAGAGACCTTTTTGTCAAGGTTGCGAATGGTGAATGCGCGGGTTGTCAAATTGAACGCGAGTCCGCCAATGTTGCTGATAATCCCGGTCTCCTTGTTGTATTCTACGTCCTTTACTTTTGCCAGCTTGTCCTTTGTCAGACAAGTGCTGAAAAACGTCTTCAGACCTTTTACCTCTTTCATTGGCAAGCCGTTTTCTTTCCCGTATTTTTCGGCGTAGGCGTGCAACTTCTGGATTTTCAATCGCTTGTCCAATTTGTTCCAGGGTTCCGAATTCATATTCTTCTTTTCAGTCTCCAACATTGCATCAATCTTGTTCATTGTATTTGTATTGGTTTCGTCAAATGTGAGGGTGGACTGCGAATTCAAAATGTTCTTGTATTTGTACATTATTTTGGTCTCGTCCTCTTTCTTTTCTATAGGCTGTTGTGTTGGTGTTGGTGTTGATTGTTGAAACATATTATAGTAGTCGTTCTTTTATATTATTATTGAATAATGTTTATATCGTTTTACAATGAGATAAAATACGGTAGCAAATAGTATAATGGAAACCAAATCTCTCGTAATTGATTTACGAAAAAAGGAAGAGAAGAAGAAAGTGATTGTACCAAAGGTCAAATCGGTTCGCAAGGAAACAGACAAATGGCGGTTTGACGAGAAATTCTTGGAACTGGACAAACAATGGGCGTGCCTATCTGCAATTAAAAGCGGAGATGATTTACCAGATGATTTAAAAGAGGTCTGCAGAGAAATGCGACGCCAAATCCAAAACAAGGTTTCTAGTTATAAAATGCAGGATATCCAAAAACAAAAATACAACGATGAGAAATTTGTTGACCTGAAATTTGTAGTTGATTTGTTGCACGAAAAGAGTTTGAAATGTTTTTATTGCCGTGAATCCGTCTATCTTTTTTACAACTATGTGAGAGAAAACAAACAATGGACTTTAGAACGAATTGACAATGCGGTGGGACACAATGTGGACAATGTGGAAATTGCGTGTTTGTTGTGCAATTTGCGACGCCGGACGATGTACCACGAGAGATACGTTTTCACAAAACAGATGAACCTGGTCAAATTAGGTTAAGGGAACTCGTCGTTCCCTTATGATCCCATACTATTAAGGGAACACGTCAATAGAACTGTGGTTCCCCCTAAAAACATTAGAGAACAAACCAGATAAAAACAAAATCCGAATTATTGTAATTCAATGACAACCGTTTTTCACGAAAACAATTTCGTAGCGTCCAAACTCAATTATTTCATCCAAATCCGCAAAATACCCAACATCGTTTTTCACGGTTCTTCCGGCTGTGGCAAGCGAACCATTGTAGATGATTTCATCAACCGCATCTACGGAGGAGACCGCAATCGCATCAAAAACAACGTTATGTTTGTCAATTGCGCCCACGGCAAGGGCATTAAATTCATTCGCGACGAACTCAAATACTTTGCAAAAGCCAATATCCAATGCAACGACGTGACCTTGTTCAAAAGTATTGTGTTGTACAACGCAGACGAACTCACAATTGACGCCCAGTCCGCTTTGCGCAGGTGCATTGAACTCTTTAGCCACAATACGCGATTTTTCATTGTCGTAGAGAACAAACACAAATTGTTAAAACCCATTTTGTCTCGGTTTTGCGAAATCTATGTTCCGGACAAAACGGAAAACCCCGAGAATCCGGTCTACAAAAGTTTGCACAAAGTGAATCGCAATGTGGTTTACGGATTCGCGGATTTGAAGGAAGACCGCCGGACGCAGATTCTGGAACCCGTGTTCAAGGATTTCGTTTTATCTGAGAAACACACCTATAAATGGTTTATGAACCTTGCAAACCAGTTGTATGATGAGGGTATATCTTGTTTAGATATAATTGACTATCTGGAAGAAGTTTTAGACAAAACCAAAATGATTCAGATTCAATTTTGTTTCAATAAAATCAAGGGCGAATTCCGGTCAGAAAAAATGCTGATGATGTATTTGTTTGACTACTTGTTTTTACGTTCGGATTGCAGTTTGAAAAATATTTCCTTTTTATAAATGGACGATTTTGTTTTATCTAATTTGAATGAGGCGCGCAACGAGTGGTGCAGTCGGTTGGTTAGCATTTTAACGCCGCGGATTATGGAGGGGATTCGCTCTATTTTCAACGAGTCGTGGAAAGTAAGTGTGGAAAACGGGGAAGTGGAAAAATACCTGATGACCTTTCAGAATTTCATTTGCCGAGTTCCCAAATGGAATCCAAACATTGTGGATGAAGAGAAGAATAGAATTGTAGAGAAATCGGGGTGTAATTATTTGGAGGACCTGATTACGTGTGTCCACGTGATTCAGCTCAAAGTGTTGACATGTGTTCGCGTGGGGACTCGGCAGAAGAAAATTGATATTTCTATCCCGAAACTCAACGATTTCTTGCACAAGGCTTACATCAATGTGGCGCGAAAAATCTATAAAAATGCGTACTTATTTGACAAGAACGCATCGCCTTTGAACCAGCAAAAACACAGTCGCGAGTTTGAAATCATTGTGGAGGAGTGTATCTTGAAAACCATTCGCGACAGTATTCCTACGGAAGCCATTGTGCGTGCTTATTTGGACGAATCCGTGGAACAAGAGGAGGAAATTGTGGAGGAGATTATTGATGAGAAAGGAGAGGCAAAAGAAGCGGAAGAAACCGAGATTAAAGAACCCGAACCACCACCGGTACTTGACTCGGGTCCAATCATTACCAATATCAGCGACAAACCGGTTGTTAACCGTCTAACATTTGATGATGTGGACCGAGCATTGACCGAAGACGGCAAAGTGGAAGAAATTGTTGCACCCAAGACAATTGAACGGTTGGAGGAAATCAGTATGTCGCGCAATTTACAACGCAAACTGGATGAGGCAGAAGACGACGATGATGACGAGGACCGGCTGAAAATCGGTGGAGATTTAGACAGTATGAGCCTTGGATTCACGGACTTGAACCCGGATTCATTCTCCAATGATGTTATCAAGCTGGATTTTGATGAATTATAGGGAAACCTGCGGTTTCCCCTATGACCCCTTCCCTTTATTTTGTCAAACGAAAAGGAGGGATTTATACCGGTGAAGATTTAAAATGGTTAAGCGAAGCAAAACCATCGGTTTCCCTACTGCGTCAGAAACACGCTTTTTCAAAATCGCTGATTATATAGAATGGAAGCCATTGTTGCCATAATTATTGTCACGACCGTTCTCTACATTTTAGCAAAAATGATAGAGATGAAATATGTTAACAAGGAAATGCGCCCTTTGAAGGAACTCATTCGCGATGCGACCATTGTTGCGGTTTCGGCGGGTGTTTCAACTTTTGCCGTGTTTTCAATGAACAAATCTATGAATGGGTTCTTAAGTGCGATGACTGAGCAAACCCGTTTGCCAGCGGTTGCGGCGGTTTTTACAGATAATCCTGAATTTTAAAAGAAACCGTAGGTTCAGCTTCGCTATAAACCGTCAGGTCAACAAGTTTACGCACCTTTTACGCCGTTTTTGCTTTGTTTATACCTTCCCTTTATTTGAAATTATAATTGCATAATTTCAAACAAAAAAATAAAGAGAGTAAAACCAATATATATATATGGCAAGAAAAACGCGAAAAATTCGTGGAGGATTTCCAACAAAATATCACGAATATGCGCATTTGATGAAACACAAACGTGTAATTGATATTAATGAATTTAAAACTTTTCTTGACAGTCAATCTGAGCCATTAAAGCAAACATTTATATTTGATAATGCAAAAGAAGAATATACCATTAGTGAATGGGCACTTATTTGTAATGCAAATGAAGAAATATACGACCTTTTTGCAAATTATACATTTGATTTAAACCGACGTGTAAAATATCCATATAAAGTTCTTTACAATAAAAAGTACAACAACTCTCTATTAGAAGCATATACGCTACGTTCAGAACATATTGGAATAATTAGTGCAATGGTTAAACAGTTATTAAATGAAAATGATTCTGTGATTCAACATAATGTATTATACAACTGGTATGCGGATGGTGTTGTACCAACGTTGATAAAATGTATGTTTGATATGAATACAATAACAACCAGTGGAAAAAACAAAAACATAATTATTTCAAATATTTTACTGATTTATTCAGATACCAATATTTTAACACAACTCACCCACAATTATGACTATGAAACTATGGCCAAAATATTTTATTATGCAACTGCAAATTCCTGCTTGTCGTTGATGGAATTACTGTTATACAAATTTGACCCAATATATACTGTTCGTGTTTTGTTTGAACCTGATATTGTTAGTGCATTGATAATACAAAATGACGCGCGTGTTTTAAATTGGATTATCGCAGAATTAAACCGAATTGACGAAAACATAGTTGGTGCGGCCATATGCAAAGTGATGAAAATACAAAAACAACCTTGTACCAGAGAAGATATTCAAGATATAATAAAAACAATTAATAGTGAGCACGCAAACCTGTTTTTTGAAAAGCTGGGAAGGCACGCAATTGATAATTTTGCAATTCCATCGTTACGCGATAGACCCGCCATTATCGTAGTGTCTCACGGATTTTCATTGGGTCCTGAAGAGAAACTGCGAAATTTTGCGATGCGCCGTCTCTGTTTTTTTGCACAAAAAGGGCATATGCTTTGTGATATTAGCCCCTATGGGCGACCAATACAAGAGTTAGTATGTGCTGGACATTATGATGCAACACTTGAATGCAAGCCATCTAATAATAATACAATTATGACGGAAGACTTGTTTTTTGAATTTGGACACAGTGATATAGTTCAAGAGAAAAAGGATTATCTGGGGTTTTATTTGTGCTACAACGGAAATGTTACCAAACTAAACCGCCCAACTGATGTCCAATCCAGCTATCATATTGAGTACATTATAAACTATGCAATGCAAGTTTCGCAAGTATTGTTCCAAAATGCAAGAGAAGTTGATTTGATGATATACTCGTGTATTGGATATCAAAATACGAGTCAAATGACATCTGTTTTTCCAAAAGTTTGTTAGTAGCAACTCAACCGAGAAGGGAGTTCTCTGTACTTATATCCATTATACGCTTTATCTTCGGCCATCGCCTTTGCAAGGGTTTTGTCGCTCATTCTCTCAAGTTTGATGCAATCGTATTTGCATTTGTACTCTTTAACTAATTCATCCTTTTCATTGTACATTCCGAGTCCATCTTTATACAATAACACATCTTTTCCATATTTTTTTGTAAAATTTTGTACTACATTCTCATCGCACTCGCCATATAATTTATAATAAAAACCCTGTGTCTGCGTTCCTTTTTTCACGGCATTATCCAATCCACTCATTGAGTATCCATTCATTAACGCCGCAGTTTTTCGGTCCAAATATACATTTAAAATCTCGGTTTGGTCGGCATTCATTTTGGCAACATAATCCATATTTTTTGCAATGGTTGGTCGTGTCGGTTGCAAATTGTGGAGAACGGTTGCATCCATATCGCGTTCCACAAATAACCATCGGAATCCGTTGTAAACTATGTTTTCCAAAACAGCTTTTGATAAGCTTGGGCGTTTTATAGACCGGTCTTCATTCATTACTTCGGTTGCCGACTCATAAACTCTGATAAGTTGCATTGTATCTGGATTAATTTTTTGAACACGCGGACCCAAGGTTGGCAATAGTTCTTGGAATCCTGTTTGAATTTTCACAGGTCTTGCTTCAATTAACTTTTCAATCATAGATTCCAATTTATTAATTCGTGCGTGCAACTGTTTATTGGATTCTTCTATTCGCTTGTTTGACTCAATGAGTTCGGCCATTGCAGGGCTGTCGTGATTCATAGCAATTACTTTAAGTTTCTCAATCTCCAGTTCTATTTTCTTTGTTCCGTATTCTTGGTAATTGTCTATTTGCGAATTGATTGCATCCACTAATATTTGGTATGTCAATTTTTTACCTACCAAAAACAATTCATTTTCATTCTCGTGTTTTTCCATATCTTTTACTTGGTTGCATCTTATTTTTGAGTGGTTGTGAATATACGATTCAAAATCTTTGCTTTGTTGAACCACAAATACATCCAATAAAACACATTCAGGATACTTACTTTTATGTTCGTTATATCTTCCGAGCACACCTCTGCGACTTTCGCCAATCTTCACAATGTATTCACCAGTTTCAAATGTTTTTACGCGGATGATGTAGACAATTGGAATATGCATCGTAAACTGGTTCAACAATACTTTTTCCTTTTCAAGCTCTTTTTGTTTTTTGAGTTTGATTTGGTAGTCGGCTTCTCTCTTTGCCACATCATTCGCATTTGTTATTTGAATATTTCTCAATTGGTCTGAAAGCGATTTGCACTCTTCCATAACAACTTCTTGAATTACCTTTTCCATTTTCACATAATATTCGTGGATTTCGTTTGACTTTTTTGTTCCAGCTTTTAAACACATCAGTTTAAAAGTTTTAATTGTCATTAAAATAATTTCTTTATTATGGCCTCCGCGTCCTTCTTTTTTTGCTCCCGCAAGTTCGGGAGCAAAGATTTTGTAATCAATATTATTGCAAAAATATTTTTCTAGTAAATGTTTGGCGTGATATTTTTGTTGAAATCCCATCCATTCCCATACATTATCCAAATCAATTACATAATCGGCATCATTATAGTTTAAATAACAATAAAAACTTGACAAAAACATTTGCTGTTCATATGTATTGAAATTTGCTTTCATTTTATCTACCACAGATGACTGGTAGCTTCCAGTAAGCTTTGTAAGTGGGTTACTTTCAATTAGATTTACTATATCTACACTCATTATATGTATTTGTAATGCCTATTTCTTTATATAGTTTGTTTGTTTTTGCTTATGGTTTTAAAAACCATAAACAACCATTGCTTTATTTTATTCTAAAGCAAAACGACAATGGAAATAAAGATATATAAAATTGAAATCTGTTTATGTATTCTTATGAATCCCATAATTTCCAGAAATGAACGATTCGTGGTTCAGCAAGTTAGATAAGGTCATCCAGTATATGACCAACAATGATGGAAAAAAGCCTTCCAAGAAGGAGCCGGAGATTGGTTCGTGGCTCAGCGACCAACTCAAGTTTTACCGTGCAGGAAGCGGGACTGCCGGTATGTGGGTTAGCAAAGAACGAGTTCAAGCGTGGACCGAGTTTATGAACAAAAATGAGGACCAGCTTTTAACCAAGGATGAAATTTGGGATAAGAAATTGCAAATGCTTGGTGAGTTTATTGATTTGTATGGTCGCAAGCCAAGTGAAACTGGCTGTGCCGAAGAAGTTGCACTATTGCGATGGAGTTATGACCAAGTGAAGCGTGTACAACCGGGAACTGATAGATATGACAAGTGGAATGCATTTATCAATAAGTATATGCATCTTTACCGAACATATGAAGAGTCCTGGAAAGATACGTTTGATAAAGTCGTTGAATATGTTCGCGAAAATAATAAGACGCCCAAACAGGACGGTAGCACCGAAGAAGAGTGCAGATTGTCGCGGTGGATAACCCGGCAAAATATGAGTTTGTCAAAAGGCGAATTGTCGCAAGAACATAAGAGTATTTGGGAGATGTTTATTAACAAAGACCAGAAGTTTACTAACAAAGACGATAAGATTAACAGCACCGATAAGAAAGTTATTGAAACACCAGTTGATATCAAATGCAAAGGAAAAGACCGCAATGGTGATTTGTGCCGAAATTATGGCAATCCGTTTTGCAACTATCACAATTATTTGACGGAATACACGGATGCACAACTCCAACAATTAAAATTCTGCAAAGGGTGCAATAAATGGAAGGATTTGCCTTCCGACAAAATTCAATGTTTAACTTGTGGAGAAAGAGGCGCGGAAAACCGCGCAAAAGCCAAAACTGACGTGGTTTTGTGCAAATCCGATGGTTGCACTTTCAAAAAATCCGACGAAAATGATTATTGCGGAAAACACCAACTGTGTTTGTTTGTGGATGAATGTTTGGCCGAAGGAATGAAACCGTGTGCAAAGTATTTGAAAGGGTGTCGTTCTAAACTTGGGTCAGACTATGCGTACAAAAGTTGTCCAGAATGTTTGGAGAAAGAGAGAGAATATGATAAGACAAAGAGGTCCGCCGTATCTGATGAAATTGTTGATGGAAAGAAACAGTGTACGGTTTGTTGCAAATTCAAACCAGTAGAAGAATATCCAGAAACAAAAACGTGCAAGTCGTGCAGAGAGAAAGATATAAAACAATATAAAAAGAGAGACAAAAAACACGTGAACGAAATACAACGAATTGCGTCACAAAAACCGGAGAGAAAGGCTGTTAAAAATGAGTGGGTAAAAGCAAATCCTGAAAAAGTTGCATTTAAAAATTTAAATTGTCGAAATCGTGATTATCCGGGAAGTATTGATTTAACAAAAGAACAGTTTGAAACTATAGTAAAACAAAATTGTTATTACTGCGGAATTATGCAAGAAAAAGGTTTCAATGGTGTTGACCGTATGGATAGCACCAAAGGATACGAAATTGATAATTGTGTAAGTTGTTGCGCGGATTGTAATATGATGAAGGGTGCAGTAGATAATATAACATTTATTCAGCGTGTTGAACATATTCTAACACATAATAGTATGCTAAAAGATGGAAACAAATATCCAGACGCATTTGCTAATCATAAGGGAGCAACAATGTCTGTCTATAAATATAACGCAGAACGTCGCGGTTATTCTTTTGAATTATCTGAAGAACAATATTATAAATTAATTCAGGAAGATTGTTATATTTGTGGAAAAAAAACAGATGAATACCATACAAATGGTGTTGATAGATTTGATAATGAACAAGGATATACATTTCATAATTCAAATGCGTGTTGTGGTGAGTGCAATATTATGAAAAAAGAAATGGATTATTCTATATTTATGGATAAACTAAAAAGTATACACGAAAATTGTTTAAAAAAAGAAATGAAACCGCCAAGCATTTGTGTTGTAAATATATTAAATCATAATAAAAACAAACTAAATTCAGATGAGCGTAGAGCAATATCACAATTAAAAAAACAGGTTGTTCGCTTAGAAATAGTTGAATGCTCAGAAGGTTTGTAAAAACATTTAATAAAAAACTTTTGATTTTGATTTTTTTATTAAATTATTAAAGGATATGTAGATTTTTTGATATTTTTACATACCGGTCATTATGTGAACACATTGTTCACACGCACTTAGGAGCTGTAAGCCACGCCACACATGCCGGCCATCACCCTTAAAACGTTGTAAGAGTAAGCATATACTCTGACCTTAGCAGTAGAGGTTCCAGCAACGGTTCCAGAAGAGAGCACCAACTGGAGTGTGGCGTTATCAATTCTGGAGAAGTTGCACGACCCTGAGGGTTGGTGCTCCTCAGGCCTCAAAGCGAAAGAATACACGTTGATGCCGGTATCAGGGGCACGAGTGTGGTGCTGGAAGGGCTGAACGACGTCAAAGTAAGAACCCTCTCTCTCGGAGATACGGTCTTGTCCGTTGAGCTGCAACTTGGCAGTGACAACGGGGTTCTCACCCCAGCAGTGGAGGTTGAGGGCAGTCTCAGCAAGAACGAAAGTTCCGGCATCGGACAAGGCAGAGCCGGTGGGGAGAGAGCCGTCCTGGTTGAAAACACCAGTGGTGGCGTTCCAGTCACCAGCTGTTCCGCCAGATACGGAAGCATCGGTGGCGCCGGCCATCTGGAAGACACCTCCACTGATGAAGGCGTTGGTGCCAGAGGTCTCGGCAGGGCCTCCGAAGACGTGGATCGAGGGAGGGAGAGCATCAATGGCATCGGTGTAGTTGAAGGGCTGGGCACCGAGGACCTTGAACAAAGTACTGTTGCCCTCAAGGGAGGCGCAATAGTCAACGTTGGCATCGGGCTGGACAACCCAGATGAGCTCCTTGCAGGGGTGGTTGAAGTTGATCTTGATCTTATTACTGGAAGATCCGACCGACTCGTCACCGGTGTACTGGAGCTGCTCAATGAGGTACTCGTGGGGGTTCTGGGCCATCTTTCTGCGCTCGTCAGTATCCAAGAAGATGAAATCAACGTAGATAGAAGCGGCAACAAGGGACTGCTGGTAGGCAGTGGTGACAGCCAAAGAGGCACCGCTGGTGTTTCCAACGATGTCCTTGACAGCCCACAAGCACTCACCAATAGGTCTGAAATCAATGTTAATCTTGACCTCGTGGTACTGGAGAGCGACCAAAGGCAGAGCAAGGCCAGGGTTTCTGCAGAACCAGAAGAGGAGGGGGACGTACAAGGTGGTCTCAGGGAGAGCCTTTCTGGGGGCGCAAACCTGGCCGGGGCCTCCAGTGGAAGCGCAGGGGCCGTTGATGTCGGCGAAGGCGGGGTCAGTCATGTAAGTGAGCTGAGTGGTGTGGCCAATCATCTTGTAGTAACCAGCCTGCTGCTCAGCAGACAGGGTAAGCTGATTCCAGATGTGCATCCAGTCACCATATTGGCGGTCAATTCTCTGGCCTCCAATCTCAACCTCAACCTGGGCAATGAGCTGCTCACCGGGGTAATCCAACCAACGGGCATAGACATTGGAGCCAGAGGCAGCCATACCCTGGTTAATCTCGGGGAGAGTAACCTGGACATAGGTGCGGTAGGCAAGATCTCCATTTCTGGAGATGGTGCAACTAACACGGCGACCGAAGTCAGCCTGGCCGTTGAAAGTCTGCTCGATGGACTCCATCGCGAAGTTGGTGTGGCGTCTGTAAGACACCTTCCAGAAAGTAATCTCGGGGTTTCCAGTAAGGAAAACATCTTGTGCGCCGTAGGCGACTAATTGCATTAAGGCTCCTCCCATTTTTTTATATAATCTAAAAATATAATTTCTCCTAAATCTGAGCGAAAAGGTCAGGAAAATGGTGTGTTTCTCTACATTTAACGGAAACCGTCGGTTTCCTTTTGAAACTTCATTTACAATAATATAGATGTAAGAATTGAAAAAAATATGGTATAAATGTAGATGCATTGAATTTACATTTCACCCCTGAACCAACATTTAGGGGTAAAATTTATGAGATAATTATGATAAGATAAAGTAATAAGATGCCAACCATTTGCAAAAAAGACACTTGTAGAAACCCGGCAGTTTATGGATTTTGTTTTGGAAAACCGCTTTTTTGTTCGGCGCATAGAGAACCGGATTCAAAGAATACGAGGAGTTTGGAACCGGGATTACAAGCTTATCAAGTGGTTAAAGGATGCACAAAATGTTCTGGAAAAACCGTGTTGCCCAGGTTCAAAGGTTATTGTGCACATTGTTACGTGAAATTATTCCCTTTGGACCCACTTTCTCTGCAAACTGTGTACAAATCAAAGGACGACGTTATCCAAAAATTTATAGATTCCAAATTTGACGGGTTTATTCACGGGCCGGGTGTAAGCCAAATCCAGATTAATGGGTTCACACTTAAAGTTGTTTTTAATAACACAAATGTGTCCGATGAGAATGAAAAAACCATAGTTATTAAGTTTAACCCCAATAAATATGAGAATGGCAGGAATCCGATGTTGTACACCAGACTGCCAGATTTGGAAAAAGAAATTGGAAAACAGTTTGAAAGAATCATGAATGGATGAAAAATGAGAACCACTTCTAATAAACATTTATTGTAAAATAAAAAATTGATTATATGAAATATGTTTATCCAATATATATCCAAAATCATACAAATAATCATTTATTTTTGTATCATTGGTTATGTTTTCTAATAAAATCACTTTGGGTTTGTATTTGTTTAAGTTTAAACCGTGTAAACATTTTAATTCTCCGCCTTCAATGTCTATTTTCAAAATATCAATATTTGTGATATGACTTAATTCTGTTTCTAATATTGAAGATAATTTTTTTTGCTGTACATTTATTTTTGTAATTTGTTTATTGTCACAATTAAATATATGGGCAATTTCATCACTTAGTTCAATTGCCGAAAATCCTGCAGTCCAACCATTTGATTCTACCACATTAAATTCTACAGATTCTTTATTTTCATCGTAAATTGCATAATTAAATACATTTTTTCTGTATTGTTGTAATAATGGAATTCCATTTGTATTCGCTTCAAAACAATATACATCCCAATCATTTTTTTCAAAATGATAACTATTTGAAATTATTATGGGTTCAAATGCACCAACATCTAACATAACTCCCTTATAGCTATAATCTGGGAAATAACTTCTCAACACATTATCAACGTGTACGGCATCCAATAATTCACCATGAAATTCTGTATAACTCATATAACATTACAATCTAATTGAATTTACAATTTTATACCATATTCAACTAATACAAGATTGTTGATAAAGAATGAATGAATAAAATCTAAATATTGCGTATATGAATTTGCCAAAAGAATTCAAATTTGGTTTAACAAAGAATCAAACCAAAAAAATAGAAGAAAAAGATAAAAAAAGAAAACCACTGCTCAAAAAACTGAATAAATGCAAAACCCAGAAATGTTCAAAGCAGAATAAAAAAAGATTGGCCGAACAAAAACGTTATTTGAAAGAAGAAGTGATTCACTGTTCCAAAATAGTAGATGATTATGAATATTATGATTGTTCCAATAAACTTTATGAAAAATCAAAATACAAAAAACGGTTTGATGAATGGGTAAAATGTGGCAAGACAAAATGTTCTAAAGAATTGGAAAATAGTTTGGGTAATTTTGTATAAGCAAAGCAAAAAAAGGAATGGAAAACAGTTTGGGTAATTTTGTATAAGCAAAGCAAAAAAAGGAATGGAAAATAGTTTGAGTAATTTTGTATAAGCAAAGCAAAAAAGGCGTAAGCAAAGCTGTACCCTTGGTTCCCTTTAAAGTGAGGAATTCTCGGCAATGAATTTCTCTAAATAATCTTCCATAAAAACTTCTCTCTTTCCGTCGTGGGATTTTTGGAAAATGTATTTGCCATCGCGTTTCTTCACATTCCAACCCTTCTCTACACAATTGAAAATAAAAAGCATTTTGTGAAACGTCTTTGCATCAATGTTGGATGTATCCACTTTGGTTCTAATCATCGTGGCGATTTTAAAATAGAAATTTATTTAATTTTTTTAAAGGAAACGTAAATAAATGAAGATGTAGAAGACTTTTTAAATATTAGACAACATATTTGTGCTCTACACTATTAGTTTATTCAAATAATATAAAATCTACCGTTGTATATTATTTAGGAAATGTCAGACCCCCTTTTGAAAGAAGACACCTCTCGTTACGTGATGTTCCCAATCCAAGACGAGGACATCTGGAAAATGTACAAGAAGCAGGTAGATTGTTTTTGGCGCGTTGAGGAAATTGATTTGTCCAAAGATTTAGGTGACTGGGCAAAGCTTATGCCAGACGAGCAATATTTCATCTCAATGGTTCTAGCATTTTTTGCAGCGAGCGACGGAATTGTGATGGAGAATTTAGCGACGCGATTTATGGCTGATGTTCAGTTGTCGGAAGCTCGCGCTTTCTACGGGTTCCAGATTGCAATGGAAAACATCCATTCTGAGATGTACAGTGTTTTAATTGAAACCTATATTAAAGACAAGGCGCAAAAACACAAGTTGTTTAATGCGATAGAGACGTGCCCTTCCATCAAGAAGAAGGCGGACTGGGCAAGGCGTTGGATTGGATACGAGGCGAGCAACGAAACTTTTCCTACACGACTCGTCGCGTTTGCCTGCGTAGAAGGTATTTTCTTCAGCAGTAGTTTTGCGGCCATTTACTGGATCAAGAAACGCGGGATTATGCCGGGTCTAACTCTTTCCAACGAATTCATTAGTAGAGACGAGGCACTGCATTCGGAATTTGCAGTTCTTTTATACTCCAAACTCCATCAAAAAATAGAGAAGTCCAAAATTGTGGAAATTGTGAAAGAGGCGGTGGAGATTGAAAAGGAATTCATTACCGAGTCGTTGCCGTGCCGGTTAATTGGGATGAACGCGAAACTGATGACCCAGTATATTGAGTTTGTGGGAGACCGTCTCTGTTTGCAAGTCGGAATTGATAAGATTTATGGTAGTGCTAACCCTTTTGATTTTATGGAACTCATTAGTTTGGAGAGCAAATCCAATTTCTTTGAACGCACCGTATCCGAGTATGCGATGGCGAACAAGGAAGTTGCGGTAAATGTGTTTGATATGGTGTGCGAGTTCTAAGTAGGGGAACCTACGGTTCCCCCTACGACCCCCTCCCTTATTTATTATGTGTTAAGTAGGGGAACCTACGGATTCAGAGAAGCTTCGCTTCTCTTATGCCCCCCAAACCCCCTCCTTTATTTATTATACCCGTGTGACCCCCAGCCTTTTACATAAAAATACAACATTTTTATGTAATTATTCTAAGTATTTTTTGAACAATTTTGTAAAATTTTTCATTGACTTCTCTCGTTCACCCAATTCCAAATTGAATTCTGTGATGTCCATACCCACCACGTTCAAATTCTTCATTATTTTGTCAACAATGGGTTTTATGGCTTTTGTTTTAACACCGTTTGGTGCGGTTGTTCCCGTGCTTGACATTTCTTCCGGGTCTAATCCGTCCACATCAAACGAAAAATGCAGTGGGTCTTTTCCCACAAATTCTTTGATTTTTGCATAGGTTTGAGATGGGTTCTCATTGATTTCTTTACACCGAATAAACTTGATTTTCTTCTCTTTAATAAACGCCTTCTCTCCATCGTCCAAATCGCGGATACCCAAATAAAGAATGTTTTCAAATTTGAGGTCCGGGACCCAAAACAAGAATGGAAATAAATCGTAATCGTTATCCAAACTCGTTAAAAACGCAAGAGGCATTCCGTGGTAATTCCCACTGGGCGATGTTTTGCGGGTATTGATGTCGCCGTGTGCGTCAAACCAAATGACTTTGAGCGCGGAACCGTGTTTTTCCAACGATGCACCAATGGTTGCAATGGCCATGGAGTGGTCCCCGCCGATATTTAGTGTGGGTTTTTTTGTCTTCATATTTGCGGTAAACAGATTTCGCAGATTATCCGAAAGAAGCTTAGTGCGAAGCTGATTGCAAAGTTCTACATCGCTGATTTTTGTTTTTACTAGCGTTCCGTTATTTCCAAAAAGTTGGAACAAATATTTACTGGTTGTATCCACACCGAGTTTTCTCTGTCCCATTGAGCTTGGAAAATATATACGATGCATTGGTTTCTTATATATTTACGTTTTATTTTTTTATGTTTTTTGCAATTGTAAAATGTAGGGAAACCTACGGTTATTCAGAGAAGCTTCGCTTCTCTTACGCCCTACGCGGTCGCTTCGCTTACCCCCTTCCCTTTTTTTATTTCGGTTTTCAACTTTTCCAAGTAAAGAATGGCGTCCATGTGTTCTTCCTGGGCGTGCTGAATCCAATCAAGAACAGATAAATCGTCTCTATCCAAAGTTGTTCCGTATTTTTGCAATCCAACATTGGACCTACCAATAAATGCAGTAATTACGTTATTTACAATAGAGTCAGCACAATATCTCGTAGGAAGCAATGAGTCAATCTGTTCTAAATATTTTTCCTCCTCAATATGAAGATAAACTGGTTCATCTACCACAATTGAAGAATTATTTCCCAAAGGATGGGTTATATGGGGTGAGCATAGCGGTTCCCCTACAATTTGCGGAATAATTGCAATCTTCTGGTCCTGCGACAAATCGCTATATCCTTCTTTTTGGTACCCCAAATATTGATTGAACATATACCACTGCGACGACGGCATAATTGTTTTCCACAAAATATCATTTTGGTAAACCCAGTGTTGTTTTGTGGAAAACAAATTCTCCACATTGGATTTAAACAATGTACTCAGTTCCAACATCATTGACCGATTGACTAAATACCCCGCACCATTACCAGACGATGAAATGCGAGAAATCAATTGATTCGTTGGTTCCGAGATTATTGCTGCACACGTTGTTAACATTACCACATCCCACAAAAGATTTAATTCAAAGAATGCCTTTATGTCTGAATGTATTTTTTTTACATCATCAATAAAAACAAAGTCGTCTTCTAAGACAAGCACATTTTGCAAATCCATGTCATAGGCCATTTCTAATACATTTGCGTGGCTCAATAAACAACCGGAGTTGGGGCAACCATTGTAAGAAGAGGCGGGAAATCGGATGATTTTATCTTCGGTGAAACCGACGCGGTCAAATTCTTGCAAAAGAGCCGTCCTTCGGTCGGCCCGTGCGTCCATATTGATATATATGATTTTATCTATTTTTTCCATTACTAAGTAATAATTACTAATGGAATGTGTTTATGTAGTAATATACGTGCTTTATTTTTTATTTTTCTTGGATTTTTTTCTTTTGGATTTATTTTTCTTGGATTTTTTTCTTTTTAATCCAAGTCCAAACACATTATCTGGTAAAGGTTCCAAAGAAAAGAATTGCGATTTTTCATCACTATCTATATTTTCTTCAAATTCATGTAGGTCATCCGAATTTTGTTCACGCGATTTATGTTCTCCTTCACTCATAACGGATGATACGTTCTCTTTTCTATTAAATTTGCGAGTGCGTGCAGTTATCTCATTTTGTTTTATTTTTTTTATAAATAAATTATATCGTTTATCATCTGGGTCACCAGTGATGCTATGCCCAGCAAAATTAATAAGCCGGGAAATAGAAGGTGGTGCCAGCTTTGCTAAATACATATTTAAAAAATCAGCAACCTTTATTTTAATTATTTTCACCTTATAATTATCGCCAATTTTATAAAAAAATAAATGTAAATTTTGATAAATTATGTCATTTTCTTCTTTTGTCAGCTTACGCATTTTTGGCATAACAAACTTTAGTTCGTTTTTTTCATTAATAACAAAATCGGGTGGGGCATCTTCCTTTTTTTGACTGCCTGCCAACAATGAATTTATAAATTTTATGTCTGTAAAAAAGGATTGTAAAGTAGCTTTGAATATTTTTTTATATTTTTCATATTTTGTTATATTTATTACCAATTCTAGTAGATATATAATGCGTCCAATATGATTAATTGCCTTGTGATATTCGTTTTTTTTTTTTTTTATAAAAACTCCTTGACGAAATTCGTATGCATTAAAATTGGATTTAAATAAAGTACTCAAATTATTTATATTATATTCAATATCACATTTATAACCCGAAATATTTGGAGTTTGTAAATCTTTGCAATAATCTAATTCTATTTGTTTTCCTTGAAAATTTGGAAAATGTATAATATTAACAATGTAATTTTTGTTGTCATATGTTTTTGTATACATAAAATCATTAAATATAAATTCAATCAAATGATCTATTTTAACTACATTACTGTCTGCAATTTTAATAACAAGTTGAATTTTAAACAAATTCATATTAGAAGCATAAAATGATACAAGATGACAATGACTATTTGGAATAATAACATCCCTAAAAATTAAATCCGAAACTCTTGATTCAATGGGAATCTCAGAATATTCTGCAATATCAAAGGGAACGCTATTTGGAAATAATGCAGATAAATCATGCATATTCAATTGTTCTAAAATTTTATTAAAACACCATTCAATTGTTGTTCTTAAATATGTATGCATTCTTCCATCCGATTCTAATAATGGAATAGCAACATCATAAAAATTTTCATCTTCGCTAATTTCATCATTATAGAGTGTTGGCATTGTTATTGTAATGTCTGCATCGCCTGTTGGATCCATAAAATCTCTTAAATTTACATTTGGATAATTGATTTTATTTAATAATTCGTAAGTAGCACCTCCTAAAATTTCATATTTTAGAGTGGCTGGTTTGGTATGCATGCGTTTTAGTTTTGGTGCAGAATATATGTCGTCTTCTTCCATAAGTGAAATTTCACATTCATCGTTAAATTCGTATTCTTCCCAGCGTATGTTTTTAACAATTGAAATAAGTTGGGAAAGACCGTTGTACACATTTTTGCACCAGACTATACGTTCTTTTGATACCGTATATTTGAAATTATAATTATGTAATTTGATTTCTCTAAATGACATTGTATATAAATATATAATACATTTTATAATATTTATTTATACATATATTGGCAACGCATCAATATCAACAATCAAAACATTTATTGTTAAATCGCTTACGTATTTCTTAAAAATATCCAGTTTCAATTGGTCTTTTGGAACCAGATGATTCACGGTTCGCGCAATCATTTTATACAATTTGAAATCGGGGTATCTTTCTTGACCGGAAGGTTTGTAAAGAACATTTTTTCCATGGTCATCAGTGCACCAGGAATCCACCAATTTCTGCAACGGGGTTTTTACTTCGTCGTCTCTGCAAACAAAATCGTAGAGAGAACATCCAAGGCGACATAGGTCAAAACTGGGGTTGGGGTCAATTCTGGGTTTTTTCTCATTGAAATACGGCTCGCAATTATACTGGGTTGCAGCGTCGCCGTTGGGTGCAAAGCTGTCACTGCAAAACGTCTTTCCGCCAAATCGGTAAATCGCTCTTCCGTAATCAATCAATTTGAATATGCGACCATTGGTCGGGACTTTGTAACAAACTCCGTCAATGCGATAGTATAAAAACTCCTCCTCCGTCTCTACATACATAATATTGTTGGTGTGCAAATCATTGTGGGTGAAGTCAAAGACTTTTTGGTAAGTGGCCAACAACAAGATAATTTGCAAAAGTGCTTCCACGAATGTATCGCCTTTCAGTTTTCTCTGCATAATCAATTCGTCAAATGTGCCCTTGCACTTTTCCTGGAAAATAAGCTGGACCGGGAACTCATTCAGATAACTGAACATTTTTTCATCTTCCTCAAAGTCATCATCGGTGTCTTCGTCTTCGTCTTCGCCTTCGCCTTCACCTTTGTCTTCGTCTTCGTCTTCAGTTTCCCAATCAGACTCTTCTGATTTGGTTGTGTCCGATTTAGAATCATCGCTCTCAGAATCATCGCTCTCAGAATCATCGTCGCTGTCAGAATCGTGATCGCTTTGTTCTTTTGGTCCGGAATCGTATTCCAAAGATGGAGTTAAAATCGTTTCTACATCCGTTTTGTTTATGGTTTCCGTTTTGTCTACGGTTTCCGCATAAACCTCCTCTACATCCAACTCTATATCCAAGTCTTTGATACTGAGCTTTTTTTTATTGGTGCGCGAACCTTCTCCCGAATATTCACGCAAAATGATGGAGGCGTCTTCGTCTATTGTGAAATGCTTGTTCAAATTATTGGTGAAAAACTGAGATTTTGACAAGAAATCCAAGTCGTCAACAATATCATACTTGAATTTGCGTTGTATAGCAAGCACTGACCCATAATACTCCACACCGTGCAGCCAACCGTGTGTGTCTTTCATCATGGATGTGAGATAAGAGAAAAACCCATCCACGTAAGAAGAGTTATTCACGTCCAACACTTTGGGCAAACACGCATTGGTTCCAAGTTTAGGAAGTGTTTTGAAAGCGGAATCTTCCAAATCGTATTTTCCACGCAAATAATTGAGCGGATCCAAAAGTGGAGAGAATTTGATAAAAATGTCTTTTTCCACTTTTTTGTCATTGTCGTCAACCACCGTCTTCAAATCGTGGATGTGGTATTTGTGGTTAAGGGCAATGCGATTGTAATTGGTTTCATCCATTTCAAAAAAACGGCTATATATAGGATTATAGTGCTGAATCTCACTAACCGAGTCCAACATTTCTAAATCAATCTTCTTGGCTTTTTTATAAAAAATACTGAATTGAGGGGTCTCCATTTATATTTTACGCTAAAACATAATTTAGGTATATTGAACTAATCGTTTCACCGAATCGTTTCAATAAGATAATTCTTGTTCTAATCGTTTCAATAAGATAATTCTTGTTCTAATCGTTTCAATTACACATTTTTTATCTTTCTTTTACATATATTATTTAATTTAAAAATGACACTTGAATTGAAAAAATTTGATATGCGTGCAATCACCTTTGACCCGAAAGAAAACAAGGGACCCGTCATTGTTTTGATCGGGCGCCGTGATACCGGCAAAACCTTTTTGGTCAAAGATTTGTTGTACCATCACCAGGATATTCCCATTGGCACCGTCATCTCCGGTACAGAAGCCGGTAACGGATTTTACGGAAAAATAGTGCCCAAACTTTTCATCCACGAAGAATACAACAGCATTTTGATAGAGAACGTGTTGAGACGCCAGAAAACCGTGATGAAACAGTGCCAAGCCGAGATGGAGACTTACAAAAAGTGCTCAATTGACCCGCGCACTTTTGTTATTCTGGATGATTGCTTGTACGACAGCAGTTGGACTAAAGATAAATTGATGAGATCCTTGTTTATGAACGGTGAATTGTTTGCCTAAGTTATTCCAAAAGAATAGCTAGTGTATTTAGGGTTTATGACCCTTTATATGCAACACGTCCAAATTGCGGAGACGTCTTGATTTAGAACTTAGCATAAAGTTCTATGAAGGTTTATACTACTAAACGGCACTAGAAATAGTGTCGCGGTTTATGTTAACTACATAAAGTATAGTAAAAAGGTATAAAATAGAGATAACCCGCAGCACGTCATCTAAGTCCGCAATGGTAAGGATATGATGATTGTTCAACGACTAAATGCCCGTGGGGTTGAGTAATCTAACCAATTACGATGATATCCTAAGATATAGTCTAAACCCACCCGAGAGGGTGCAATGCCCATTCAAAAAGCATTGGTTTAATGATTTCAGAAAGAAATATCTGAATGAAAATGGTATAATTGAGACACTGGAAAGTGATGTTAATCATCACGATGCAATACCCATTGGGTATCCCGCCCAATCTCCGCACCAATATTGATTACGTTTTTATTTTGCGAGAGAATTATTTATCCAATCGTAAGAAGATTTGGGAGAACTATGCGTCTATGTTTCCCACATTGGAATCGTTTTGCACCATTATGGACCAGACAACCGAGAATTACGAGTGCATGGTGATATCCAACAACGCCAAGTCCAACAAGATTAACGACCAAGTGTTCTGGTACAAGGCGGCGGACCGCCCCGATTTCAAATTGGGGTCCAAGGAGTTTTGGGAACTGTCCAAGAATTTGGCAGACGATGATGGAGACGAATATGACCCAAATGCGAAGAGAAAGGCAAAGGGGAATAATATTATGGTGAAAAAGACCACAGGCAAATGGTAAAGGAAACCTACGGTTTCCTTTTGAACCTTCCCTTTTAAGGGAACTCGTCGTTCCCTTATAATCCCATACTTACACCTTTTTTATTTTATTTTTGAATAAAATAAAATAAAAATCTTGCTTCTAGAAGCGATATTTTATAAAGAGGAATCTATTTGTAAGTGATATGGCTTCCCTTTAACTATAGGTTAAGAAAAGCGGAAACCTACGGTTTCCTTTAAAGAAAAACAGTCTTACCATAATCTACTTTTTTTCCCGACGATAGTAAAGGCCTTTGCGAATACCCATTGTCTTTCAAAAATGCCTGCATTTTCGTTACCAAATCACCCATTAAAGCGGTTTCTTTAATCATTGACAAAAATGCATAGGTCATTGCACCCGATGCCATTTCCTTTCCATTAATTGGTGCAACCGTATCCATACTGGTTTGCTGGTCAGTGCAACCGCTTATCATATAGACATCGCCAACAGTTTCCGATGCTTTCGTATTGTCGGGATATCCATATGTATAACTCAAATCTAGCACGGTTCCACTAAAACAACTGTCAAATAAAGCCACTAATTTTGCTCCAGGTTTTAATCCGTTTCTGATCACTTTGTTTAATTCATCGTCTAAAATGCAGGTTTGAATTGAATATGCGTCTATGGGCAAAATGATTTCGTCTTGACCGTCTGTCTCATCGCCATTCAAATCCGCCGTGCACGTTCCGTGCCCACTAAACATAAAAAACGCGGTGTCTCCCGATTTTGTATTGGATAACAGTGTTTGCAAACCATTCAATATGTTTTGTTTTGTGGGTTTGTCAGAAGTCTCGTCATTTAATAACGTTACGTTTGTAAAATTGTATTTATTTATGAGAAGGTCTCGTACATTTTTGGTGTCATTAATGCATCCATACAATTCGTTTATCGTGCCAGTATAATTGATTCCAACTAAAAACGCGGTTTTAGCACTTACTGACGCGATATCCTTGTTATATTTATCAGTTAATTTTTTCAAATTCGCATTTGATATCGTAATCGCACTAGCAATAAGTTTTTTTTTAAATAAATTGCTGACACGCATCAAATTGATGTTGCGTATTGTGGTATTCAATTGGGTTTGAAGCTTGGAAACATTTGCATTGTATATTTCGGTTAGAGTTGGCATTATACAATATGTATATAAAAGAAACCGACGGAGGGTATTTTAGAAAATGTGTAAAAAAGGAGGAACACTAAAAATTTATCCAGGTCTTACTATGCATTTGTTGTTCCCTTAAGAAACCACACTTAAGACCTCACGTCTGCAGATAGGACAATTGCTGCGACTTTTCAACAAGGATTCGCAACAAGATTTGCACATACAAAGATGCCCACAAGGGACGAGAATTTCGGTGGAATTTTGATCCATACAAATAACACATTCGGTGATTTCATAGATTCGGATACTGCTCATATCAAGTTTTGGAACAATCTTCATGTTTGTGGTTTTGATTTGGTAGAATGCCTGTGTGTTCGGACGTGAAACCAATACAATATCGTTGGGACCGATTTCGTAGAAATACCCGTCTTGGCGAATATCCTTGGGAAATTTGCAATTCAAATCATTGTTGTAGACATTTGTATATACTTTGCCTTCATCATCTGTGAAACTGAAGAATTTGATTCTTAGTTTGCTTTTTTCCTTTACACATTGAAGCGTGATCTTTGACATTTTTATTGTAAATTGCGATTTAATTTTTTGCAGATAAACGTATCTAAATTGGAATATTACACCACCCATAAATATAAAAATGAGACAAAAACGTCTCATTTTTATTTTCGTAGGGTGTAATTATATAAGGATTTTGCCTTATATAATTTGAATAACTATTTTTCCCTATAATAAATCAGCATGTAGTACCCTTTTGCAAAGTTCCATGTAAGAAGTTTACCTTCGTCTTTGGACCCCTTGAATTGCCACTTGAAATCGGTATTTATATTACTTTTCCAATCCATGTATGTGAGTCGGTGGAAACTCATCCCGTCATAGGCCATTTCCTTCTTCTCGCACGTCAACAAAGAACAGAAATGGTTTTGATTAGTGTCCCGAATGATGCAACTATCCAGCGCGTATGTTGCACCATTTAATGTAATTTGTGTTTTCTTATTGGTTGTTGGGATGTTATCGTTATAAAACTCCAAAATAATTACGTCTGGTAATTTACCAGTAGATTTTTCTTGGACTTGGAATTGCCAACTTGTTCCCGCATCTTGCACAAATAGGATAGGCAAATTGCGATTCCCCAGATAATTGATTAAGCTCAAGTAGTAGCGAACTGGGTTTCCGGCTTCGTCCACATCGCGAATATAGGTGTATTGCTGCTTATACTCGTCCGGAACAGAATCATAGATTTGCTGGATAATGGCATTCGTATTTAGAATGTATGCGTATTTGTTGCCAGTAAGACACGCATCAATTGCATAATTGAAAAGCGCAAACCCATCTCTCAAAACTTCCGGTATCGGGTTGCCGCCCTTCTGTTTTCCCTCAATCATCATCTGCCTCATAAAATGGAAGAATTTGCGTCCTTTATCCGATATGAATAATGACACAAACATCGTGTTGAACCAGCAATTTGCTAGCTCCTGGATAGGTGGAACAATTTTACTAGGGTTCGCGTGTTTATTTGCCTTGAGATTTTTCAACATATATTTTTTGGCAACAGGGTCATCATAGGGATAGCACGTTTTTTTGCCGGAAGCGTCAGGCACACCAATTTTCAAGGGTGCATTCAACATGAATGCGCGTGCATTGTTGCAATTGAGAACCTCTTTTCGTGCAACCGATTTCAGAGACACCAGTTCTTTGTTTATAGATGGACTATATGAATTGGCGGATTTATCAATTTCTTGTTCAATCTCTTCACTTATCTTCACAACCTTTTCTGGAGTTCGGTGAGAGAGAAGGAGGACATCGGGACGTTTTTTAGTTTTGTTGCGTTTCAGTAATTTCTTTTTATTTGTTTTTTTTTCTAAACCCGGATTCATTAATATATGGGTAGACAATAATGAATAGTTGAAAACAGTTTATAAAAAATAGTTTAGAAAAAAATAGCAATATAATTTATATGAAAAGCAAAACCATAATAATTGGTGCTGGCATTAGCGGTTTAACCATCGCGTCTAAATTAGAGAATGATGATTATATTATATTGGAAGCAAGAGAACGTATCGGCGGTCGCGTTTTTACAAACGATAAAAACATTGACGATGGCGCGGCGTGGGTGCACGGTTTGTGCGATAATCCTCTGACAAACTTGATATTGTCAGACGACCTTATTCCGGTCGCCGAATGCAACCCGTGGATGCATTCGGAGAACGCAAACATCACATATTTATTAGACAATGAGTTCCCTTTAGAAAAAAGACAATTACTCGCTGAGAAATGGAACGATTTAATTTTAAGAACCAGCGAAATCAACGGTTCCACCACAATTGCGGATGCATTTTCTTTTTTCTCAGAGGACGACGATATGCGGAGTTTTCTCTACATGATTGAAGTATGGTGTGGTGGGAGTATCAAGAATCTGCCGATCTCATTTCTACAACAATCTGAATGCAAGTCCGCACTTTTTGGAGACTATGCAGGTTCGCACTGTTTGTTCAAGAAGGGTGCAAAAACGTTGGTTAACACGTTATCCAAAGATTGTTTAAGTAAAATCATTTGCAATCAGATTGTCACAAAAATCATTCATGGACAAAATGAAGTTGAAGTGCACACGAGAGAAGGGGTCGTATACAAATGCACCAAATTGTGCATTACAATTCCGCCTGGACCGCTGAGAGACATTGAATTTGACCCGCCGTTGCCTTCCAATAAAATGGACGCATTAGCACATATTAAAATGGGATCCTACAAGAAAATTCAGTTGGAATTTGACGAGGTATTTTGGAACAATGCGCCAATGATACTTACGCGAAATGAAAAGAACGAGTATATTTTGTGGAACAACTATATGGTTTCAAAAAATATGCCGATACTGGAGGCGATTTGCCCCGCGGACAATGGATTCAGACTGACTGGAAAATCCGACGAAGAAATTGTAGATACGGTTCTAGACCATTTGAAACTGTACTTTAAGAACGTCCCCTTCCCAAAATCTTGACACGTAACAAGATGGGAAGAAGACGTATTCACACAGGGTGCGTATTCTTACCATGATATGTCTGTTACCGATGCGGACATTGATGCAGTCTGCGAACCCGTAAATGGTACCCTGTTTTTCGCAGGTGAACATACGGACCCGCTTTATTATGGTTCATTGCACGCGGCGTATAATAGCGGGGTACGCGTATTTGAAGAGATGAATCCAATGTAGAAACTTGTTTACACTAGTATAGTCTTACTGGGACATCAACATTCGTGCTTGTTCCTCGGTTTGATAATCCTTGTGCCACCCGTGGTAAAAACAAGTGTTGGTTGTATCTTCGTGTTCTATTGCAAATGCCGACCTATCTTCCTTTTTAGGAACCAGTTTGTTTAAAAGATGACAAGCAAATGTGAAAAAAAGGTCTTCATTACACAACTTCATTACTGGATAGTATTTCTCTATTAAGGTCCAAGAAACTTTCTGTAAACAATCCAGCATTTCGGATTTTTTCCGCAAAGAACATCCGCCATTGATTGCAACCCCATAGGATTCATTGTTTTCAGATAACCAGATGCAATTTGCACCGCAAAACGCGTAATTCAAATAAAGGGTTTCGTCAAACATTTTGTACATATAACAGTCTTTCTGAAAAATCAAAATGTGTTCTCCGGGTATTAAATCCCAGAATTCTTTGGACATTAGTATTCCATTGTATGTGTCAATATCTATGTTTGGTTGGTCGTCTTTATATTTGATTCTGGTTTCACTGATTCCGAGAACCATAGAACCTGGAAACTCAACCAAGTCTACATATTTTTCGTGGGTTATAATCACCAAATTCCAGCCGCGCGGGTTCAAATGTTGCATAAAGTTTTTGATTACACCGACCATTAATTTGTCGTAACGCGGATCCATTATTACTGCGACTTTTTCGGAATTGGCGTGCCATACCACATGGATTGGTTCATTTGCCAAATTTAATAAAGAATTTTCATAAAGGTCTTTCATCTATACAATATTTGTAAACAATTTATAAATATTTTATCATTTATGTATATAATGGATAAATCAAAGACGAATAAATCAAACTCGGGTAATTCAAACTCGGATAATTCAAACTCGGATAACATACGATTGGAAAAATTTTCAAAAGAACATTTTACATTCATAAATCAGTTTTTTGGGGACCAGACCGTGAGAGAAGTGATTGCCGAGGTTTTTCCCAATAAAATATATCGGTTTAAAATTGAAGAATATGAAACATCGCATCACCATCTTCTCTACGATATAGTAAAAAGAAAAAAAATTTGCAGTTTTAAAACTAAGGTCCAAAATATGAACGTTGATATAAACGACACATTGTGTCAGTCGTACTCATTGTTGACTTTTTTTAATTTGCCAATTGATGAGGACAAGGTGAAACGGCAAATTGATATGATTAACATGTACGAAACCATTTTGAAAAGCAAGGATTTCAGAAAAACGTTGGAAGACACAATTGATATTCCAAACCGGGCGTGGAGAGATTATCGCACCGAAGGCAATCCACCATTGACACTCCAAAAATCCAGTTTTTATAGTGGTATAAAACGAACGCTGAACCATTGGAGAGAATATGGATACCACTTTTTTATCGGACAAGGAACGATGTAAGGAACGACGTAAGGAACGATGTAAGGAACGACGTAAGGAACGACGTAAGGAACGGAAAATTGAATTATTTATATTTGCATATATAAATAATAAAAAGTAATAATCATGAACAACGAATTTCCGTTTATTTTATATAAAAACAACAAAACCGAGTTTCTGAACAAGGTATGTGCCCTGTGTCTAACGGCACTTTACTACCCGGAAACCGGCAACACAATGACAAAATGTTGCAGGTTAGGGTGCAGACACACTTTTCACCAAGAATGTTTGGATCAAATGTTTATCAAAAACCATGTCAACTGTCCCGAATGCAGAGAACCGATTACTTCAACCATAAATGTTGAAAAATCATTGGAATTAACGATACGCAATGACGCATTTGATCACGGCGATGTGGATGCAGATTTACTAGAACAATTTAAAATGAGCAGTATGGTTGTCAAACACTATCCATATCACAAAATGGTTTTTGAAAGATGGCGAAGAAAAAAAATACTATAATCAATTTACAAACAAAAAACAAGACCCCATAACTTTTTGATAATCTGGAAAATATTTTATTTGACTGCATACAAAAATATTTTCCAAATTATCATTCAAAAAATCTTTAACTTTTTATTAAAGATTTTTTATAACAAACTTTTTATTTACAAACTTTTTATTTACAAACTTTTTATTTACAAACTTTTTATTTACAAACTTCTTTCCGCCAAGTACATATTAAAAAACCCATTCACCTTAACAATTTGATATCCGAGAATTTCTCTCAAGTAGTCAAACAACGCGGTGTTTTCCTGGCTATTGGACTCAAACAAAATCTTGGGATACCCGCAACGAACAATGGTTTCCATCCCGCCCTGCAACACCTGGAGTTCGTTCTCTTCAACATCCATTTTGATAAAGGATATTTGACCTTGGATACCAAGAGAATCCAAAGTGCGTATCTCTATTACCTCGCTGTTCAAAATCTTGTCGGAAGGAGGCGCGTGTACGGTTGATCCACCACCATCATTGCTGACAATGTGCAAGGTTTTTGCACCTGTTTGCGCTTGGTTTCCCAAACCCAGTTTCAAACAATCTATATTGGTTGCAGAACTGAGTGCAACACCACCACACAAAGCATAATAAGTCATTTTTTGCGGTTCAAATGCGATGACCTTTCCAGAATAAGGCGCCAAAGTGATGGCATAACTGCCTGTGTGCGCACCAATGTCCAAGATGGTCGCATCTTTTCTGCAAAACTGTTTGCACCAGTCAATTAGGTCGTTCTCAAATAACCCGCGTTCGGCATAATAAGTATGGTTTACAGAAGGCATTAAATAGGTGAGCGGTTTGTTAATGAAGAAAATCTGATTTTTTGCATTGTCGTAAGTGGCGTCTCTCTCGTCCTTGGTCAAAATAATGTATTTGGTTGACATAATTATAAATGTAAATGCATTTTTTCTTTATTATATATTGACTAATAATTTGTTAAGGTGAATTAACGCTTTTTCTTTATTAGCCTTCTAGATTTTTTTGGATTTTTGGATTTCCTTATTTTTCTAGATTTTCCACCTATCTTAGGTACAACTGAATAAAATTCTTCTTTTTTTTCTTCTTTTTTTGGAAAAATTCTGGAAGTGAAATTAGAAATACCAGAAGTCATATTAGAAAAAAAACTGGGTGGTGTGCTTTTTGGAACGGGTTCTGCCTCAAATGTTGGACTAACATAATTCGGAACTTTTTGTTCCGAATTACCATTATCTCTGCTACTACCTAACTCAGCCAACAGTTCGGGACCATATTCTCCTCCCGTCTGGATATGTTTTTTTTGAGATTTATTTTTTTTCTGCATTATTGTTATATATACTATATTAACAAAAAAAGGTTTCTTCATAGAGTGGTATGAAATCCATAGGTTCCCATAGTTCCCCCTAAAACAATATAAAAGGAACCCCCATTAACCATCAATGACATCAAGGCATAGCCAAACGCAAAATGAATTGTTGCTAACTAATTTGCTAGATTTTTACAAAAAAGAAGACCATATGGACCGATTAATGCAAATCATCAATGGTGAATCCAAAGTTTCTCTAAGAATCATTGACTGGTTTGTCACCAATTTCGCGAAAAAGAATTTCACGGTTTACTCCATTCCTGCTAAAAATCGGTGCAGTACCGTGATTAATGGCGAGGAAAACATGGAGAGATTCAAGGTGTTCCATCATTATAAGCTTGAACTAAAAGCTTATAGCAAGGTGCGTTTTGACCCGTTCTCTCGGAGAGAGCGAATCATGATTCCCTATACCAACGATACTTCTTTGCAGACCACCATTGGACAACTGAATTTCTTCAAGTGGGCGATTGAGAACCAGGTATTGGAATACATAGAGAACAATTACGACGAAATTGAATTGGATATGAATTCGCGCAATAGTATTTCCAAGAAAAACGAGGAGGAATCCGAAACCGATAATAAGACTCGGAAAAAGAGAGAAGAGCTCTCGGTCTCTGCGTGCAAAACCATTAAGAAGGAGTCGGTGAAAATTGTGGTGAAGTTCAATTAAGTAGGGGAACCTACGGATTCAGAGAAGCTTCGCTTCTCTTATGCCCCCTACGACCCCCTCCCTTAAAATAGGAATTTATAATGGAAGGATTATTAAGCTTTTACTTAATTGTTATTTTAAGCATGGGATTATAATGGAACGGCAAGTTTCCTTAATATTTGCGCTGTCTCCTAGATTTGTTTTGGCGTTTGGAGTTGCGTCTCTTGGAGTTGCGCTTGGATTGACGCCTTGAGTTGCGCTTACCGCCTTTGTAGCTGGAAACCTCCGCAACACCTGGAGTAATCATTTTTCCTTCATAGCCGTAGCCTTGTCCTCCGCGCTGCGCTCCTCCGTTCATTTTCTCTTGATAAGCCGATGCATTTCCGCCAAGAGATGACGGCGAAACGTTTGGTAAAAAAGTGGGTGATTGATTTACGGATGTCATTTATATGTTATACAAAGATAATATATAAACGTAAAATCTCTAATTATCAATGGATTCTTTCTGTGTCACATTTGTTTGTAACTTCCGCTACCTAGATAAATTCTTTGACACGTGCAAAACCTTGATTGACGTCGGCGAATACAATGGACCCATCGTGCTAATTGTGGGAAACGATATCAACCTTGACGCATTAAATAAAGACCCGTTTCTCAAAACACATAAACAAATAATGGTTAAACATTTTCCGGATATTGTTTTTTGCAAAGAGGTTTCCGCTAAAATAGACAAGACAAACACCCAATGTGGCAAATTCGGATACAAACTGTTCCAGTACCACAAATACCATTTGTTCACGCCGTTTTTCAAACAGTGGCGCTACGTATTTTATATTGATTGCGGGGCGAAAATTTATGACAACATTGAACCTATTTTGCAAACTGCGACGCCGGATACATTGTTGGCGCATTCGGACGCGTACCCGACTTATCAATGGAAACTTGGTTGCCAGTTTTTAGGGATGGATTTGAATTCCGATTTTGATTTGAATAGCGACTATTTTCAATCCACCATTATGCTGTTTGATACGAGCATTATTGAAGATGACACATTTCAGCAACTATACGAACTCACTGAAAAGTATCCCGTTTCAACCACGAACGACCAAGGGATTTTGAACCTGTATTTTAACTGCATTAAAAAAAAGTGGAAACAAATACCTATGGGAAATGAAACCACCTATTTTTACGATTTTAATGTGCGGAATGATGACAAACCTTACATAATGACGAAATACTATGTCTTCAACGACTAAGGGAACTCGTCGTTCCCTTATGATCCCATACTAAAATGGTTATTAAATAAACAGTTTATTAGTGTTACCAGTATAAAGGGAAGGGGTCGTAGGGGACCCATACTAAAATGGTTATTAAATAAACAGTTTATTAGGGTTGCCAGTATAAAGGGAAGGGGTCGTAGGGGTCGTAGGGGGATCCCATACTAAAATGGTTATTAAATAAACAGTTTATTAGGGTTGCCAGTATAAAGGGAAGGGGTCGTAGGGGACAGAAGCGAAGCTGAACCCGTAGGTTTCCCTACCCACTTGCACATGGTTAAACACGCGCAAAAACTTGAAAGTGGTTTTCCATTAAATGAGGGGTGCTTCATTATATTGACCTTTTCAACAAAATGCACGTCGTAGTAATGTTTAAAATCAATACCCATTTTTTTTGTGCACATCTGATAAAGAGCCGAAGGATTTTCTATAATTTTTCCAGTAACTTCTTCCAACACTTGCCATTCTAAACCTTGGCATTTTTCGGACAATAGTTGTTTCTCAAACTCTTGTAAAAGTTCGTCAACATATATTTGCGGTTTTATGTATTCTTCAATAATTTTTGTTTGTATGTCTTCTGGTACATTATTAAAAATATTATCAAAAGACATTTGATTATTATATTTATCAAAAGACATTTGATTATATCAACCAAATGTCTTTATACTTTTAGGGGAACTACGTTTTCATTAATGATTTTTTAAAGGAGGGTTCAAAAGGGAACCTTGGTTCCCTTTAATGAATGTATTAATGGCTTCTAGCCACTTTTGGCCCACGCTGTCAGGCCCTCCGTATTCTGTATCCGTGTTGGAATCAATGCGCAAAACCGGATACTTATAGTTTTCGTGTTCAATCGTGTGTTTACTGACATATTCCGAAACATTTTGGACATCACTGCATCGGTTTTCAATCAACCATTTTGTGTGGTAATCCTTGCACTTTTTCAAGTATTCAATCGGAATACCGCCCTCGCCCGTGCGATTTCGTTTATTGATTCTGTTCGCACACGTTTCCGGATCGGAATCCATATAGATGACGGCGTCTACGCGGTAGTCCTGGATAAACTCTGAGTACCATTTGTTGTAAATGGAAAACTCCATTGGCTCCACAATTCCGTCGTGGTGCAACATATTCATAAAGATGTTTTTGTCGGCGCATAAAGACCGCTCAATAATGATGATTTCAATGTCGGGGTTTTCCCGGATTGCGTTTTTAAGAAGAGACATGCGGGTTATATAAGCCATAACCTGGAACGTGAATGCGTATCTTTTCTGATTTTCATAAAATTTTTCCAAAATTGTGTGTCCATTTTCGTCGTGGAATTGTTCCCAAATATCTAGGGGTTCCTTGAGGAACAAAACTTTTCCGTTTGCCATGTGTTTTTCCAAATGTTCTAGAACAGTGGATTTTCCTGCACCGATATTACCTTCAATAGAAACGAGGACTGGACGCTTATTCATTTTTAATTATATATTATTGTTTTTATTTTTTGTATCCTTTTTCTAAATAATTTCAATTTTGCGATTAACGGCTACGTAAATTTTGTAAAACCATAATATATAAATGGACGTTAAAGTGAATATAAAATTGATAGTTTCTGTGATAATCGTTGTGTTTTTATCGCTAATTGTGTTGAATCATTTTTTTAAAGATTTTTTCAAATTGAATCCGTATTATAGGAATAAAATACTTTTAGAAGGTTTTGATGCATCTGTTACTGACGCATCTGGAAATGCTGCTAAAGATCCATCTGGAAACGCAACTGCAACAACAGCAGCACCATCAGCAACAACCACAGTATCCGCTTCTGCTCCAGCCCCATCAGCCAATGAAATCCCAGACACCGATAAATCTACAATTATGGTTGACTTATTTGAAAAAGTGAACAATCACATGGATGTTATCCGAACAATCAAGCTTAGTGATAAACTCGTTCCAATCAACATTGATAAATCCGCGGCCGAACCGTATGCAATTCTTGCAAACCTCAAATTATTGATCAACAACGGCATTTACAAGAATGAAATAGACCTTAAAGAAATGTATGACAAGTATATTGGAAACAAATCAATCCAGGTTCTAACATCGGACATAAATTCTGTAAATATGGAATCCACCAACACTGCCGAGATTGGAAGTTTAGAAACCTCATTTTTGAAACGGTGTCAAAGTATTGTCGCCGGCCATCAAACTGTAATTGATAAAATATTAGAGAACAAGAGCAAAGAATAATTTGTGTGAGATTTGTATATGGATTATTCGTCACTTATAAAAACACCCAAAGGTAACGATTTTAAAAAAATAAACGAATATCAAAAAGCATTGGATGGTAATAAATCTACTGCATTTACAGCGAAACCGCCTTTAGGAAGACGTTATTTTGAAAACACTGGTATTCGTTGCAACAATTCAAAAAACAATCGCTATGTGTTTATAGATTCAATTCCGAATGCGGGTCCTCACAAAAATGGTATCTATTATTCCGCAAATAGCGATTTTTCAAAAGTGACCGATACTTTAAACGAATCTTCCAAATATGATTGCGTAAAAAAAACGTATACTACAGTTGATGTGAAAGGTAAGAAAAAAAAGAAAAAATACTATGTTGCAAAAGAAACATTTATTTCGCCGAACCTGAATGAAATGAATATGGGGCAACAGTTTTTCATTGGGTCGTTTGCGGTACTTGGGCTTTTTCTTTTTTACAAGGGTTTTTTTAGGTAAGAAAAGCTTTGCTTTTCTGAATAACCGTCGGTTATTTTTTTATAAAAATATTGAATATTTTTATAAATATTTTTACATACCACAATTTAAAGGGAGGGGGGAACTACGTTCCCCCTCTATAGTTTGAACCTCAAATAGATTTGGTGAGCGACCAAAGCACCCATGCACTGGGCAATGATGTAAGGGAATAGTTCAGTGGATGGCAATGCACCCGATGCAGCCATTGCCAAACTAACAGCAGGATTGACGTGGCCTCCCGACGTGTTCTTCGCCAATAAGATGACAAGGGCCAAGGCCGCGCCAATGGCTAAAGGATTGCCAGTGGCTAAAATAACATACACGAAAAAAATGGTTCCTAAAAACTCAACGATGTAGTTGTACATTCTAAATATATCTTAATCGCAGATTTTATCGTACAAACATAATGTGCGAATAGGCGGCATTGTTGTATCCACCTTGCGACAAATCGTTGTAATTGCGGTTATTCGCCTGTTGTTTCTTGAATTTGATGTACTCGGAACTGTCGGCAACAAACTTGACATTGCACGAAGATGCGGCAATACCAGTTGCATCGGCGTTACTCCAAATAGACCCGATGAGTCTTGAGTAACCGGGTCTTGACGCATTGGTGGGGTTGGGGCCGCCAGAAGAATAATTCTTACGAGCCAAAAAATCGCCACTGTTGTTTACGGCGCGGAAAGGGGTGGTTACACGAGCACGATTGTTAACAGTTCCAGTGGCGTATGGAGTATTCCATCCCATTCTAAGAACTTTTCGCATACCTACAAGCTCAGAAGTTTTATAATTCGTCATGGTTTGTTTGCTGGAAAACCCACGGAAAGGTCCGCCTAGATTAGAACTACTGGTTTGCGTAGACATATTATATATGTTATCAAGAAAAAGAAACCTACGGTTTCTCTTAAGGGAACGTAGTTCCCTTATGAACCTTCCTCTATACCTCGCTTCGCTCGGAGGCTCACCTTAAGGGAAGGGGTCATAGGGGAAAGGACGCTTCGCGTCCGACAGTCGGCGCCATTTGGGCGCCTTAACCGTAGGTTTCCCTTAAAACATCTTGTGAATGGCTACATATACTTCTTGTAAATTGGCGCAAGCCTCTTTCAAATCTTGACCAATTTCGTTTTCACTGACTTTGTTCGCATAGGCCAATCGGATCCGACTGCTTGCATCATGCGGGTGCAATTTCTTGAATGCGCAAAAGTTCAGCTTCTTATTGTCCTTTGCGTTATAGAAATGCTCGTATAAATAATACTCCAAAGCCTTTCCTAAAGTATAATCTTCATTCTCCAAAATCACATCCCAACTATTGTCCATCGTAACAACACTTGGCTCAATCGGCACGCTACCATCTCCAACCTTTTCCATAAAATCAAGTAGCTTTCTCTGCATTATTGCGCAGGCCTTTTTGACAATTTCGTTGTTTGAGAAAACCCCCAATGTTTCAACCGCAAAATCAAAACTGTTTTCCTTAAAATACCGCTGGGCGTCCAACAAGTAAAAGTTGGTTTTCACATATTCAATCTCCTCCGCAGTTGCGCCATCCGCGCGCATTTTGTTCTCCTTTTCGGTCCACGCGTCTTTGGCCATATCGGCATCAATCGTGTTGCCGTATGCGCACTTGGAAACCACATTGAACATACTACTGGTTCCCGCATTTGCGACAGAAAACTCGCACGTCAACCGGATTTCTTCGCCTGGGACATCGCTGATTTTGGGTCTTAATCTGCAAAAATCAATGTGTTGCCTGGTTTTCACGTCGGCTGGGAAAATGCGATTGACGTCGGCCTTACCCATTGGCTCATTGGTTTCCTTGTTTTTGATTTTGAAATGTTCGGTGGTGACAAACAACATGTGGTCCGTTTCATTTTTCTCGTGTATTTCCAGAATGTATTTGCCGGGCAGTTCTTCCGGGTTTGTGCTGTGAACAGGGATGCAACTAAGACGCTGTTTCAGAATCTCGTTGTGAAGACGGCCTGAATTTACAGTGATGGTGCATTTGTTGTCGCCGTATGTCTCTGTTCTGAAAACGACCGTGTCAATGTCGTTCAAAATAATTCGGCGTATTGCGTTTGCTAAACTCACATTGACGCCTGACAGCGTGAACTTGAGAATGCCTGCGTCTTCGGATACTGTGCTAATTTTAGGGTTCATTTTTGCTATAATAGTTATATATTATGTTTTTATATTCTTGGGGTATAGAATGAATAAAAAATCAATTTTACAAAGGAAACCTACGGTTTCCTTTTGAACCTTCCCTTCACATAAACAATTTTTTAGAACCACTCGGCTTCTGCCTTTTGAACTCTCGTTTATAAGGGAAGAATCAAAGATGTAAGCTTCGCTGGATAACCGTAGGTTTCTTTATAAGGGAAGATTCAAAAAGAAACCTGCGGTTTCTTTTATAGGGTAACCCAATTATACTTGGGCATATTGTTCACGCAGTCCGGCACATTCGGATAATCTTTTTTCAAAAATACTCTACCACAACTGGAACCCATTCTCCCAATGAATTTCATTTTTCTGGCTAATGTGGTGTCTGTGACTTTGCCATCTACAGTTCCTGCAACTTTATAATTCTTCCCTTTCTCGCATTCTTTGTGTTTGCATATTCCGCGCATTCCTTTGCGGATCGTCTTCTCTTTGCAATCGTAATGGTCGGCCAGCACTTTTTTCGCGTATTTCAAATCCAGTTTTTTCGCATTCAACAATTCATTGAGTCGGACGTTGCGCGATCCATTGATGGTGGTTGGGTCATTGATTGTTTTGTCGTTGGTTTCTTTGGTTGCAAGTTCTTGCGTGAACGCGCTGTTCATTCCATAGAAAAGTCCGTCCACCGTCCTATCAATTCCGTGTGTCTCTTTCCCCAATTCAAATCGCATGATCTCTCCACTAATAATATCGCCGAACAGCCACGAACACGCATAATCCCCTGCATTTTGCTCCATCATAATGGAAACGTAGTCGTCCAGGGTTTTTCCTGTTTCCATTGCCTTGCGAATGCGGAAAAAATAGGGAACGCCCTTTTCAAAATCCGGAATATAATTAATGTCAGAAATGGTTGTTTCGCATCCGATGATTCCCGATTCTGAAATGAACCAGTCCGTAGAACTGCAGACCAAACCAGGCAACGTCTGCATTACAAATGGAAACGTATCCGGGGCAGAAGGATGCATATGCATAACTATGTTGGAAATGAAACCGGAAGCATAGTCGCAATGGGTGTTGTGCGCCATCAAAATTTTTCCATCAACCGTCTTTGAACCGGTGGCAATAAATGCACTGCATCTCTGCACCAACCTTTTATTCAAAATTTCATCCATTGACAAATACATATTCCAGGCGATGAGTTCATCCAAAGACATGGCGGAAGAACATCCGTCGCGGATTCCACGAAGTTCATCAAATATATTTTTCCATTTGTCAGATTCTTTTACGAGAGAAACACATTTTTTAACGTAATCAGAGAGAGAAATTTTGTAGTTTGTTTTTACTAAGGATTTCATTACTTCTTTGGCTTTCTCTATTTGTTTGCATAGAATAGACCCGTGCTGATATCCCATATCATAGTAAGAACCGGAAACCTTGACAGTTATCCAACCCTCCAACGAAGAAATATTTTTTCGTGTTTTTTTGTTGCGGGTATACCGAACTCGTTGGGTCATTTATATAAGAGTTAAAGAGAAATCGTTATTTTCTCTTTAATTTATTAAGGAACTCATCGGCTATATAATTCCATACTAATAAGGGAAGGTTTAAAAGGAAACCGTAGGTTTCCTTTAAAGGAACATGTACGCAATCATAATAAACATAATGATATACGGAAGAAGGAACAAGAACCAGGAAACAGACTCATACCCATTCTTGCAAAGCAAATTAAGAATCCAAGTCCAGAACAGAACATAGAGAACCTTGAATATGAATATTAAAAAGGTGCTTGTGACACCACAACTATAATCTCCTAAACAATATACGTTGGTATTTCCGTAGTTTTGAATGGACATAATGACGATTGCGATCATAGAGACAATGAAGTAAAAGTAGGCGGGGGTGCACCATTTGCGAATATTCAAAGACATTTTATAATCTATCTGCAGAGAAAATTATACCTTGTATGTTGGACCCAAAGATGCACCCGAATTTGATGGGTATGAACCAGTGATTTGATTGGACACACTTGTTGCGCCAGCAGATATTCCAAAATCTGGAAAAAATCCAGTGCCACCACCACCACCCGAAACGGGTTTCTTCAGATATCTGCGCGAATGGTTTCTTCTGGAACCACCTTTTAAAACAGATGTTGTCATTTGTCTGGATAGGTCGTGTTCAAACGTGTTTTGCGGATAAAACGCGCGGATTGGAACATTGAAATCACTTCCGCCGCGCAAAGTCCTTCGTTTATCAGCCCTTCGCTGAGTCCTTCGTTTATGAGTCTTTCGCTGAGTCCTTTGTTTTTGGTTTGCCATATTATAAACTAATATGGCAAAAAAAAGTGCGGTTACATCTTTATAAAAGGAGGGGTCATAGGGGAACGTAGTTCTCCTATTCAATATCAACATGGGTCAACATATGTCGGCGGCAGCACGGGTCAAACAACCCTAAATCGTCCAACACCTCGCCCTCGGCCGTCTTCTTTGTATTGTCCTTGGTCAAGTAAACGGTTCTTGACAATACCGCGCTGTCCTCGGTTCCCATACTGATTTGCTTTTTTTGTCTTACTTTCTCCAAATAGTATCTATATTTGTTGGCTAGAACCTTGCCGCAAGTTACGCATTTTACTGGAATAATCATTTTATAAATTAGTACTATATATTATGCTTTCTTGTTTATATGCATTTAAAAGTTCAATTTTAAGTAGGGAAACCTACGGTTATTCAGAGAAGCTTCGCTTCTCTTACGCCCTACGACCCCTTCCCTTTTATTTTAAAACCAAATAAAAACCATTGAGGGGGTCTAAGCCGTCAGGCTTCGCCTTTATAGGGGGGCTACGCCCCCCTAAAATTGAAGTCTTTTTTTGCATTTTTAAAGAAGGCATACATAAAAACATATTCTGGTTAACAATCAGAATATACCCATAATTAATTATAACCTACAAACTAACTAACGAAAATGAATTTCAATCACGTCTTTGATTTGACCAAGTATGAATTTAACACGGATGCCCCCCCATCTTCTTGCTACTGGGCTCCCGATTGCATCCAGTGCCTCGCATATACTGGCTCGGAGGAAGACCGTTACCCGTCAAAGTGCGACATTTGTTTGAAACCGCTTACTGACCACGAGGGATACGCGGATGAGAACGAAACCTGGTGCAATTTGTGCGCAGAAGAAGAAGAAATTAACCAATTATACTGCGCAAACTGCGAGATGCGATTCAACGACAAGGACATTCTCCGTTCAACCAACAACAATGGAGTATGCGAATTTTGCAATGACCTTTTGGACCTTCCTGTAAATACGCGATCCCGTTGCGACGACACTCCCCCAACCAAGTACATTACTTGTTGCAATTGTGGCGCAGAAGAATCCGAATACTCCAGTTATCATTACGAGTCCTCCGTCTATTGCAATAAGTGCGCATGTGAAGTTTGCGGTCAAAAGCCCAAGTCCACATTCAAGGTAGAAGAGAAAACCTTTGAATGCACCCTTTGCACAGACAACCACGATTGGCAAGATAGAAACATGGTTGACGGCGACCTATTTTGCGGTCCCTGCTATTGGCATCTTGAAATGCAACCCAAACCTATTTTGTTTGGCCAGTATTCAAGTGAAGAAAAGATGCAATTGGCGCGCTACGCCGAAGAACACAATCTTACGATGGAGGAGGCGCTTGACTATCAAACCCATTGCCATTGCTGTGGCAAATTCGTAGAAAACGCGGTCTTTGACGAAAACCACCAGTACTGTGGAGAAAGGTGCTGGGATACGTGCGAAGAATATCGGTATCCTTGTTTCAAAAAGGGCGATTGCAAGGTGTGTGAGACCCTTTGCCAGGTGGAGCAATCCATGGTTGACGACAATTAAATAATGCATTGGATTTCATAATAATTTCATATAAAATATTCATATCAATCAATAAAGAAAAATTTTCCAAAAGATTTTCAAATAACTTAATAAAAAAAAGAAAAAAAGATTTTCAAAAAGATTTTCAAATAACTTAATAAAAAAAAGAAAAAAAGATTTTCAAAAAGATTTTCAAAAAGATTTTCAAATAACTTAATAAAAAAAAGAAAAAAAGATTTTCAAAAAGATTTTCAAATAACTTAATAAAAAAAAGAAAAAAAGATTTTCAAAAAGATTTTCAAATAACTTAATAAAAAAAAGAAAAAAAGATTTTCAAAAAGATTTTCAAAAAGATTTTCAAAAAGATTTTCAAATAACTTAATAAAAAAAAGAAAAAAAGATTTTCAAAAAGATTTTCAAAAAGATTTTCAAAAAGATTTTCAAAAAGATTTTCAAAAAGATTTTCAAATAACTTAATAAAAAAGAAGAAACCAAAAAAAACAAAAATAAGAATCAATCAAACAAACAAAACCCCTCTTTTTTATTTATACCGGTGAACATTTAAAACGGCACACCTACGGTGTGCCTTGTACAACGAAGCGGCAAATCGTCACCGATACCGCGCCGTTTTAATTATTCAACGGTGTATACATCAACCCTTTCCGAGCAAATGCATCCGCAATATTATTGTTAAGCGAGTGTTCATCCAATAACCCAGTGTGCGCCCGCACAAACTGAAAACTGATATTGGGGCTTTTATTGAATATTGTGTACATTGGTATCAACAAATCCGTATTTTTAACGGATTGGCCATTCGTTTTCTTCCATCCATTCTGGGTCCACAACTGACAATACTGGGTCATAGATTGAATTGTATATTCGGAGTCGGTATATATAATAGACGGCTTAGAATTCAACCAAATATTGTGGATAACCAATGCATAAGTAACCGCAAGCAGTTCACACCGCTGGCTTGTTGCGGGTTTAACCAATGCCTTTGGATAATTTATACTTACGTTTGGGTGCTCGCCATTAGGGAAATAAATGCCGATACCACCGCGAGTTCCATATGTTTTGTTGCCGATGCAGGACCCGTCGGTGTATATGCGAATTGTGGAAAAGAAGCGTCTCATTTTTGTATATAGATTGTTATTTTTATATTTTACAAGATAAATAAATATAAAAATCAATTTTATAGGGAAACCTGCGGTTATTCAGAGAAGCTTTGGTTCTTTTACGCCCTATGCGGTTGCTTCCGCTCCATATGACCTTTCTCCTCCTTATAAAAAAATTTTTTAAGGGAAGGGGTCGTAGGGGAAACCGTAGGTTTCCCTACTTGCAGTTACCATAACATTTGCCCTGGTAATAATAAAAATCCTTATTCTTCAGACTTCCGTCACTATAATTCGCAGGGTTTGTGGGTCCATTCTCATTGCCTCCCACGCATTTTTGTCCGCCAATCAGGGTGCAACAACTGGTAGATGCACACGTATTCAGGTCTAAAGCCCCGCATTTCTCCTCAATCGCAAACTTGTCATTTTTAAACTGGGTGCAAAACCCGCCCAACATTCCTGCAGTATTGAATACCGGCGCAGGCTGAGGTAGTCGCGTGGTCCTGCTCAAATAGACACTGTCTTCGTAATTGGGGACATAATTGGATGAACCATATTTGTATGCGCCGGGTATGTAATAGAGAACCGGTGAAAAACTGGCGTCGGTGTTTTCTTCGCGTACAAGCTGCCCATTTGCGTCAAAAGTATAGTATTTGCCAAGTTCATCGTTATTCACTTGTTCTGTTTTTCGTTCGGGCACATTTGGGCGATAAACGGGTTCACTTTTTGGTGGAGTGTATGTGGAATTCAATATGGAAAACGCATATTCAGTGACATCTGGGTTAAAAATCAAATAATTTTTGCTGTCAATTATGTACCCTTTTGGTAAAAAAGTGGGGACTTTTTTCATAACATATCTATCCAATACCACTTTGCCAGTTGCATCATTGAATGGAGCAATGCGATAGTAAATTTGATTTCCACTACTGCTGGTTGGCAATGGTGTAGTTTCGGTTGCAGCAGTTTCGCCTGCAGATAATGGAATTTCCTCGTATGGTCCTTGTTGTAATTCCATGTCAGTTTTAGTTTTGTAAGCGGCAATTTCATTGATAACCATTTCATTTGTTGGATCAACAATCAGTCTGGTTTTATCCGCTGGATTCACTATGTAGCCAATGGGTATTTCGGGTTTCATTTTCCAAACACCTTCGCCCATATCAACTTTTAAATACCCATGAGGCGGGTCCACTCCGTAACCGTTTATACCAACTGTAGTATTGTTTGCAACAGGTCCCGGATATGTAGCGCCTGGAATGTCTACGACTTCAGTAAAATCTGTTCCAATCATAATCATGGATTCTTTGTGTTTGCGGTTGCTTTTTCTAAATGTGAAATAGACATATAAACACACTAAAATGACCGATAATAAAAAAATGATATAACTTATTTTTGCATAATCCATTGTGATTTGTATATTATATTGTGTGGATTTTATTATGAATATATTTGAAATATGAAATTGTTAGGTTTCATTTTTATGGTGATGGAATTGTTTTCTTTATGTACGTATGTCTTATTTTCGGGAAATAGAGATAACCTTAGGTCGTATGCTTTTACTAAAATGCCGTGTTCCAAATAGAGAGTGGGTAGGTATGCCGTTTCAAAATCATTGGGTTGAAGTGTCTCTTCCGGAAGGGGGTCCGGGTCAGTGACTGGAATAAAATCAAGTGTCTTTTCCGGAAGGGGGTCAGGTTCAACAACCGTATTAAAATCAACAGTCTCTTCCGGAAGGGGGTCCGGTTCAGTGACTGGAATAAAATCAAGTGTCTTTTCCGGAAAGGTCTCGGGTTCAATGACTTGGTTAAAATCGGGCGAATCATATGGACTATTCACTATTTTTTCGCACTGTGTATTTGGTTGCTCATAACAATGATTGTCTTTTGAAAAGACAAATAAAACTATAAATAGGAAGTATCCTATCATTTTCTTTTTTTATAAAATTATATTTATTATAAAAAAAGAATTCAATTTTATAATAAAATAAAAAGCTATATTATATGCTTTCTCTAACGAATCTAAGAAAACCACCTCTTTATACCAACAACGCAATGGTTTTTTACAAGCGCGGCAGTTTGGCCGCAGGTGGAGTTACTTCCGTAACAAATTCGCGGGCTAAGGCTAGACGGACCTAAGGCGAGACGGACCTAAGGCTAGACGGACCTAAGACGCGTTTTTTTGACCGTAGGTTTTTTTTATACTTTTTCGTTTTTTTCTTTTGTTTTTTAACAACCCTTCGTTTTCTTTTGGTTTTAGGAACCAATAAAACTGGAGCAACCAACAAGGGGACATGATCTTCTAAAGGGAACTCGTCGTTCCCTTTTAATCCCATACTAGAAGGAAGTGTTATTAAGTCATCAGAGTCTTGGGAACTTAATTCCAAAAATTTCAAATGATAATCGTTTTCGTCAGCACGTTCATACGGAAGTTCTTCTATTGCCAGACTCACATAATTTCCATCCGTGTATTCAATTGGGTCACTCATATACAATTAACAAAGGTATAATTGTTAGAGGTATACACCTTTTAACCTTTCAATTGCCGATTTATATAACCTGAAATCGCCTACGGCGATTACTCGGATATAAAAAAGGCAAATTATCGGTTATAAAGTAACAGTTACCAAATCACATTCAAAGATGCCGACCCTTAAGGGTCGGCGTTTGAAATGTGAAATGGTGTAAAATTGAAATATTTTTTTGTATTTATCCACATTGCATAAATACAGAACCCATTATGCGCAATAAAAATGCAACGAACCCGAACTATTAATGCCGAGCTGAAGGCCACACAAAACACGGTCACCCAGCAAAACCAGGTGATCCAGCAGTGTGTGAAAAGAATTATTGAACTTGAAACCATCGTGGTCTCGCTAGACCCCAGTACCAAGATTAAACCGTTTGTCGGGTTGGGGGATGGTTCTCTGCAGGTTCGTGTCAAAAAACTGTTTCCAAACTCACCGCGCATTTTAGAAATAGAAAAAATACACAAGATAACCGACAAATATTTCCTAATTGACCTGGAATCCAAATACGACAAGTTCATCGTGAAGAACCAGCACTTACTGATGCTGTATGATTTGATTGAGGACCTGTTGGACATTCGTGACGCGATTCTCATTCGCGTCGGCAGGTTGAAGAGACAAGAACTGATGAGTGGAATACATTGAATGGAATAAACAAAAATAAAAATAAAAATAAAAATAAAAAGAAAGAAAAAAAACAAACAAAAATAGGGACCAACCCTTTTTTATTGTATCCAATAGATATATAATGGTATTTACGGAACCATCTAAAAAAATACAAGAAATTTTGAAAAAACACGTTTCGTTACCTGATTTCCATTTATCCAAAAAAGCATCGGCAGTTATGCAAAAGTTGTACAAGCAAGCCATTGATGCACACGCAATGACGCCTATTTATTCCAAAGATGAAAGCTTGTTTAAAGGCTTGCCGACGCAAAAAGGTCAAAGTTATGATTATATGGAAAAAAGCATTCGCGACCATATTGAAGGGTTGAAAACCCGTGTAACCCAAGTTGTTTTAACTGTAGGTGAGCGGACATATACTATTTTTTTCATTATCCCGGTCGGAACAGCGAGCGAAATTGACAATTATGTTAAATGGATAAATACGTGGTTGCAGGTCGCCACCCTCTATGCAAAATCCGACTGTTCCAAAACGGTTACTGTATATCTCTACTTAACGGATTTGAAAAAAATGTTGCCCGAAAAGGGCGGAATTGCATTGAATCCAATGAATGCAAACACCGCATTTACCACTTCTTGCCAACCAAAGACTGAAATTATATTGTACAGGAGAGAAGAATGGTTCAAAGTATTTATCCACGAATCCTTCCATAATTTGGGTCTGGATTTTGCGGGAGAAAACGTCAAGGAAACTTTGTTCCCCATTTTTCCAATTCAATCGGAGTTCAAATTGTACGAAACTTATACTGAAATGTGGGCGGAATTGATGAATATTATTTTCATAATGGTTGGAGAAAAAACAAAGGAACCTATTTTGGAAATAGAAAAGTTGGAAAAATATATCCAGATGGAGCGGAAATTTTCTCTGTTCCAATCCGCCAAAATATTGAAACATTTTGGAATTACTTATCGTTCGTTCTTTGAAAAAACCAAAGAGGCAGAACAGATGCGGAAAAAATACAAGGAAGAAACCGAAATATTTTGCTATTTTATTTTGAAAACGCTGCTTATGTACAATTGCAACGATTTTATTGAGTGGATGCACGACCACCAAAAACCGGTCCCTAACAAAGTTGACAAGTTTATCAAAGATTTAATTATACCAAGATATAATGAAATTCAGTTTATTAAGGCAATTGATAAAATTAATGAAAACATGAATGAAAACATGAATTTAACCAATTCAACCACTTTGCGAATGACAGCATTGGAACAATTACTGTAGTTGTTCTAGAAGCAGTGATTCCAGCTTTGCCGTCTTCTGGCGCATTTCCTCCAGTTGTTGCTGAAGCAAGAAAATTGTCTGGGTTCTCTCTTCGTCGTTCACTTTTGGCCGGGTAAGTCGGTCAAAATCCGTTTGAAAATCCTTGAGTAACTCCAGCTTGACATAACCGTGTCCGGGACAACCCGCAAAATGGACGGCAAACAAACCATTCTGCAAAGCGGCCTCGGCACTTTCGCGACTCTTGACAAATGCCTTGAATGTATGCGAATTGCACATATTGTTGTGGATAAAGAAAAAATTCAAGAATGGCTGGTCGTAGAATTTCAGCTTATTCTGGTACATATCCAAGTAAAATGCCTGCTTGGTCTTGATAAAAAGCTTCTTAATTGCAGGAATCGTCTTGAATCCCATAATAAATGAACTGATGCCTTCTCTATCTGGGTATTGCGCATTTTCCTTTAAAAACAGGGAGTTGCCCCAATACTCAGCCTCGCATAAAATATTGCCCTCGCCATAGACATAAACTAGGTCGTCTTGAATACTCTCAAACATTGGCGCAGGGTCCTTTATAAAGATGGAGTCCGCATCAATGTAAATCACCTTTTCATAGTTCTCAATTTCCGGATAATCAAAAATATCCATTTTGGAAATCCGCGCCTGATTCATTGATTTGTAAAAATTCTTCTCAAAAAACTTCACGCCGGACAAATCCGCGCATTTTGACTGGATTATGGTTTTAAATTCACCGGTTGTGTAAATTAGAAAATCAACTGCGGATCCTGTCTTTTTGAATGAATTTATTAAGTACAATACAACGTCTGTGTAATTTTCTTGGTGAAAACAACACGTGTAAACTAGATATTTAGACGACATTTATGAAGTATATGTTGGACATCTTTTATATTATTTGTATAATTATAAATAATATATGCATATATACAGACACATATAATAATATATCTATCTATTGTTTATAAAATGGAAAAACACAGCATAACAAATATTGAAATCAAAGTCGTGCGAGGGACCATTTTGCCCGAAGAGAATGACATTGGAGGCGAATATGCGCTTTTTTATTGGGCAAATTTCGTACCTCACTATGATGGCAAAACGGTGATAATCATTGGCGAATGTGGTTTTGACCCAGTTTACGAAAAAAAAAGTTTTGTGTTTACCTATGATTCTGAAACTGACACTGCAGTGTTTGATGAAAAATACCGAATGTGTTTATGCAGTCCGGAAATATACAACAAGTATTATTTGCACATTCGCGGACCTAACAATGACCAAACCCTGACAATTCCGTGGATACGGTTTCCCAGGACCAAAGATGGTGTTGCGATTCCGCAACTGGTCCAACGGATACTTGGAAAAATTCCGAGTATGATGACCTTCCCATAAAGGAAACCGTAGGTTTCCTTTTGATCCTTCCCTTATAGGAGAACTACGTTCCCCTAAGGCGAAGCCGACGGCTTAATGACCCCTCCTTAAAAGAAACCTATGGTTATTCAGCTTCGCTTACGTCTTTGACTCTTCCCTTAAAATTCATTTTAGTATGGGTTCAAAAGGGAACGACGAGTTCCCTTTAAAATTGAACCCAAAATGGATTTTATAAAAGATTGCATACAAAACCAATTTAAACACAATCTTGCATACTATATAAGTAAATAATTATCAATACAATCAATTAATGGGAATCAAATATTTAAACAGGTACTTGACTGGAGTATGTGACAACTCGGCAATCAAAAAAGTGCATTTGCGCGAGTTTGCCGGTAAGAAAATTGTGGTTGATGCCAGCATCTATTTGTACCGTTTCATCGGGGAGAAAAAACTGATTGAACATATGTATTTAATGGTGTCTATATTTAAAACCTACAACATAGAACCCATTTTCATATTTGATGGGGCATCGCCTCCCGAGAAGAAAGAAGTGCTGGCTGAGCGAAAAGAAAAAAAACGGCTCGCCGAAGATAAATACGAAACCATTAAAAATCAGTTGGAAAAAGTGGATGACAACGAAGAGAAATACGAAATGATGAACGAAATGGAAAAGTTGAAAAAACAATTTATTTACATCAAGGAATACGACTATAAGGTCGTCAAACAACTTCTTGATAATAGCGGTATCCATTGGATTGATGCGCCGGCTGAGGCGGACGAATTGTGTGCTCATTTTATGCACACTGGACAAGCCTATGCATGTTTGTCTGAAGATATGGATATGTTTGCCTACGGGTGTTGCCGCGTGTTGCGTCATTTCAGTCTGGTCAAACACAATGTGTTGTTATACGATTTGGAGCAGATTTTATGCAAGTTACAAATGAACGTGCAGGAATTTCGGCAAGTGATTGTGTTGTCGGGGACTGACTACAATAAGGAAGAGACGACAAATCTGTATGATTCGGTGAAGTGGTTTTATGCGTACAAAAAAAGCATCATTTTATCCGAAGAAACCATTCAGCCGTCATTTTATGAGTGGTTGAGAAAAAACACGGATTATATTAAAAACGCGGATATGCTGAATTCCACGCACCAAATGTTTTTGAAAAAAAATGGGGTTTATGATTTTCCAAAAGATGTAAAAAAAGGAAACAAAGAACAATTGGTTGAATTGCTTGGATACGATGGGTTCATCTTTTAAAGGGAACCAAGGTTCCCTTTTGAACCCTCCTTTATAATCCCTCCTTATTTATTATAAAATTGTAAATAAACATTTTTATTTTTATTTTTTTCTATTTTTATATTTTTCTGCAAAATTATTGTTCATATTCTTCATATTGGTTGGTTTCTATTTTTTCACCATATTCGTTGACATCCTGGGTCTCGTCCGCCGTTACCTTGTATTTGTCCATAATTGAAAACCCATTGTTAAAGATATCTGTTTGGATATCTTTAATTGTTTCGTTCCACTCGTCTGCGACTATTGTGACTGTATATGTAGATGTTTCCGCATTCATCCGGCTACGCACGTATTGCACTTTTCCGAAATACTGAAAACTGCGCAACACATTGTCAATATTGTATGACAGTGGGATGTCGTGCAAAACAAAGTTCATCTTGGTGTAATAGGTCGTTGGCTCTTCAAGACTTTGTCCAAGGTGTTCTTTGGTTGAACGCTCGTTAATGACAGGCTTGTCAGTCGCAAGCTTGTCAGTCGCAAGCTTGTCAGTGAGAGGCTTGCCCGATGCAATTCTCAGATTTTGTTCGCGCTCCTGCTTTCGTACTTGTTTCCATTCATCCAGATTGTTGCTTACATGTTCAATTTCGGCCTCGGAACGAGCATATTGCTTTTCCCTGCTGAATGAGGTCTTCTTACCGTACTTGGATGAAACAGGTTTGGATTCGTTATATAGTGGCATTGTATTTGGTTTATGTATTTTGTTTATGTATTTCAAAAGATTTGTTTAAAAAAAATCAATTTTATAGAGATGAACAAAAATAAAAAATAAAAAATTGAAATAAAAATATGTACTAACAAAATACATCATACGAATAAAATGGACACAACCGCGATAGAAGATATTGATAATTTTTGGAAATCTATTTCCGGAAAAGATAAACCTACTCAACTCCAAAGATATGAAAAAAAGAACTCCCCCGAAGGTATCAAGCGATTTATTGCCATTGGTGGTGGTCCCAAGATGGGGACTACTTTGGAACAATACGCACGTTTTAAGTTCAAGAATCTGCAGAAAAGAGGCAAGGGAAAGGAAGAAACTGGATATGACCATATGATAAAATTGGAGGGAAAAAACGTTTTTGTAGAGCAAAAATCGTCAGGTCATTGGGGAGAAGACGATTACAAGTGGCAACACGTGGAGGACAAGCATAAGTGGGATATGCTTATTTTGTGCGGCATTGACTATACCAACATCAAATTTTGGGGAATGGACAGGAAGACATTTAATCGCCTGATTTCTGAAAAAAAAATCACAAATCAGGGGAACAAGACAGGAGATAGCTCCGAGGGCAGATGGTTTAACTATTCGGATGTTAAGGATTCGCTTGTTGAGATTCAGACGGATGAACAGCTTCTTCAGTTTGCGAGTTCGCTTGAAGGTGCTCCGCTTCAAGGTGCTTCGCTTCAAGGTGCTTCGCTTCAAGGTGCTTCGCTTCAAGGTGCTTCGCTTCAAGGTGCTTCGCTTCAAGGTCATTTGATTGAGTCAACTCCTTTGATTGACTCTTCTCCTCCGCTTGTAGACCTTCAACTTGAGTCAGCTCCACCGATTGTAGGCGCCAATGAATAAGTTTCACATACTCCTCGTTCAGTTCAATGCCAACAAAGGGCAGTCCCATTTTTTTTGCCGCCACGCATTCGCTTCCGGACCCTGCAAATGGAACCAAAACGTACCCATCCGACTGTTTGCAAGAAAGCAGAAGTTTTTCGCAAAGCGCAATCGGTTTCTGAGTTGGGTGGTCAACCCGTTCGTTCTTGCCGGCTCCGCCGGCCAATGCCGGAATCTTGATTACATCGCGCGGCAATGCGCCATTCGGATGTGCATTGTATGTCGTGGTTTTGTTTCCATTGGAGAATCGTCCCTTGGTCGCACTGCGTTCCTTCCCAGCGGCTCCGTTTAAAAACCCTTCCGTGTATGCCTCGCGAATATCATCGCGATGAAACACCTTATCATCTTTCCAAAGAACCAGGATGCTTTCGTGGGACCTTTGCCAGAAATTCAGCGACGCCATGTTTTTGTTTGTATAATGCCAGATAATCCAGCGACGATTGATGTTGTAAGGAACTTTGGACAAGATTAAAGCCAGGTTCTCGCTGAACCCATAGACAAACATCGTACCGTTTGGTTTCAGGATTCGCAGACAGTCCTTAATCCAGATTTCACACCATTTCAAATATTCGTCCATTGGTTGTTTATCGCTATCATTGCCAAAATCTTTGCCGATGTTGTATGGCGGATCCGCAATTATGATTTGCGCGGAATCGTCTGGAAGCTTGGGTAACACTTGGAGCGAGTCGCCGTGAATGATTTCTTCTCTTGTTGCGGATGGTTTTATTAGCGATGGTTTTATTAGCGATGGTTTAACATCGGACACCTTTTCATCGGAGACCTTTTCATCGGACACCTTTTCGTCGGACGCAACAAATTCATTTTTTACGGGAACCTCGGATATTATTTTTACAAGTTCATCTTTCTTTTTTTTACTGTATCCTTTGATACCTTTTTCTTTGCAAATTGCAATTAATTCTTCGCGTGTTTTAGATTCCATTATGCTTTGTTATTCTATTGAAACAATGTATTTTTAAATCAATTTTTACATAAGTCAAGCCCATAAGAACATTTTTATGTTATTTTGCAAATAACATAAACCGAATTCTCTCTATTAATCTAGTACAAAAATAAATGAAAAAATCAAGAAACCCGATGGCGAAATTAATCGCCTCGTATAAATCCGACGGACCCGAACCCAAAACTATTTACGAAAAATACCTGGACCACACCGCAAATTACCAACAACAATATGGTCAAAGAACAATTGTTTTGATGATGGTCGGGTCTTTTTACGAAGTTTATGGACTCAAATCCGCGGATAATGAAATTTCCGGAAGTGAAATCGTCGCTTTCTCTCAGATTTGTCAAATGAACATCAGCGAGAAGAAGAAAGTCTCCGTGGAAGGCAAAACGGTTTTGATGGCTGGTTTCCCCGAATACACTTTGGAACGCTATTTGCAAAAGTTGAGCGAGGCCGGTTTCACCAGTGTTGTCATTATCCAGGATGAAGAGAACAGTGTCCACGGCGACAAAAAGAAACACATCGTCCATTCCATTCATTCGGCTGGTACGTTTATTTCATACGACGTGGAACAACCCCGATTATCCAACAATATCATGTGCGTGTGGTTATCATCCTACAATTCATTGGTCAAATCCAGGGTCCAGCTGATTTATGGCGTCTCTGTCATCAACATATTCACCGGAAAATCATTCATTTTTGAGCACAAAACCACGTTTGAAAACAACCCGACCACCTTTGACGAACTTGAGAGAGCGGTTTCCGTATACAATCCGTGCGAGGTCATTCTTCTCTACGATTTGGTCAAAATCACAGAGAACGAACAGGGGCTTATTAAAAACATCAAATCGTATGCGGGAATTGATTGCAACTCCGTCCACGAACATTGTATCCGCGATTCCAAGAAAACCGAAAACTGCTTGAAACAGCAATATATTGTGCAACTTTTGGAAACTTTTTTCGGGTCGGAATGCTACGAGACGTGCGAGGAATTTTCCAGGTACCAGGTTGCCACTCAGTCCTTTTGCTATTTGCTCAATTTCATCCAGGAACACAACCCGTCTCTTGTCAAAAAAATTCACACACCCGCGTTCGGAAGCACCAGTGTGAATGCGATTTTGGCAAACCATACACTGAAACAACTCAATATCATTGAGGATAAATCCGCGGATTCTGTGCGGAGTGGGAAATTCTCATCGGTCCTGAACTTTTTGAACCGCGCGTGCACGGCCATCGGCAAACGGCGAATCCAAGAGGTTCTCACGAATCCCGTGTTTGACGAAGATTGGTTGAACACCGAATACAATATGATTTCTCAAATGCTCTCTGCAGAGAACTACCATTTTATTGGTTTTTTCAGAAAACAACTGGCGGATGTCACCGACCTGGAAAAAATAATGCGTCAAATTTTGGTTAAAAAAGTGTCGCCGTCCGCCGTGTTCCGATTGTATGAATCGGTTTCAAAAATCCAGCAAATTCATATTTGTCTCGCAGAGAACAAAGACTTAATGGATTATCTGCCGAATTCTGAATGCATTGCGGAGGTGTCTGAAACCATTTCTTCACGAATTTCCGATTTTTTGATTGTAGATGCGTGCAAAAACATCAATTCGTCCACGGTATCTGAACACATTGTGAAACCTGGTGTAAATGCGGAATTGGATGCAATGATGCAGGAATACGAAGTTGCCAATCAATTGTTCAATGGAATACACCGGTTCTTAAATATGGTCATTCGGGCTTCGCTCAGCTTACCCGACGATTCCGATTATGTAAAAATCAATACAACAGAGAAAATGGGTTCTTCTCTCCAAATAACGAAAACAAGAGCCAAAGTGTTGAAACAGTTGTTGGACAAGGATGAATATAGTGGAATGCCATGTTTCCGCGGTATTCTCACAAAAGTGAAATCCGGATCTGTTATGTTTCACGGTTCTCTAATTGAATTCGGAGACCTTAAATTCAAAACCGCGACTACTGCCGCCGAAGAAATTGTGTTTGACCAATTGACCAAGTTGACAAACAAGGTGTTGAAGTTGGAACACGCAATTGAACGCAAGACCGCGGTCCTATACTCCGAATTCGTAGAGAAAGTTCTGGAGAATGAATGTTATGATGCTATTGATAAAATGGTTGAATATGTGGCTTCTCTTGATGTCCTGCAATCCAAAACGTATGTGGCCAAAGAAAACCGTTATTGCAAACCGCGGATTGCGAACCATTCCTCTGCCGGAGAAAACTCCTCTGTCGGAGAAAACTCCTTTGTCAAAGCCGACGGAATCCGCCATTGCCTCATTGAACACATCCAGCAAAACGAAATCTATGTTGCCAATGACGTGGAAATCAGCAGTGGAGGCATCCTCTTATATGGAACCAACGCCGTGGGAAAAACCAGTTTAATAAGAGCAATCGGAATCGCGACCATTTTGGCGCAGTGCGGGTTCTTCGTGCCTTGCACTAAATTTACGTTCAAACCATACCGGTCATTTTATACGCGCATTTTGGGTAACGACAATTTGTACAAGGGTTTATCCACATTTGGTGTAGAGATGAGCGAATTGCGCGTCATTTTGAAAAATGCGGACCAACACAGTTTGATTCTGGGGGACGAATTGTGTTCTGGAACAGAGACCCAGAGTGCATTGAGTATTTTTGTTGCCGGATTGATGAAACTGCACGAACAACGGTCGTCGTTCTTATTTGCCACGCATTTCCACGAAATTGTGGATTATGAGGAAATTCAAACCATGGATAGATTGGCGCTCAAACATATGGCGGTGCATTATGACCGCGAATTAGACTGCCTGGTTTATGACCGATTGTTGAAAGACGGACCCGGCGACAATATGTATGGGTTAGAAGTATGCAAGTCTCTGCATCTGCCCACCGAATTTTTAGACAAAGCATTTGAAATCAGGAACAAGTATTTCCCGGAGAAGGCGGGAACTTTGAGCCAGAAGACGTCGCATTACAATACGCAGAAATTGCGGAGTTTGTGTGAATTGTGCCAGAAGGCGTTAAGTACCGAAATCCACCATTTGGAAATGCAGAAAGATGCAGATGAAGACGGATTCATTGGCGCCGTGCATAAAAACCATAAGGCAAACTTGATGGCGTTGTGTGAAGAATGTCATTTAAAGCAGCATTCGGTTGAGAAGAATTCGGCGGTTTTAGAGAAACCGCATTCGGTAGTTGAAAAAACCGTTATTAAAAAAATTATAAAAAAAAAGACGACAGTGGGATATAAAGCATTAAGCGATGACTAATCAAATTCCAGTAAATTTGTAGCAACCACTTTCGTCTCACTATTATTGAGTTGTTTTGTCAAATAAGTGATTGTTTGTCGCAGATTGTTGATTTCGGATTCTGCCTTCGCAATAATGAGGCGTTGATTTTTCACGAGGTCATTCAGGTCTTTGTTTTCAATATATAGATTTGCTTTGTTTAGATTCAAGTCTGCAATCCATTTCTGGTGTGTTTTGGTTTTGATGTGTGAAGAGAACATTGTCGTAGTTTCATATACCTTATCTTTGCGTGAACCACACGGACACATTAAGCCCTTTTTGAACGCGGGCATTTTATCCACATAGTTTCCAAGCTCATCAATACTTGGCATATAATTATCGGGTTCTACAACAAGTTCCATTTTCCAATTTATTGTTTATTTGGTTTCATTGATTTATTTGTAAAAATAAATCAATTTTATCAGATAACCCGTATAGAAACTCGTTTTATTGTATAAACATACAATAAAATGGATATCGTGTCTGGCATTATCATTGGTTATTCTTCATCCTTAGCAGCGTATGTTGGAGTATATATTTATACGGAAATAAAGAATTATTTACTGGAAAAAAAATAGTGTAAGCAAATAACCATTTTCGTTTACAGTCGTTTCTTTAATCTTCGTCTCTTTGTTTTTGCTCCTCTTTTCTTTAACTGTAGTTTCTTTGTTTGCGCCCCTTTCTTCAGTTTTCGGGTTTTACCCATTCCCGTATTTGATTTCATTGTTGCAACTAAACCTGCCTCATAATTTTGGTTTATCACCGTTGAAACAATTTCTCCATTCTTTTCATTGGGATACATTCTTCCAGAAAATGCAAATCTTACCATGTAATTTACATCTGGATTTTTACCATTTTCCACCAGTTTATCCAATAACATCCCTTTTAATTCTCCAATGGTTGTTCTATCCGGTACAATCTTAAAATTGTATACTTCACCATCGTATTTAATATTTACCTGCGGTTCTAATTGTACCGCCAATTCTGGTTTTTTCAATTCCGAGTCAAAATAGGCAATCGTAAATGTTTTTTTAATATATATATCAATTGCACCTGCAAATTTTTCACTGTATTCACCAATGAAAAAATCTTTGAGCTCCGCTGATTTTTTGTTTATAAAAACCATTTTCTCCGGTTCGGTTCCATCATTTGGATAATCATCCATGTCTGTTTGGGCATCCCACCATTCATTCATCATTGATTTTAGGTCTTCCGGTAAAAAACAAGCATACAAATCTTTAAAAACCTCTTTACAATCCGGTTTTAACCCGTGTGAATTATCATCAAGACAATAAAGTTTAATTGCCAATTTGACGTTTAAAAAGATTCTTTCATATTGACCCTTTATGCAGCTGGTTCGTCTACCGCTAGTATATGCTGTAGTACAATCATTGGTAAAACTATGAATATACTTTTTAATGAATTTTGGACTTTGCAATAAAACAAAAGTGATGGTGTCTTGAATTGCATCTTCATCTCTATCTTCATATGCAATATTTAATTGTTTAAGAACATTTCTTTTTTGCGTATAACCGGGATAATCAATGAGCGGTTTTAAAAGCCGTTGTGTAATTTGCCGATCAAGTAAATCTTCCCCTAGATTTGGCTCGGGTTCATCGGACCTTGAATTCGGCGAAGCCTGAGAAGCGGAAGTTTGTTGTGCACCTTGTTCAGTATTGTATCTACGAATGATTTCCATAAATTTATCAAAATCAAAATCAAACTGGAATTGATTATGGATTTCAAATGCTTGTCCAACCTGTCTTTCTGGTTGTGCCTCATGAATTGCTTGTTCCATACCAATAACATCGGTTAAAATTGCGCCTTCTAAATTTGCACCGATTAAAATGGTGCCCGTTAAATTTGCACCCGTTAATATTGCGCCCTGCATTTGTGCGCCTGTAAAATCCGCACCCTGCAATGGAACGCCACTTAAATTTGTGCCATTTAAATGTACGCCTCTTAAATCCGCGTGTCTCATTGAACGAACGCCTGATAAATTTATGCCATTTATATTGGTTCGTATATGTATATTTGTTAAATCTGCGCCTGTTAAAATTGCAGTATCGAGAGATGTGTTAAAATAGGTATGTGTTAAAGTCGCATTTGTAAAATTTGTACGCGTTAAGGTTGCGCCATCAAAATTCGCGCCCGATAACCGCGCATCAACTAATATTGTATCAATTAATTTGGCTTTTTCAAAGCTCACAATGCCAGTACATTCAATATTTGTCATATCTGCCCTCTTCAAGTCTGCTTTATGAAAGTCAACATTGGTAAATTTTGCATCGGTAAAATCTGTATCTCGCAAATTTGTATTATCAAAAACACAACTATCGAATGTTATGGCAATAAATTTGGAATCATTTGCAGATGCATTATTAAAATATACATTCTCCGAAATTATCCCGTTTAATTTCGCATCAATTAAATCCATATTTACAAAGTCCGCGTCTGATATTTTTGCATTGGTTAAGTCAGCACGTGTTAAATCCGCATCTATTAAATCCACACCTTCCAGATTTGCGTCAACTAAAATGGTTTCAATCATGTCTACGCCTCGTAAATTTGCATCCTGTAAAATTGCGCCAGTTAAATCCATTTTTCCAATTATTTTATTTTTCAAATTCATTTCCTGCAAATTTACGGTTCCTGTAATTTCTTGCAAAGCAGTCTTGATATTTTTTATATCCGTTAAATCGTTTCCATTTACTACGAGTGTCTCATAATCACGATAGTCGTATCGCATAGTTATACATTATGTTTTGATTTTATTTAGTTTACTAAATATGTTTCATTTACTTGTGTCCTTGCCCTCTTAATTCCATCAACAGCATATCTACTTCTGGTTCCGACCCGCGAACAAAATGAAGCAATTTGGCTTTCTTTGTATCTAGCAAAACCTTCTTCAATTCCGGATTTTCAAATTTGGCAGTCAATGCATTTGCCCGTTCAACTTTATCTCTGCCTCCATAAAAGTCGGGGTCCAATGTGACTTTCTCATTGCCCAATTCTTTTCTGTATTTGCCAGATTTCCCACCGGCACTCTTTGCTTTTTTCACATCGTTGCAAAATTCACTGACCGAATCCAACGAAAACAATGTGTAAAAATCGGGAAATCCCTTCTTGAATTTGGAGGCCTGGTAATAATGCTCTACGGTTTGCCATTGTTTTCCGTCAAAAGTGAAGGGAGAAACGTATTCGTCGTCCAACATCCGACGCCAATTCGGCACTTGTTGAAGGTCTTTGAATTCAAGTATATCTTGATTTCCAATCTTCTCTCCACTTCCTTTGCCCGGTTTTGCATCCGCCGATTTTTCGTAAAACATGAAATGGATGGTGTCGTCGTATAACTCGCTGCTAACTGGAGGTTCCGAAGAATACGAATTGCTCACCGGGTCAATTCCAAACTTTTCCTGGAATCTGCGGAAATCGGTAATATGGTGGAAAATGCCGGCGTTTCTCTCAACGCATTTATTCACAATCAGTGTTTTAATATAATATGGAATTTCGGAAAATTTCAAAATTTTCTTATCCTTGTACGAAATCAGTTTGTAATGGTCGCCTGTAAAACAGGTGATTATATAAAATTCGGGCGTCGGGATTGCAATGTTGCTTGGTCCCGAAGAACAGTTCATCGTGGCGTCTTCCGAGCCGTTTTTATAACTTTCCTCGGACAAAATAATCATTTTGATATTCAACTTTTGTTCAATTGCGTTAATTGCGTTTTCGTCCGCCCAAAAAGTTGATTGTTTCATTTTTTCTCTCATCTCTTCCAAAGATTTTACATTCTCCATAAATTTAAAATGCTTTCCGTTTTCTTCCGCAATCACAATGTCATTTTTGAATTTCTTTTTGTCGTTCATCATTAATTGTATGTTTTTGAGCAACAATTCTTTTTCCGATTTATCCGCAACTTTACTGCTTCGTTTTTGCAAGTCTTTTATTTTTTCCGATATTTTTTTAATATTGGATTCGCTTGAAACCATCTCCGTGTTAAACATATTGTGTAACATAAAATACTGTTCAAAGATTTCTGGGGTGGCTGAATCGGCAACAATCTCGCGTAACCGTGCAATGGTGGTTTTTTTGCCGATTTGTTTGAATGCGTCCACAATCACTGTGAAAAAACAGTCTCCGTCCGCAGGAACATCATGAATTCGGTAATTTTCATTTTTCATGAATTTCTGGACCCAATTTGAATTGGCGGTTAAACTTTTGAGCGCGTCTGCTTCGGCCTTCGTTTCCTCTTTCAACAACTCTGGAATATCCGCGTTTCCAATTTCTTCAAAAACATCTTCGGCCTCTTTGCTTTCTTTTTCTTTGGGTTTCGGGTTGTGTTTTTGTTGCAGATCCATAACGGAGGATTCTTCTTCTTCTTCTTCCTCCAAAACTGGTTTGGGTAAAGGAATCCTATTTGTATAAAACTGGGGGTCAGACTTGGAAAACTCCAAGTATTCTTTGTCCACAAAACTGTATAACAACAATCCGTTTCCATCCTTTACGAAATGTTCAGCATCAAATATATATTCGTGATCTTGGTATTTGGGTAAATCGGATGATGCCAATTCAAAGATACCAATTTGCGATTTTACAACATCTTTTGCTATCAGATAAACTGGATAAAAAACAATGCCTTTTCCGGTATAGGTGTATTTTATTTTTCCAACACCAATAACAATCCGTTTTCCAAAAATCTCGGCTTCATAAATGGATGTTTCATAATCCATATCTTCTGCGTCAATTCTTTTGGATTCGTTGTATTCAATTTCCGGTTTGATTTTTGAGTTGACCATATTATTTATATATTAGAAATAAATAAATAATTCGCAATAAAAACGATAGACCCATTTTATATAATTACTTTCCGACCAAATCCATGTACTTAAATCGGGTCCTGCTGGTTAGGCCCGGCTTCTTTGTAGACGCCAACTGCTCAAACAATGGTTTGAATTGCTCCTTGAGTTCTTTGTCAAAATGACTAAATATAATAACAATATTTTCGGTGATTTCTTCCACCTCCTTCTGCTTTTCTACTGAGTCCACCGATTCTAACACGTGGGTCAATAAATCCGATGTGATTTTCAGTACATTGGATAATAACATATTTTCATAATCGCCTGTTTTTGCAATTTCGCAAAGCAAATTTGTGATGTTTTTACGTGTATTATTCTTGGTGGTGAACTCGCAAAATGCGTCGTAATTGTCGTTGGCATTCACATCCACGATGTTTTGCATAGACGCCAAGTATTCAGCAATTTTGGTATCAAACAACGGATTCAACTCCGAATTGTAATTCTTGCAAAGCCGGGTTAAAACGGTCGCGTATATCTTGGAAAACATCTTGTTGGAAATGCAAATTGTGTAAATGGTGTCAAATACCTGTTGCATTTTTTCGGTCATTGCACAATCGTCGCCGAAATCAATGGACTCGCGGATTTCGTCAATCTTTGCAATAAACATTGCAACATTTTCATCGCAATTGGAATCCTTGATTTTGTTCAATCCTACGCGGATATCGTTGATGTTTGCCTGAGTATTGTCAACCTCTGCAAAAACGGTAGCCTTGAACACAGGTCGCTTCCAGCCGTCATTTGTTTCCTTGGGTTTCTTGTAGGTTCGCTCGCGCTCCTTGGGTTTCTTTGATTGCGCAGATGCCACGGTGGCGGTTGCATTGTACTGATTTATATAAGTGTTTTGGGTGTTTTCAACGTAACCAACTAAAGAACAAAGTAAGCGAATGGATGATAATACCGATTCGTCCAAGGGACCCTTTCCGATTCTTTCAAATTCGTTTAAACTGTATGTCTTAGTTGCCATTGTGTTGTATTGTATATGGTTATTATATTTATATTGTTTTTTATTTCAATTTTTAAAGGAAACCTACGGTTTCCTTTTGAACCTTCCCTTAGGTGAACCAAGGTATTCAGCGAAGCTTACACCCTATGACCCCTTCTTAAGGGAACTCGCCGTTCCCTTATGATCCCATGCTTAAAGGGGGGTATAAGCAAAGCAAAAAAAGGAGGGATATAAGCGAAGCAAAAAATGAGGGATATAAGCAAAGCAAAAAAGGGAAGGTTCAAAAGGAAACCGTAGGTTTCCTTTGTTTCTTTTGAAAAAGACTTAAACGCAAAATGGATAATATATTAAAAAAATATGACCGAAGAATACGATGAAAATAAAGTTGTTAAGGTATGGGAAGATTGTGTAAGCAATGAAGATTTGTTGCGTGGCATTTATGCATACGGTTTTGAAAACCCCAGTTCAATTCAGTCCAAGGCCATTTATCCAATGACTTGCAAGCGCGATATTATCGCCCAAGCCCAGTCTGGAACCGGTAAAACGGGTGCATTCACGATTGGAACATTGTCCCTAATTGACCCCTCCATCATGGAGACCCAGGCGATATTGTTGTCGCCCACTCACGAATTGGCAAGTCAAACGGGAACTGTATGTTCTGGATTGGGTTCCAATATGGCCAATTTATGCGTCAAGAAATTTGTGGGCGGGTCTTCTGTGATGGACGACCGCCGAAGTATTGACGAGCAGAATCCACACGTGGTCGTTGGATGCCCCGGGCGCATTTTTGATTTGATTCGCAGAAGGTTTTTGAACGTGAACAGTCTGCGAATGATTGTCATTGATGAGGCCGACGAAATGTTGTCAAAGGGGTTCCAGGAACAAATCCAGAGTATTTTCCAGATGCTTCCTGAAAATGTGCAGGTGGGCATTTTTAGCGCAACTTTGTCCAAAGAGGTCATGGATTTGACGCCCAGGTTTATGCGTGACCCGGTCAAGATTACAATGGCAGCCGACAAGTTGACTTTAGATGGTATTCGCCAATATTACATTGCATCCGAGTATGACGACGACAAATTTGACGCTTTGAAAAAGTTGTTCAATATTATTAGTGTGAATCAATGCATTATTTACTGCAATAGTGTGCATCGGGTTTCGCAATTATGTGATGCAATGAGAGGCGAGGGATTTTCGGTGGATTGCATTCATCGTAATATGAACAAATCCGAGCGTGAAGAAGCCTTCCGCAAATTTAGAAGCGGTGTGGTTCGTTTCCTGGTTTCGTCCAACATTACCGCGCGTGGGATTGATATCCAGCAGGTGAGTGTGGTCATTAACTTTGACATTACGCAAGACGTGCATACCTATTTGCACAGAATTGGCAGAAGTGGTCGCTGGGGGAGAAAGGGAACCGCGATTAATTTTATTACACCGAGAGACATTCGGACGCAAAGGGATATTGAGAGTTATTACCATATACAAATAGACCCGTTGCCGGAGAATGTCGTCTTATAAAGGGAGAACCTACGGTTCCCCCAAACCCCCTCCCTTTACGTTTGAAAATATCATATGATATCTATGATATTTTTATACATGAACATTGATAAACAAGATTCTAATAAAGGAGAAATAAAAATGGAACCTAAATGTTCCTTTTACATTAATAAAGAGGATTCCAATAAAGGAGGGGTCAAAGGGGAACCTTCGGTTCCCTTTCCCTTTAGATTACCCATTGACTATTTAGACGAAAAGGTTGTCCATCCATTGTCTGACGTGGTTGCATCTGATTTGGAACTGGTTTCCGCCACGGCTTCCGATCCCATGTACGACATCTTGTTAAAACCCAAACACAAATTCGCCAAGGATATGATTGGTCAATGGAAGAAATCTTTCACCAGCGACACTGAGTTTCTCAAGCAGAGTCAGCAGGTCATCACATCATCTGGCGCAACGGATTCTTTGGTGGATTGCGAATGCATTTCCGCTGTATTAAAAGATATTTACGACACTCCCGCTTTCCACGACCGATACAGTTACATTGACATTGAAAGGTTTCATTTCATCAACAGTTCTTCCAAATTCCTAGGATTTTGGACAATCATCAATCTGTTGTCGCCCATTTTCTCAATCATCCTCCCGCTGATTTTGATTATTGCGCCCTTTGTCTTATTGAAAATTCAGCGCGTACCGATTGCATTCAATACCTACATAACGGTTCTCAAAGACATTGCGAAAAAACACGCGCTCGGAAAGGTATTTACATCCATGGAGAACTTCTCTCTGAACAATCTGGTTTATATTTTGTTCACGGTGGCAATGTACGGTTTCCAAATGTACCAAAACGTGAAGTCGTGTATCCGATTTTACAAAAACATCAATACGGTCAATACGAACTTGTTGTCATTAAAACTGTTTGTTGACCAATCTATTGCAAACATGGAGCAATTCTTGCAGAAAAATGCGGGTTTATCGCGGTATCGCGGATTTTGCCACGATGTTTCTCTCCATTGCGATTATTTGATGAGGTTAAAAGAAGAGTTGAAAGACGTGAAACCTTTTTGTTTCGGCGCGTCAAAATGTTTTGAGGTCGGCTACCTTTTGAAATGCTACTATTCTCTGCATTCCGTTGCCGAACACAAATTGGGTCTCCAGTATGCGGTTTCGTTTGAAGGATACCGAAGCAATTTGGAGAGTCTTTCGGAACAAATTGGTCGGGAAACCATTCATTTTGGTGCATTTGTAAATGGCAAAACCGTGTTCAAAAACCAGCATTATCCGACCCACGCGGATTCGGTGTTAAATACCGTGAACCTGAAGAAAAATCTCATCATCACAGGTCCAAATGCATCGGGAAAAACCACGCAACTGAAAACCACCGCCATCAACATCATTTTTAGTCAACAGTTTGGATTGGGGTTCTATGAATCCGCGTCTGTAACCCCCTATACACACATTCATTCCTACTTGAACATACCAGATACGAGCGGTCGCGATAGTTTGTTCCAAGCGGAAGCGCGCAGATGCAAAGAGATTTTGGATATCATTGATTTGGATGAGGAAACGCGGCATTTCTGCATATTTGACGAATTGTTCTCTGGGACAAACGCGGAAGAAGCGACCTCGGCGTCGTTCGGATTCCTCAAATATCTGCAGAAACGCAAGAACGTGGATTTCATTTTGACCACGCATTTTGTCAAGCTGTGCAAGATGGTGAAGAAGGCGGACAATCTGCAAATTGAGAATTTCAAGATGGACGCAACCATTGATGGCAACAACATTGTGTTCCATTACAAATTGATTAAGGGAATTTCCAAAATTAAAGCGGCAAAACTGATTCTGATTCAGATGGGATTCCCGGAAGAAATAATAAGATAAGGGAACCATAGGTTCCCTTAAAATTGAAATATATTTTATGCGTTTTTATAAAAAGCATAAAACATAACACCCCCATAATTAATAATATGAACAACTTTGACATTATTTTAAAGGTAATTAATATTTGCCTTATTGTTTTCATCGTTCGGCAATATGTCAACAAGCTAATGGCTCACTTACAGACCAAAGTGCCGACGCAGACCGAAGCGCAAACGCAAACCGATGCAATAACCGAAGCACCGACACAGACCGAAGAAGAAAACGAAGTTAAAGAAAACGATACCAATACCTGGTACATCATAGAAGACGGAAAATCGCGCTACAAGGGCGAGTGGAAGAACGGACTGCCAAATGGCAAAGGAATCAAGCATTTCTACAAAACTAATTCAGTGATTGAAGGCAATTTTGTAGATTCATTTGCGGATGGTTTCTGCAAACAGACTTTTGAACAAACTTGGGAAAAAACGGTCCCATATTACGAAGGCGAATTTAAGAGAAATACTTATAATGGAAAGGGCGAGTATCACTATGGCGATGGAGACTATTACAAGGGCGAGTGGAAAGACGGTTTGTACCACGGCCAAGGTCTTGAGTATTCCGAGCGTACAAATAGAACATGGGTTGGAGAATATTATAAAGACAAAAAGATTGAAGGTGAATGGTATCGTGGCGAATTTTATAGGGGTCATTTGAAAAGCCCAATTGCAAAATAGAATCAATCAAATACGACGAAGTAGTTAATCTGAAAAAAACAATAAATAAAAATAAATAAAAGGAGGGTTAAGAGAAGTCTTAATTCGTACGTTCCTCTTATAATTGAACTCTTTTTTTGCATTTTTACAGAAGGCATACATAAAACATATTCTGGCTAACAATCAGAATATACCCTAAAATTTAAAACCAAACGAACAAGAACTAAGAAAATGGGATCATCTTTGAGTCTCATTCACTTACCCGCCCAGAGCGGCAAGACCCGCAAAATGACCGAGCTCATTAACCGATGGAAGCATTTGATTGACTACACTGGAAACAGCACCGACACAATAAATGTGATATTCACGTCCAATACCAAGTTGCTCACCAAGCAAACCGCTGGCCGAATTAAAAAAGAAGTTGACGACGCAAGCCAAGTGTCCGACTTGTCTGGTGACGACGAAGACGACTTGAGCATTGACATGGATGTCAAAGAGAAGGAAAGCAAGACCCTCGCCTGGATTTCAAGCGCCAAGAAGTTGTCCGTCAACGACGTGTTTGCCAAAATCACCTCCGACGACGACGAGAACGAAATCAACAACATCATTTGTTGCACCAACAAGAGCCGAATGAAGAACGTCTGGGAGCTTTTGACCAAGCTGAACAAGAAGTTTATGAAGAGAAACTTCAACAAGAAGGTCAATATCTGGATTGACGAAGCCGACGCGTGCATCAAGATTTGGGGAGCATATATGGCTACATGTGAGGAACTCATTGACTCCAAGTTCATCCAGAATATCGTGTTGGTTACTGCCACGATGGTGCCCGTGTACAAACACTTGCATCGCGCCGGAATTGAGCCGAATCTGCGAACTTACGAGAACACCCACGCACCCGTGTACCACAAGTACTCCGAGTCCGAGTTGTGCCACGCTTATTCCGAGAATGCGAAATACGCCACCGTTCAAGTTAAAGCGGTTTTAGAATACAATCCGGAAATGGTGTGTGCCGGAACCCGACTGTTCTGCCCCGGAAACAAGGCCAAAAAGTCCCACGAAGAAAATTGTGACGAACTTTTGGCCAATGGATTCAACGTCCTTTTGCTGAACGGTGCCTACAAGGAGATCCGATTCTTTGATGGAAGACCCTCCATTGAAATCGCTGAACTTTTGGAGACGGACCTGGAAGTTTCCATAACGCTGAACCGTTTGTACTACGAACACGAGTTGTTCAACAGTCCTTTTGCAGTTACCGGCAACTTGTGCATCGGCCGAGGCATCACATTCGCTTCGCAGATTGATGGCAGAGAATTCCTGTTTACGCACGGGATTATTCCGGAGGTGGCTAACGGCGACGAAGGATACCAAATGGTTGCCCGATGCTGCGGAAACATAAAGGGACACGCGACCTACCAGGTTCCCAAGATATTCGTATCGGAGCGAACGGATGCGCTGATTCGTGTACAGGAGAATTTGGCGGTGGAATTCGCGAGTAAGTTTTTCCAACAAGGCGTTGATTCCATGGTGAAGGTAACACGCGGAATGCTGGATGCCGCAATTGGCCCGGATGACCGAGAAGAGAGAGAAGAAAGGCGAAAAGAGCGTGTGGAAAATCTGCAATTCATCATGGGTTCCATGGAGGAATTTGCATCACTGGAAGCAGCAAACCAGTTTTGCAAGACGATAAAGAAAGGCTCGCGTATGGAAAAAGAAGCCGACTTTATGAACGAAGATGGCGATTTTGTCTGCACCACCACCAAAAAAGGTCTCAAAAAGTTCACATACGATGATTTTATGAGTGAGGCCGGGTCATGGAACACAACATCGTTGCTGAACATGAAAGACTTGATGGCTGGCAAAGTTAGTAAGGTAATCAAGCCAGTGTATCGCGGCGACGAAGTGGTGTGGCTGGTGAGATGGGCAGTGAATGTGGTTAAGGCGGATGGAGTTGAGAGACCGGCGGCCATTAGCGAAGATGCACTTGCTGGTGCAATTCGCGATAGAAAATGCAGAATTGAATCTGTTTCTACACACAAGTTCCAAATTGTGATGGACGCATAAAAAACCTTGGAAAACAAATAAAAAAGAAAACTTGGAAAAAAACAAATAAATAAAAAAGAAAACTTGGAAAAAACAAATAAATAAAAAAGAAAACTTGGAAAAAACAAATAAATAAAAAAGAAAACTTGGAAAAAACAAATAAATAAAAAAGAAAACTTGGAAAAAAACAAATAAAAAAAAAGAAAACCTTTTTTTTATTTATTGGAATGTCGCTGTTGCGTTGTTTTGCCACTTTTGGTATTACGTTTTGTTTTACCACCGGCTCGGTATTTTTCAGGAACTATCATATTACCATCAAAAAAACAGAAATTATTTTCGGTATCTCTACAATCAAACCCAAGTTTTTCATAAAAAGCTTTACTTGACGCGGTATAGTTTAATAAAATTTTTGCATCCTCCAATATATAACCATCATCAATGGTAACATAAAATATATTTATCAATTTGTTTATTAATTTAGTTCCATACCCTTTTACCTTACTGCAAAATGTTAAAATATTAATTTGGGATATACGCCACTGAATTTCTTCTTCATTTTCTTCTGATTCATCTTCATCAAATTCATCTTCATTGAATGCATCTTCTGAAGTATAAAAATTAAAACCAATTGTTATTGCAGCCTTAACATCACCATTTTTTTCAATATATAACACAATATTACCATTAGATTGCATTATTAAATTTTGAGTTAATGCATGTTGGTCTTTGCATATACTATTTAACTGTCCTGCATTCAATTTTTTATTATTAACATCTTCTGCGATTATGTTGTTAATGAATAATTGTTTTATTTTCGCATCTTCTGGAAAATTTTCATTATCCATATAATTATCTGGAATGTGAAGATAATATATATCGGGTTCCGGTATAAAATTAAATGCGTTATGTATCGGGGATTTGCCACGTTTTTTTGTTAAATTTGTATTAATTTTATTAACACCTTTTTTTGGATTTACATATTTGGTTCTTCCCATTCTCTATATGAACAAATTATAAAAGAATTTATCTCATCAAAATCTTTTCCAATTCATCAAATTTTTGAAGAGACATATTGTGGCAGCTTATCATTGTTTGAATATCCACCGTTTTTGCACAACATGCCGATCCATTGCGATAATATCCCATATAATTGCAATCAAAAAACCGGTTGCACACATTCAAGAATATTATGCCGTGTCTTTTCAAAAAATAACAGAGAGACAAATCGCATGCAGCAATATATGTATTGTAATTATTCTCTGCACAAAGCCACATCCATTCTTCTTGCATCGTGTGTAATTCTGGATAAATAATGTCCATGGTTGCTTTCGTCAATATAATACCTGGACCTCCTGCAAAAAAATGCACCGATAAACCGCAAATTTGGCGATTGTCGCCGTGTCCACCAATAACTAATGGTTTGTCTGGACTAATTTGCTGATCATCATTTATAAATTTTATTAAATTGTCTGTTAATACATATGTGTCCGTTCCACATATAAATACATAGTTGAAATTGTAATTTTCGTAAATGTATTTTAGTCCGCCATATTGTTTGTACGATGCAGAGAGATAATCATTTTCTACATTTTCTAAATGGATGTATTCGTCGCCGGTAAAGGGACCTTCTTCGCCAAGGAAAAATAGGAGATGATTTGAGTCCGACGCTGTCGCCCCTTCAGGGGGCTTACCTGTCGCCCCTTCAGGGGCCTTACCTGTCGCCCCTTCAGGGGGCTTACCTGTCGGCAACTGCGTTGCCTTATCAGTCGGCAACTGCGTTGCCTTATCAGTCGCCCCTTCAGGGGCCTTACCTGTCGCCCCTTCAGGGGCCTTATCAGTCGGCAACTGCGTTGCCTTACCCCAGGTTTCTTTAATTTTCAAAATTTCTTTCTTATATCCATCAATTGTATCGCACCCAAAAATGCAAAAAATAATATTGTAAAATGGTTTGGACATTATATCTTGAGAGAACCTTTTTGTTCCCTTTATTTATACGCAAAACAATATAATAACAAATATCATACTAAAGTATACAATATGCTATTTGCAGGAATTCTTTTATTATCATTGTTCTCATTCGCCAATTCTTACACGGAAGAAGCACTTTCTGACCAAGTTCTTGACATGCCGGGTCTCTCTTATGAGCCCGCGTTCAATCAGTTCAGTGGGTACATCCAGCTCGCTGGAACCGATAAACACATTCATTACTGGCTGGTTGAGGCGGAAATCCCCAATGCACCCCTCGTTTTCTGGACCAACGGCGGTCCCGGTTGTTCTGGTCTCATCGGGTTCATGACCGAGCAGGGCCCTTTCCGACCTGACGAATCCGGAAACATTTTCCCCAATGAATACGCCTGGAACAAGATTGCCAACATGGTTTTCTTGGAACAGCCTGTGGGTGTAGGCTTCTCTTATTCGGACAACAAGGACGACTACCACATTGGCGACGACCAAGCGGCCAAAGACAATTTAGCGACTATTCGCGGGTTTCTTACTAAATTCCCCGAATTTGCGAATTCTCCTCTTTACATTACTTCGGAATCCTACGGCGGTCATTATATGCCCACTTTGGCCGATGCGATTATCAATTACAATGATGCAACAGAATCAAACAAGCTGAACTTTATGGGTTTTGCTGTGGGTAATCCTTATACTGACTATTATTCGGGCGTGGGTGCAGAGATGGAGACCTATTGGGGCAAACAGCTTCTACCCAAACCTTTATGGGACAGATATGTTGCCAATGGGTGCTTATCCGTGGAGCAACAGCTGAACAATTCTGTTTGTACTTATATGGCATTTGATTTTATGAAGAAAATTGGAAACTTGAACCCGTATGCTTTGGATTACCCGGTTTGTTTGTCGTCGCAACAAAGGGCGATGCGTGCCTTTATTTATGGTGGAGAAAGCTCATATGGTTCTGCATACGGATCTGCGTATGAACCTTGCGAGGATGATTTCTCCACCAATTACTTGAACGACCCCGCGGTCAAAAAGGCGATACACGTGAAAGACGACATTGAATGGGTTGAGTGTTCTCGCACCACCAAGTACCAAATGGCGGATAAAATGTTGCCGATGGAGAAGTATTACCGAACCATTCTTAATTCCAAGACGCACCCAAACCTACGCATTCTGGTTTATTCCGGCGACGATGACAGTGTTTGCGGCACGGTCGGAACCCAGCGATGGATTTACGACCTTGGATTTTCAGTGGATAGTCTGTGGAGCACATGGAGTGTGGATGGACAGACTTCGGGCTATATCACCACGTTCAATACACCATTCAGCAAAGAATCCAGGTTTGCATTTATGACGGTTCATGGGGCGGGGCACGAAGTGCCCACTTATAAGCCAAAAGAGGCGCTAGACCTGTTCCAAAGGTATTTAAAGGGAACCTTGGTTCCCTTTTGAACCTTCCTCTATACCTCGCTTCGCTCGGAGGCTCGCCTTAAAGGAAGGGGTCATAGGGGAAAGGACGCGAAGCGTTCAACCGTCGGCACCCAAATGGTGCCTTAACCGTCGGCACCCAAATGGTGCCTTAACCGTCGGCACCCAAATGGTGCCTTAACCGTCGGCACCCTTAATTTTATCCAGTTTTCTTATAATAATATTGGAATCTTTTGCAATGCTCGCAACCAATTCATCGTTGTTGTAATCATCCAAATAAATAATCTCTACAATCCCACTGGAACAAATTGTTTTGAAACATTGTAGACACGGATAATGCGTAATGTATATTTTCGCACCATCCAGACTAACTCCGCGTTTTGCACAATCGCAGATGGCGTTTATCTCACTATGGATAGTGGCTTGTTCGTGTCCATCGCGCATATGAGATATGTGCGGACATCCCGCAATAAATCCATTGTATCCCATAGATATCATTCGGTTATCCCGGACAATGACGGACCCTACATGAAGCCTTGCACAAGGAGACCTTTGTGAAGCAAGCATTGCAATTGAAATAAAATAGTCATCCCATTCCATGCGTTTTTCGGAATTAATCATATTTATAAACTATTTATAACTTTTTAACTTAGTTATACAATGATTTTTTACTACCATTTCATCCACCTTTATTTTTTAAGCGAATTTGAAATCCTTTTTTACATTTTTTACATTATGCCGTATGAGAAAGATTTGATTCTGGATTTAATAAGCCTGGATAATATTATACCGAATTACAACACGACGTTGGATCTGGACCTTTCAAATTGCCCCAAATACCAAGAGCGACTTGACCGAAGTAATCATAAACTATGGAATATGTGTGTTTACTACTTGGTCGCAATCAATGCCATTCTTTTTCTCCTTTTTTGCAGAGACCTTTTGCAAAATTATGTGAAGTTTGGAGAGACAATGAATGTCCGAATGTCGCCCAAATACAATGGTGGGTCATCGCTAATCGCGTTTGGAAGCGGAAACAATTTGTTTGAGCAAAAGAAAAACGACGACAGAGAAATTGAAATGCGACCTTTCACACCACGCATTACCGTAGAAGAAGAACAGAGAGAAACACGATTTGTCGTATATTACTGGAAAAAATCGGTGTTTTTTGCAGAATTTTGCAAAACGGTGCAGTTCATTATTCTGGTGGCTGTTTTTGAGTACCTTTTTTTCAAAACGGTTGTGAATAAATACAAAATCCTGGATCAAAAAACTCTGCTCTGCGACTTAGTAAGGGAACTCGTCGTTCCCTTAAAGGCGTAGCCTGACGGCTATATGATCCCATACTAAACTGTTTATTATTAAAATCTAAAATAAGGGAAGGTTAAGCGAAGCAAAAAAAGGAAACCGTAGGTTTCCTTTAAAGGAGGGGTTAAAGGGGAACGTAGTTCTCCTTGAGGGATCATAGGGGAAAGGGCGAAGCCCGACAGGCTTAACCTTGGTTCCCCTAAAATTGAATTATTTTTTTGTCTTTTTACAAAAGACATAAACGCAAATACAATTAGAATCTTTATCAATAAATAAAATGTCCGTCAGAACCAACATCAGAAAGAAGCGATTCGTCGTTGACCCCGAAGCAAAACCCACAATTCAAACTTTCCGCCACGATTTTGGCGAAAAGTTTATGGAAGAGTTGAATCATTTTGCTGTTCTCCACAAATACGACGAGCGCAAAGTATTCAAGGAAGCATGGGCCAAATGGACCGACCAGGATTCAATTCGCACACAAATTGACCAAGAGGTTGAACGCCTGCAAAGCTCCGGATACAAAGGCGATGTTTTAGATAAAATGTTCAAAAGCGTGCGATACTATTTTCGCAAAAAGGAGGAGAACGCAGAAGAGAAACCTCGCAAAAAGTATGTCTCACTTTCTCCGCTTTTCCTGGAACAAATTGATATCTTTATTATGGGGTTATTCACGGCCTCGGATTCGGCCAAACCTTCGTCTGCCTATGAAGAATTCTGCAATAACAAGAAAGAACTAATTTCCGAACAAGTAAGGAGGCTGGCCGATTTGGACTCGGACGAAATATGCACAAAATTAAAAAAAACATTCAAGAACCGGTTTCACGTGATGAAAACAAGCCTTTCCAAAAACAAATGAAGAGAGAAGAAATAATTTAACAGAGAAAAACAAAAAAACAAAAAAAGAGAGAGAAAAATCTCTTTTTTACATATTGAATCATTTGACTATAAACAAAATATGTGGTAATAACAAATGGATCAAGAATGTTTCATCTGTTTGGAACCCAATAAAGTTGTAAACAGCAGAGAACACACCTACTATATAAAAAAATTTAAATACACCTTTGATTGCAAATGCATAACCTATACCCACGAAAAATGTATGCAAAAGTGGATTTCCTGTACGCCAAAATGTCCCATCTGTCGTAATCAACTGCATGTTTGCGCAAATTGGGTTTACAAGTTTGGTGAAATTATCATTCTTTTAATAAGGATTTTCATTGTTTTCTATACAGTCATTTATGGCGTAAAATATATTTTTGACTCTGTACATCGCGATTTTGATACTAGAACTTGTAGCATGTGAATCAAATGAATACAATTAGAAAAAGCATATAAACAAAAAATGATAATAGACCATATACTAGAATGAATCCCGAAGTCCCCCACAATATGGAAAAGATGGTTGCAAGTTTGACTGAAGTAAATGCGCAAATTAATGATATGAGAGAGATGTTTAGTCTTCTTGAGAAGAAGGCGAAGAAGTTGTCCCACGCGGTAGATATGGTCATTAAGAAGGAGCAAAAGACAGGTGCCAAGGTGAAGAAGGAGAGAAAGCCCTGTGGTTTTGCAGTTTCCTCCAAGGTCACTGCCGAGATGTGTGAGTTTATGGGGAGAAAGGAGGGTGAGTTAATTTCCAGGATTGAGATTACCAAGTACTTGAACAAGTACATCAAGGAGAAGGACCTGGAGAATCCCGAGAACCGTCAGAATATTGTTCCTGATGAGAATTTGTGGAAGATTCTGGGCGAAGAGGCGCGAAATGAGAAGATCACGCACTTCACCATTCAGAAGTATTTGAACAAGCACTTTGTCAAGGATGCTGCCAATTAAATCTTCATCGGTATAAACTGCTGATGCATAATAACAATAAAAAATAAATGTTTTTTATTGTTTTTTTATAAATTGAATTATAAGCTATAAGCGACTGCTAAGCTATAAGCGACTGCTAAGCTATAAGCGACTGCTAAGCTATAAGCGACTGCTAAGCTATAAGCGACTGATAAGCTATAAGCGACTGCTAAGCATATGCTTTATAAATCATCAATATTAACTTCTTGTTCATTTTCAAAACTTACTACCGCCACATTTGTGATATCGTTTGCAAACATGGTTTTCTTGTCCACGATATTTTCGCTGAACTTGAACCCCTCAGCAATCTCTTCTTCTTCTTCCTCTCCTTCTGAATCTGACCCAAATTCCTTGATACTTTTGGCAACAAGATGTTTCAAATTCACACCCGGAAGACTTCTCAATTGTTCAATCTCGTTTCGGTCATAGATGTGCAATAGTTCACACGATTTGGGCACTTCACTCTTGTCCCATTCGTAAATGCCGACCAGAACCCATGCACCCTTCTCAACGAAATTGTTTCGTTTGTTTCGTCCCTTGAACTTGCCGGGAATCCGGCACCAGATATCGTTTCCGTCGTTGGTGTGGATACCGAGTCCATTTCCGTAAATGACGTCTACAATTGCGTAGATTTCACTTGCATCCTCCGATTTTCTTAGGTCTTCGCTTTTTCCTTTGCCTTGGAATTTGCGGGCCTGTTTCTTTGCGTTTCCTCCTCCAGTTGTGTTCTTTACCATTTTTGATTAATATATACTGTTTTATGTTTTTAATTAATGTTGATAAATATTTTTTCAATTTTAAGGGAACCAAGGTTCCCTTATGAACCCTCCTTTAAAAGAAACCTACGGTTATTCCGCGAAGCTTACGTCTTTGACTCTTTCCTTATAAAGGAGGGTTCAAAAGGGAACCTTGGTTCCCTTTAAATATTATGTTTTCCAAATATATAATGGCAAAGACTGCGTGGATGAAATTAGTACAAGAATTGTGCAAAAAGAACCCTGGAAAACCGCTTGGAGCAATTATTCCTTTAGCGAGAAAAATGTACAAACCAGACACAAATGCGGTTTCTGTAAACCAGAAGAAATCCAAAAAGATGAACCGAAGTTTTAGACGAAAGACGTTTAAACGCGGAAGAAAATAAGGGAACGTACGGTTTCCTTTAAATTTTATGTCTTTCCAATAAAGACATAAAACACTCGATCGGGGGCTCGAACCCCGGGCCACCAGATTAAAAGTCTGGCGCTCTACCAACTGAGCTAACCGAGTAAAGGGAACTCGTCGTTCCCTTTAAATCCCATACTTAAATAAGGGTTCAAGAGACGTAAGAGAAGCTTTGCTTCTCTAAATACCTTGGTGCCCTTTAATTTGTTGTGGCCACCTTCAAATAGGTCTTCTTGACAGCGGACTTGGGCTTTTGCAGTCTCTGTCTCTGTTTTACCGGTTGAAATCCGTCAGCATCACCCGACTGTTCCTTCTCACTGACAACATACTTGTAAACCACTCTGGGCTTCTTTGCCGCCTCGTTGACCTTCTGCACCTCGCACATCAAACTTCCACCCTTGATTCCTGAAATGTTGGAAACCACAAAATCATGCTTTCCCGACTCATCTTTAGTCAAATCAAACTCAATGTACTCACCTTGAACTAGGTATCTAAATTGGTCATCGGCAACCTTGATTGCACTGTAATGGGCAAACACATCCTTGCCATCGTGGTCACCACCCTTTACAGTTACAAATCCATATCCCGCTTTATTATTAAACCACTTTACCGATCCAGTTAATCTATCAGAAGACATGCTATTATACACTACTTAGTACGGTGGCTTTAAATATCTTTTGTAAAACTATAATATAATGTTTTCTTTTTCATTGTCTTTCTCCAAGCCTAGAATAATTTCAATTGTTCTTCTTTTGGCTATTTTAGTAATCTCGCTTCTCTTCACTTCTTATTCTGAAGGAATGGAGTCTTCCGGCATGGATGAAAGCGATGCAATCGCCATTGTTAATAAAGAAGCACCCAAAGCTAAAACAAGTGCTGACGTAAGTGGTACTACAGAACCTTTGGCCAACGCAGGACCTTTGGCCAACACACCTGTAAAAACAGATTCATCCGTAAAACCATCCGATGGTATTGTGCTTGGCGGGTCAAACAAACTTCTCTCAGTTGCTGATATTACTGGCGTACTTCAGAATAACCCCGGCGTTCAAAAATTGTTAAATAGTAAACCGCTTTAAAAAAGCATTTTATAGCTTGTATAGTCGGGCGGGTCTTCATATTCTAGCGCATACACCTTTTCCAAATAGGGAAGCAAATTGTTATTGACATAATGGTTTTGCAAATTTAACAAATACGTCTTCAACGTTTCAAACTTCTTGTATTTGGCACGTTCCACATTTGCCGGGTGCCGAACATGATATGGCGGCAACAATGATTCGTACTCCAGATTCAATGCATTTGAAGATGACGCCGATGCAGACCACGGCAGCTCAATCCCAAAAATCGTAAGCATCAAGTATCCCACCGATAACAAATCGTCTCTCCGCGATACTGTATTCCCCAAATGCAAATTGTAACTTGCATATTTGGCTGAACCAATCATATGTTCACACGGTTTATTCTCCTTGTAAACATCTTTTTCCACATTGTAGAAGAGAGAAGACAGACCAAAATCAATAATTACCAGGTTTTCTCTGCAATCCACCATAAAATTATCGGATTTAATATCGCTGTGAACAACGCAGGCAGAATGAAGTTGCCTTATCGCGGTAATCATTTTTTCACACAGATGGATTAACCCCGATTCGCCAATCTTCTCAACATACTGATGCAGAGACATTTCGTAAAAGGGGGTCGCTAGACACACATTGTTACCGTATAAACCATACCAGTACAAAGTTGGAATATTAAGAGAACCTGGCAATTCGCGGTTCAGATAAGCCAGTATCTTGGATTCGTGTTTCAAGGTTGTTGCTTCTTTTTCCACTTTGATTGCAACTGGTTTCTTACTAATTCGGTGTTCGCCTTTGAATACTGTAGAGAAAGCGCCTTTTCCCAATTTGCCCAATAATTTGTAGTTGTGAATGTAGACTTCCTGTTCCATTAAATGAATAATAATACTTTGTTTATATATATTATTATAATAATGGCTCCTCCTGGAAAAACACTCTTAGAGAAAGCGGATACCGCGATTGAACACGCGAAAAAACCGCTTTACCTAGTGACGATGGGATTTGTTTATATTGGATACATCATCTTGTTTTTAGGAATATCCTACATTTCGCCGACCTATATTCGGGCAATCAGTAATATTACGTATGTAATGATTGGTTTGGTTTTGATGTATAAATTCAATCCGTTTAGAGAAGCAACCGCCGTTAGCGAATACGACTCCAAACTCATTTTTATTTCGGCGCTTTTCATTTTGTTCAATCTTGGTGTAACCGAATTTGCACTTTCGTTTTTCAAAACGGTGAAGTCCACGTTCGGGCTTTAAGGGAACGTAGTTCCCTTATGAACCTTCCTATACCTCGCTTCGCTCGGAGACCCACTATTGGCTTTAAGCCTTTTAAGGGAAAAAGGTTTAAGGAATTCATCCTCTTATATATTAGTAGTGTAAATGGACCTTAATGAAGAGATACACAAAATGTACCAGGAAATCCGAAAGAATCCGGACGATTTCGGGTGTTTGAAAACGGACGAGCTTCTTGCGGCATGCGAAAAAGAAAGCAACAAATATTTGGAGAATAAAACCAACAAGGACATTGATGACGAAAAACTTGCATCTTTTGAAACCAAAGATTGTGCTGTCTCTTTAACAAAAGCTGACCGAATCGCATTGATGAAAAAACTAATCGGCTACCGCTACGTGGACGAAATTGATTCTTTGCATATCGGCAAATATACGCGGTGGATTCACAAGTATCCCCTCACGGATAGCGATACAGTTTTCAAATACGTTTTATCACCGGGTGCATTCTTAACCATGGTTGATTACTTGGATACCGGAATTGTTCTGACCTTGAAAACGTGGAACAACAAAGTTTTTAGAATCAATTTTGACAATTGCTTGATTTACCAAAAGTTGAGCGTGGGGGAAGAATTGGTGTTGATGACCGCGGACTATCTGGAGAAACAATAAAAATGATTTACGCCCTTAGCGATTGAAAACGTGCAGTTTTCAATATTCACTGGTATATAACACAATCAAAATCTATGGATTTTATGTTTTGTCAAAATATTCTATAATGATAAGTTATGCATTAACTAGAACCAATGAAAACAATGTCCAATTAATTAAGGGCGAATACTATAACCATAAACGCAAACACGTGAGGAAAAAAGTGGTTGTCTTTGATTTAGACGAAACCATTGGCCACTTCCATCATCTGCAATCCATTTGTAAATGTTTGAGTCAATGGTTCGGTCGCGAATTATTCCAAGACGAGTTCAATACCTTACTTGACCTTTTCCCCGAATTCTTCCGCCCCGGCATTCTCACCATTCTGGATTTTCTTTATGCAAAAAAACAGAAAAACAATTTGTTCAAGTTGTATATTTATACAAACAACCAATGCGACCCTCCATGGGTGAATATGATTGTCCGCTATATGGAGAGAGAACTCGGTTCTACCGGCCTTTTTGACAAAATCATTTGCGCGTTCAAAATTAAGAACCAACCGGTTGAGCTGAAACGCACCACCGGGGCCAAAACGTATTCGGATTTTATCCAGTGCACAATGTTGCCCGAAGAAACCGTAGAGACGTGTTTCATTGACAATACTTACCACGATAAGATGTGCGGAGATCGGATATACTACATTTTGCCAAAGGCGTATTATCATTCAATTACAAAATCCATAATGGTTAAGAGAGTGAGTGCAATGTTTGGATCCGAATTGATTGAACCGTTGATGAAATTGGTTGCCGAAAACAATTATGTATCCTCCGTGAATGAAGGTGCCGTAACCAAGAAAATTATGTATTATGTAAGAGAGTTTCTCTATTATCCGAAAATCCCGCGGACTAATAAAACCAAACGAGTTGGTTTAAAAAGGGGTGGGACAAAAAAAGTGAAACCATTTTCAAAACCGATTTAAACCAGCAAAGATTTAAAATGTCCCATTTTAATTCTTAAAGGGTTTAAAGCTTTGCCAACAAATATATAAGACAATTAATCAAATCCAACAAAAAATGCAAAAAATAAAAGTAGCTATACACAATCGCGCCTACGATTCTTGGGAATTTACTCAAGATGATGTCAAAGTGGATATCCCCCTTTTGATACCATCCAAATACAAACTGCTTCACGACGATTTGATATTATTTAAAGATGACACCGTCGTAATTCTGGAATCCCCATTCAGGGATACTGTTCTCGCCGGCGTATTAATTCTCGGCAAAACTTACGGCAGGTTCGGCAAGCGCCTATTGTACAAATGCATTCCCGACAATAAATCGCTCCCTGTTTTCCTGGTTCCATATAATGTTGGCGCCACTTTCAGTAAAGTTGTCAAAAACAAATACATTGCGTTCCGATTCGCGAATTGGGATAGCGACCATCCTCACGGTGAAATCAAAGACACACTTGGCGACGTGGATTCTTTGGAGGCTTTCAACGAATACCAATTGTACAGACGGGGTCTGCATCTTTCGCTCGCACAGCTTACAAAAGCATCAAAGATTTTAATCAAAGACAATGAAAACACTTGTATAGAAAAGATTTTGGCTATACCCAATTATCAGATAGAAGACCTGCGTTCTATTGAAAATGTTTTCACCGTGGACCCCGTGGATTGCAACGATTTTGATGATGCGTTTTCTGTTGCTTTAGAAAACGATGTTGCAACAATCAACATATATATTGCAAACGTCTTTTTATGGTTGGAAACGTATGGTTTATGGGAACATATGACCAACCGTGTATCCACCATTTATTTGCCCGACAAGAAACGTCCGATGTTGCCTCCACTCTTGTCGGAGGATTTGTGCTCGTTGAAACAAGGCGCGGACCGGTTTGCATTTATGATGTCTGTCAAATATGATATGCAGACGTTGAAACCGATTGATAACCCAGTTTTCAAAAATGTTTTGATAAAGATATCCAAAAACTATGCATACGAAGACAAAAAACTTGGCAAAAACCCGGCGTACAAAGTATTGCGTGCTTTGGCCCAAACCGACGATTCGCACGATGTCGTTGCGTTTTGGATGATTCGGATGAATGCTGCCGCGGCAGAACATTTGCGTAATGTGAATAAAGGGGTTTTTCGGATATCCGAAGGAGAAAACCTTTTGGAAAAACCCATGTTTAAAGGAGGGGGTATGGGGGAACTATTAGTTCTCCCAGGGGCAGTTTACTCTGAGGTTTGTGCCCCGCATTCTCAGCTCGGTGTTGATGCATACGTTCATATCACAAGCCCTATACGACGTCTGGTTGATATTTTGAACCAGATTTTGTTCCAGACGGATGTCAGTGTTTTAGGCCAAACCTTTTTGGATAAATGGATCCACCAATTGGGTTTAGTCAATCGCGCGACCAAAGATATCCGGAAAACCCAGATGGATTGTGAACTACTTGCTTTAGTTAATAAAAATGGATGTCCTCAAGAATTCTCGGGAATTCTGTTTGACCGAACCTCCGTTTCCGGTAAATACGAATATGCAGTATACATTGAAGAACTCAAAATGTTCTCGCGTATCAAATTGGAGGATCGCATAGAGAATTTCACAAAGTCGCAGTTCCGCATTTTTGTATTTGAAGACGAGGACCGACTTTGCAGGAAAATCCGGTTGAAAATGGTTTGATAAAACAAAATAAAGAAAAACTCGCTATATCTGTAAAAATGGAATCTTCATACACAGAAATAAAAACTCTTGATAATTCTCTTTTGCAAAAATACGATGTCAAATTCTATGGAAGCGACCGAGATACATATGATATAATTAATGATTTCCTGGAAGATAATCAAAGCGAACGCGCATTCTATATAATTGATTTGGGTTCTCTTTTGAACTCGTACAACACCTGGTTCAAATATTTGCCTACCGTACAACCCTATTATGCCGTAAAATGCAACCCAAATCCGGTTATTTTAGATGCACTCGCTTCGCTCGGATGCAATTTTGACTGTGCCAGTGAAAATGAAATGAAAATGGTAATTGAAATCACGAAAGACCCTTCTCGCATTATTTTTGCAAACCCGTGCAAGATGTCTTCGCAAATCCGATATGCAAGGGCGAATGACGTTGACTTGATGACATTTGACTGCGAGGAAGAACTGTATAAAATAAAGCTTTACCATCCATATGCAAAACTGGTGCTTCGTTTGGCAGTAGATGACAGCAAGAGTAAATGCAAATTTAATAAGAAGTTTGGATGCAAGCTTAGCCAGGTTGAAGAACTGTTGACAATTGTGAAAACGTTGAAACTCGCGGTGATTGGGTTCAGTTTCCATGTTGGAAGCGGGTGTTCTTCCGCAGAAACATTCTATGAAGCAATTTGCGAATGTAGACACGCAGTTGATATTGCCACAAAAATTGGAATTGATATAACGACAATAGATATTGGCGGAGGGTTTCCAGGAGTAGATAGATGCGTAAAATTTGAAGACATTGCGAAACAAATTAATTTGGGGATTGAAGATTTTTTTATAAACGACAAAAACATTCAGTTCATTGCCGAACCCGGAAGATATTTTGCAGAATCCAGCCACACGCTTGTATTGAACGTAATTGGCAAAAAAAATGTGATTGACGAAATCACCGGAGAGAAAACCATCATCTATTATTTGAATGACGGGATTTACGGGTCGTTCGGATGCATTTACTTTGACCACCACAATCCAACCATTCTGCCATTTAACGAGAGAAACGACAAGGTACACAAAAGCCGGCTTTTTGGACCGACGTGCGATTCCATTGATTTGATTTCGGATGAAATTATGCTTCCTGAACTTGCGGTTGGCGAATGGGTTTATGTGGAAAACTTTGGGGCTTATACGGTCGCGTCTTCCAGCAATTTTAACGGGTTTAAAACCAGCGTGTTCAAATACATTTTTCGTTCGTAAGCGATTCGGAACCATTCGTTCTTTTCCCGGGAGAATGTAATTGGCTTGTTTTGTTTCCCCATGAAGGAGAGGGGGTAAGCGGAACCATTAGTTCTACCGAAATGATTTAGACAAAAATTACTTGGTTAGTATATAGAAAATGTTTAGATTAATTGTTAGTATTGCTTTGTTGAGTGCCAGCGTGTCTGCCACTCTGATGGACAGATTTTATAACTGGGCAGAGACCCACAAGATTGCCGTGCCCGAGGGGGAGCACGAGTTCCTTCATTTATTGACCAATTGGAAGAACAACGACCGAATCATTGACGAGACCAATGCCAAGAACTTGACCTACACTCTTGGACACAATGCCTTCTCCGGAATGAGTTCAGAGGAGTTCGCCGAGCATATGCACTTTGGTTTGAACAGGGAGCTCATTGCCGGGTCTGCTTCTTCTTCTTTGAGAGGAGGTTTTGAGTCCGCGGTTTCGGTCCCTGCCTCGGTTGACTGGCGCACCGAAGGTGCGGTTACACCCGTCAAAAATCAAAAATCCTGCGGAAGTTGTTGGAGTTTCTCAACTACCGGTGCTCTTGAAGGCATTTATGCTATCAAGAGAGGAAACCTCGTGAGTTTCTCAGAGCAGCAGCTCGTAGATTGCGATTATATCCGTGCAGGCGGAACATCCCTTGGTTGTAATGGCGGAGATATGGAGTCCGCTATGGAGTGGATTGGAAAGAACAATGGGCTTTGCACTGAACAGGCGTACCCATATGTTTCTGGAACTACACAAACAAATGGACCTTGTCAAAAGACGTGTTCCATTGTTTCGGGTTCTGATATTAGTACAACCGTGTCTGTTTCGGCGAATTCCGATAGTGCAATGATGACTGCATTGGCACAGCAACCGGTTTCCGTTGCTATAGAGGCAGACCAAAGTTCACTACAACTTTACAAATCGGGTGTTTTCACTGGTTCGTGCGGGACCAATTTAGACCATGGTGTTTTGCTCGTTGGATATGGCACCATGAATGGTTTGGATTATTACATAATGAAGAACTCATGGGGGTCAAGTTCTTGGGGTGACCAGGGATATATGTATATGGGCAAGGGAAACGACCCTGCTTCAGGGAAGCCCTACAACGGAGGACACGGTCAGTGCGGCGTTTTGATGCAGGGTGTTTATCCGGTTCTCTAAGATTTTATCTATATAATATAAATTTATAGTTTATCTGCAAGTTATTTTTTGAAAAAGTATAAAAATATATCATTATATTTTTATAAATGGATATTGAAAAAGAAGAATTAAAGAAAAGAATAATTGAATTGGAAAATGAAAACGAAAAACTTAAAAAATCACTAGAAAATTATAATAACTCCAGAAAAAGTTATTATGAAAAAAATAAAGAAACAATAAAAGAAAAGGCACTTGCTCGTTTAAAAAAACTTTCAGAAGAAAATCCAGAAAAAATAAAAGAATATAGTAAACGAGCATATCAAAAAAAAAAGGAAAAAATAAACAAAAATGTTTCAGAAAGTTTGTAATATTTTATTTATATATTTTGAAAAAAATATATAAATAAAATGTATATATTATAATAGAATGCCAAAATGCAAAAATACCGAATGTCAGAAAGGAGCAAGTTATGGATTGGAATTTAAAAAACCATTATATTGCACAACTCATAAAGAACAAAATATGTTTATAGTTACTACACAACTTTGTCAAGGTGAAGATTGTAAAAAATACCCTCATTATAATTTTCAAGGTGAGAGCAAAGGTATTTATTGTATTACTCACAAAAAAGATAATATGAAGGTTGTTGGAACATTTTGTACCGAAACTAATTGTACCAATATTGCATTGTATAATTTGAAAAATATGAAAAGAAAATATTGTTTTAACCATAAAACTGATAAAATGGTTGAATCTGGAAAACCTATTTGTAAAGATTCAAACTGTTTAACAATTGCAACATATGGAAATAAAGGAGAAAAACCTACATTTTGTTTTTCTCATAAAGAAAATACAATGATTGATTTATTTCATAAACAATGTATATTTGATGGTTGTAATGAACGCCCATACTATAACATAAATGGAGAAAAAACACCATTATTTTGTTTTGAACATAAACAAGAACATATGGTTGATAATTTGCAGTCAAAATGCAAAAACGATGGATGTCTGAATATTCCTCGTTTCAATTTTGAAGGACAAAAACAAAGGCTGTATTGTTCGCAACACGCAAAAGAAGGAATGATAAATATAACAGCGTGTAAGTGTATATTTGATGGATGCAAAAAACCACCTTCATATAATTATGAAGGACAATCCCAGCGATTGTATTGCAAGCAACATAAATTAGAAAATATGATTGTCATTTCACATAAGTGTTGCGAATATGAAAGTTGTAAAACAAGGCCAATATTTAATTTTAAAACTGAAAAACAAGGGCGTTTTTGCAATAAACATAAACAATCTGGTATGGTTGATATAATTAATAATCGGTGTGAATATGAAGGATGTGAGTTATCTCCAATATACAATTATAAGGGCGAATTAAAACGTCGGTTTTGTTCATCACACCATCTTCCGAATATGATAAATATATCAAAAAAATACTGCATAACTCCTTTGTGTGAAACTGCAGTGTTGCCAAAGTACGAAGGATATTGCCTTCGCTGTTTCGTCCATATGCACCCTGACAAACCAAACGCACGAAATTACAAAACCAAAGAGAAAACTGTTGTTGACGAAGTTCTCAAATCCTTTCCCGATTTTACATGGACCGCGGATAAACGTGTTCAAGACGGTTGCTCAAGAAGACGTCCCGACCTTTTTTTAGATATGGGTTCGCACGTAATTATCGTGGAAATTGACGAAAATCAACACACACAATATGATTGCAGTTGCGAAAACAAACGTTTAATGGAAATATCACAAGACCTTGGACATAGACCAGTGATATTCATTCGCTTCAATCCAGATAATTATATTGACGAAACTGGTGCCAAAATCAGGTCGTGTTTTACTGCAGACAAAACAGGAATAATGAAAGTGGCAAAAACAAAAGAAAAAGAATGGAATGAACGCATTGATTCCCTCAAAACCCAAATTCAGTATTGGTCCGACCATGGAACCGATAAAACAGTGGAAGTTGTACAACTATTTTTTGATTCCTCATGTGAATAAATCATTCATTTCCCACCAATCTTTGAAACAAAATGCCAGTCCTTCTCGCAATCCCGCTTTGCATAGAGCCCCGTAAAATCATACGGCATTTCTTTCACGTCAAAGTAAACAGTGTAGCTTTCAACACTGCATCGCCGAACATTTTTTTCAATAACCCAGTCAGAAACGCACACATTCTCTTTTCTGGCAATTTTCTCCAAAAGAGTTTTGATGCTCACCGTATTGCACCGGTCATATTCTCGGATAAAGTATAGCGCGTGGTTCATTTTATATTTTACTATTTAATATAAAAATGTAAAAAAATTTCATTTTTACATTTTCAAAGAATCTGAAACCGGAGCACATCCGTCCCCCCACTTGGCGCAGTGTAGTTATACGGGTCCAACACCCCATTTAAATCCCAGTCGCAATAAATGAGACCCCAACCAACCGTTCCATCCGGCGAATTTCCACCTGCTGGAAGGTCCGCCTGTCGCGTAATTTGCGTCATTAACGTCCAAACCACTACGGTTTGCCCGCTATTCAATTTCAGATAAAGCCGATTGTCTCCATACGCACGTGTTACCGTGCCAACCCCGAGAGAATATCCGGTATTACCAACCGGTTGGCTAATTGCGGTTTTGTTAAACACCTCGTCATAAAAACTAATCAAATTGGCTAATGTATTGAAATAGATACTTGAACCCGACCGAGTGTATGGTATCGCAGTATTTGTTAAAACCCATCCCAAATCGGACTCGGGATACAACCAAATTGTGTCTATTATGGAAATGTACGAAATGGTGGGTCTTGTTATATCAGGACACATTGCGCACGAATATGCTTTTTTATGAATTGCTAATCCAGAACGACGGCGATGCATTTATATAACCAAGAGACAAAAACCTCCATAAAATATTTGTATATTATAAAAGCAATGCTTCTCGTAATTTATTTTGACATTTTCCGAAAGGACCTGGTCAACCGGTTAAACGAAAACCATATCCAATACGACATTGTAAAATACGACGACCTGGAACACTATTTGCAAACGCATTCTATTCCCACAAAGGTAATCATAACCGGTTCCAAAAAACGCATCTTGAGAGAAAACGATTTCCCCATTCTGGAACCCCTTTTGAAAAAAAACGTGAAAATCATCGGAATCTGTTTTGGGTTCCAGTATTTAGCATTTAAAACCGGCGGTGAATTGGTTGAGGGTATACATTTCAAAGGCAGACGTTCCGACCTGTTTTTCAACCACCATGACCGCGTGATAAAATTACGAAAACCGTGGAAAATCATTCATCAAATGGAGAATTTCATCAATATTGCCGCCACGAATAAATGGATTGGATTCCAGTTCCATCCAGAGAAAGACCCTGTGCATTTCAACCACTATGTGTTGCCATTAGTTAAATAATTTGTCTTGGATTATTATAAGATGAATAAAGAATTAGAGACGCGGCCATATCGGAATTTTAAAGAACTGTTAGACAAAATAATAAAAATGCCCGAGGATTTGCAAAAGAACTTGACAGATGCTTTTGAGAAGAGACGCCTTGAAATGCAAAATGCACCAAAAGGACCCAGTTTTTTACAAGTTGTTTCCGAAAAAGTAAAAGAATTATCTGAAAAAACATCGGAAAATGTACAAGAAGTGCCTGAAGAGATGCATCAAGAGGTGCCCAAAGAAAAATCATTGTTTGACAGTGTATTTTCGGGAACACAAGGTTCGTCCCTCTTGGAAAACGTTTCTCAAACTTCCGAACAATCAACCCAATTATCAATGTCAAATGCCCCGCAACATAAATGTGTCATTCGGGGGTGGTAACATGGGTGGTGGTAAAAAATGCCAACCGCAAGGTTAGCAAGATTTGTTGTGTGTGTGTTTTATGTGTAATATCGGTGAATATTTAAACAATGGTGTAAATAACATTACCTTCCCGTTCTACCGCAACCTTGATGTTTTTGTCATTGTAAACATTTTTTTCATCATCTATCCAATAGGTGTTTCCATTGAATTCAAAATTTCGTGTCATAACTATGTATTCTTCGCGGACATGGCACATTTTGCACGATTTGCCCCAGTAACAATAGTAATTAAAATCTTCCACGATTTTTAGACACCCTTCGCAACAGTATTTCTTGCCAATGCAAATATCGGTTCCGCATTTGTGACAATGCGATTCGTATTCGTTGGCTTCTTGCTCGGTCGTATCGTAGACTTCCATGTTTTTTTGTACGTGTTCATTGATGACGACGCCCTTCTTTGTTGAAAGAGTCTTTGTCGTTTGGAGAAAATTGGGTAAGAGAGCCCGTATTTCTTTGTCCAACGTTGCGTCGTTGATTATGTTTTTTACGTGTTCCGAAATAGCCTCCGGCGAATCGCCGAGGTTGAAACATTCCTCTGCGGACTGTTTTTGTTTGAGCGCCCAATACGCAAATTTTATGTATTCAATTACGTTATTACTATTCATTCTATTTTTTTGTTTTGCTTTCCACAATAAAACAAAAAAAGATTTCAATTTTGATGAAGCATTTTCTTAGGAAAAAGAGTTTTATTTTGATGAAGCGTTTTTATTAGGAAAAAAAGACGAAATCGTCTTTTAATTAATTATATTAAATTTAAATTATAAATAAATATGTGCTATGTGCTAATAATAATAAAGGTGTTCTACAGTTTTATACCGGTTGTTCTATAACTCGGACGCAATCCGCAATCATGGAATTGAATAGTTCCGGAGTTTCAAGCATATACAGTAATTCGGTAATATCATCAAGTTCAAGTATCATTCCGGTAATCTTACCTGCGCGTTGTGGGTCGCGAACTGCGACGTGTGCGTATATTTCTTCACCAATGTAATTAATTTGATCCGCATGATTATCCATTTTGACTATTGTCTCTATGTTGAACCCTTGAACGTGCGAGGGTAAATCATTGACACTGTCTTCCCAAAAGGAAGGCAATGGTTGGGAGGTAAATGGCTCACTGGGAATGCCCATTTCCAAATCAATAAATGATTCGTTGCACTCCTCTTTCTGTTCGCCATTTTGCTCATCGTCGGAATCGTCTTCCAATCCGGCAAATCTGTTTTTGGTTTCTTTCTTTTCAGCCGAGGAACTCTCTCCAGTCAATAAAGTATTTACAGCTGAGAAACAAACCTGGACAGTGTTCATCTTGGGACATCTGTCGGACGTATGGTTGTTACTAGGGCAGTTTAAACACACTCGCTTCAAAAGCTCCGGACAGGTAATCTTGCTGCTAAGACTCTTGGTCTTGTGAATGAAATGGCTCGTGTATTCGCGCTCAGACTTTCCAATTGATTTGCAAAACGTGCACATGGGGGTGACACTTGCGGTTTGTTGGGCTCTTGCGTACATTGTTTTTAAGGGGTTTGGTGTTAATATATATTATTTTATGCATTCTATAAAAATGCATAAAAAGATTTCAATTTTAGGGGAACCAAGGTTCCCCTATGACCCCTCCTTTAAAGAAAACCTACGGTTTTCCTTTAACCTTTCCCTTTTAGGGGAACCTTGGTTCCCCAAAGGCGTAGCCTGACGGCTATATGACCCCTCCTTTTATGGGAACGTAATAAAAAAATGGTTTCCCATTTTTTGGTGTTGTTTTTTGATTAATTAATTATTTTTATAAAAGGTTTATACAAGGTTTATACAGGGTTTATAAAAGGTTTATACAGGGTTTATAAAAGGTTTATGTAAGGTTTTTATAGATTATATTTGGTTGTTTATTTGTGAGGTTTGTGTGTATTTATTTATTCAAGGTTACATACATAATTATACCAGTTGAGTCGTCGTAGTTATACTTACCAAAGTTCTTTTCCGCAAACAATTGATTTCTCACCATGAACGATTTCAAAACTCGTTCGGCGCCATTTTTCTCCGGTTCGCGAATCGCTTCCAAGCAGTTTGGGAACATGACAAACTTTTGCACGTGGTCATACAACCAGTTGTCCCATACGCCGTCACTGCCCATAACAAAACACAAAGTATTGGATTCACCAAAAACCGCGTTCAAGTCAACTGACTGGATTTCAGGCTTTTCACTAAGACCAAAATGGTTTAAATTGAAATCTCCAATAGAACGCGTAGACGCGAGTGCGTCTTGATACCGCGCTTCAAACGGAGTGCTTACGTATGTTGCCTTATCCTTGCGAACATTTTTATAGTAAAAGGAAACGTCTTCTCTCACTATCGGCGCACCGTCTTCCGCAAAACGAAAGATTGGCTCGCACGCCGGTTTTGGTATGTTCTGTTCGTCATATATGCACACCATCTCGGCACAATTCGGGTCTTTTTCGGAATGTCTGAATTCGCGCATTCTTCTATATTCTTCCGGATTATCCGGCGAATGGTCGCGCGTAATTATCAGCGTGTCTGACAAAGTTTCATTGTCGTAAACGACAGACTTCGCGGGGTTCGCAGAATCCTTTACGTATTTGACCATGGTTGGTTTCAGAATGGGGGATTCCGCACACAAAATCGCATCGCAATCGCCGACATTTGCAATGTGCAATACGCCGGCCTTTAAAATTGCAATGCTGAGCATTGATCCGCCCTGGACGTTTGAGAAAGATTCAAACTGATTTCTGCGCTTTAAAACGACTCCATTTGAATCAATTTGGACATTGTCCGGAATGCCTTTTTCGGCGTCTTTGGCAATAGCGCGACGAACAGATTCCTGGACGTGTGCGAAACATTTTTCCAAGAATGACACCGGGTCAGCGACGAGTTCTTCCATGTTTGCGTCTACGAATTCCGTAGTGGCACTTGTGCAAGCAGTTGAAGCGATTTTCCCGGCGGGTCCGTGGCCGTCGGCGACGCCCAATATGATGCAATCAATTTCGGGTTTATGAATGACAAACTTGTCATCCTGGTTCTCGCGCTTAGAACCAATTCGGGATTCGTGTCCAATCTGGATATTGAACTTTGGCTTAGAGACAATAGTCTCGTTGAAAATAGTGGCTTCCATTTTAAGTTTAGTTGTGAATATATATTATTTATTATGATTTAACCTTTTTGACAAAAAAAGAATTCAATTTTAAAGAAAACCTACGGTTCAACAAGTTTACGCATTTGACCTTTCCCTTTAAAGAAAACCTACGGTTCAACAAGTTTACGCCTTTGACCTTTCCCTTTAAAGAAAACCTACGGTTCAACAAGTTTACGCCTTTGACCTTTCCCTTTAAAGAAAACCTACGGTTCAACAAGTTTACGCCTTTGACCTTTCCCTTTTAATGGAACCTATAACCTAAGTTTCAGCGCTTTGATTTCATTTTCCAAGTCCCGAATTCGCGCAATCAATTTACGATTTATATCGTCCAATTGATGAATGTTTTTTGTTGTCGTTGTCCTTGGAATCGGGTGTGGATTTTCATACATTTTAAACTGCTCGGTTTCGCCATTGAAGGTAGTGTGGGTAAATAGGAAGACGCCGTATTTTTCCAAAGATTCTATGATTTGGCCGTCCCAGTAAGTAGTCTCGTCTTTATAAACAAAGGCTTTTTGAAACTCAAAATCCCACTCGCCGTTATCGTAGACAAACGCCTCAAAATCAACGCGATATACCTTTCCTAATCCGTTTTTCCAAAAAATGTCAATTATCATATCCTCGGTGTAGCACCTTCTGATGTGTTTTATATGGAGGCTTTCTGTCATTGTATAAAATAGTAAAATTGTTTTATGCATTTTGTGAAGATAAATAACAGATTTTTCAATTTTATACAGGTGAAGAATTAAATGTTAAGCCCCTCTGTTATTTTACACATTTTCGCATTTAAAATGCGCAAAGGGGACCTTTTTTACTCATAATTGCTCACAAAGTTGGCGTTTTGAATGACAAAAGGTGTAATTCTTCAATGGTGTAGAAATGCACAAAATAGTTCCATAAAAAGGAGGGGTCATAGGGCGTAAGAGAAGCTTTGCTTCTCTGAATACCTTGGTTCCCTAAGCAAAAAAAATATGTATTGGCGTGGGGTGATGTAGAAAAAAGATGGGCATATTGTCGTTATTTGTGGGAAGGACAAATGGTGTGAGTGAAAAAAGACACGAAAAGGTGTCAGTGAATAGAAAATGATTAAAATGAAAAGTGTGTGAGTGAAAAAAGACACGAAAATGTGTCAGTCAATAGATAATGATTAAAATTAAAAGTGTGTGTGTGAAAAAAGACACGAAAAGGTGTCAGTGAATAGAAAATGATTAAAATTAAAAGTGTGTGTGTGAAAAAAGACACGAAAAGGTGTCAGTGAATAGAAAATGATTAAAATTAAAAGTGTGTGATAAATATGTATGTATGGTGTATGTGAATATAGAATGAAATGATTAAAAGTGTGTGATAAATATGTATGTATGGTGTATGTGTATAAAATGATTAATTTTTCTTAGGTGCATTGGGTGTGGCGTTGTTCTTATTTTTGGCAGGTGGGGTCTGAAAACCCAAATCGGTAACGGTTACAAGAGGTTGTTCTTCATCAGAGACTTGATCGGAATGGGCAATGAGAGAATCATTGATTTGTGTTTGTACTGGCGCCGCCGCCTTCTTGGTCTTGGGTTCGGTTTTCTTGGTTCTGGATTTCTTGACAGGCTCAACAACAGGAGTATCGGCAGTAGTATCAACAATGGTCTCTGCAACAGCAGCAGCATGAGTATCAACAATGGTCTCGGTAGGAGTCTCGGCAACAGGAGTATCAACAATGGTCTCGGTAGGAGTCTCGGCAACAGGAGTATCGGCAGTGACAATGGGAGTCTTGGTCTTCTTGGCTCGGACCTTCTTTTCAACAACAGGAGTTTCGGTATCGGACTTTTTGGCCCGGGTCTTCTTGGGAACAGCAGGAGTATCGTCAGTTCTGGCAAGGGTAACCAAATCAGTGACAATCGCATCGGCATTGTCAGTCTTTTTGGAACGAGTCTTCTTGGGTTTAGTGGAATTAATGAGTTGTTTGCGCAAATCATTAATGGTCTTGTCTTGATTGCCGTTTTCCACAACATCGTTGACAATGGCGATGATTTCATCAATGGACTTATCCAGAAAGAGTTTGGAGACAATGGTTTCGTCGTTGGCACCCAAAACGAAATGGGCGAACTTCAAATAGCCCATAATCTTCTTGGGAATGGTCTTGAGAACAGACTTCTTCTTGGTCTCGGCAGGAAGAACAGTTTGAACAACAGTTTCAACAAAAGTTTGGTCAGCAGAGTTGACAAAGTCTACAGTGTTGGAATTCATTTTGTTAAGGGGTGGGGTTTGTAAAAGCTTGGATTGGATTGTAATTTAATACTGTATTTATTTATTTTATATCTTTCATAAAAAAGCAAAAAAAGTTTTCAATTTTAAAGGGAACCGAGGTTCCCTTTTGAACCCTCCTTAAAGAAAACCTACGGTTCAACAAGTTTACGCCTTTGACCTTTCCCTTTAAAGAAAACCTTTTCTCTGCAACTCTGAAAATAAAAACCCATAAATATTTTGGTTGATAACTTGTAAAATCTTTTTGTTAATAGTGTGACAGACCCCTTTTTGAAAATCACATGATGCAGAGAAACCCCTATAAGGTAGCAACTCAATACCCCACTCATTTCTGGATACCGAGCCCCTCCATATATGTAGGGCAGAATCTGTGAGGACCACGAAGGACGAGGACCGAAGGACGAGGACCGCAGCACGAGGACCGCAGGTCCGATTGTCCGGATTAACAAGTAAATGTACAGTTGCATAGTATTATACCCTTTCTCTGCAACTCTGAAAATAAAAACCCATAAATATTTTGGTTGACAAGTTGGAAAATCTTTTGATGTATGGTTTGATAGACCCCTTTTCAAAAATTACAGGATGCAGAGAAAGAGGGGTTCTCTGCAAACCCATCAATAAAAACCCATAAATATTCTGGATGATAACTTGGAAAATCTTTTGATGTATGGTTTGATAGACCCCTTTAAAGAAAACCTTTTCTCTGCAACTCTGAAAATAAAACCCCATAAATATTCTGGATGATAACTTGGAAAACATTTTGGAACATAGTCTCATAGACCCCTTTTCAAAAATCACAGGATGCAGAGAAAGGGGGTTCTCTGCAACTCTGAAAATAAAAACCCATAAATATTCTGGATGATAACTTGGAAAATCTTTTGATGTATGGTTTGATAGACCCCTTTAAAGAAAACCTTTTCTCTGCAAACCCATTAATAAAAACCCATAAATATTTTGGTTGACAAGTTGGAAAATCTTTTTGTTAACAGTGTCAATGACATCTTTTCAAAAATGACAAGATGCAGAGAAAGAGGGGTTCTCTGCAAACCCATTAATAAAAACCCATAAATATTCTGGTTGACAAGTTGGAAAATCTTTTTGTTAACAGTGTCAATGACATCTTTTCAAAAATGACAAGATGCAGAGAAAGAGGGGTTCTCTGCAAACCCCAAAATAAAAACCCATAAATATTCTGGTTGACAAGTTGGAAAACATTTTGGAACATAGTCTCATAGACCCCTTTTCAAAAATCACATGATGCAGAGAAACCCCTATAAGGTAGCACCTCAATGCCCCACTCATTTCTGGATACCGAGCCCCTCCATATATGTAGGACAGAATCTGTGAGAAACGAAGGACGAGGACCGAAGGACGAGGACCGAAGGTCCGGATTGCGTGTCCGGATTAACGAGTAAATGTACAGTTGCATAGTATTATACCCTTTCTCTGCAAGTCTGAAAATAAAAACCCATAAATATATTTGGTTAATAAGTTGGAAAACATTTTGATGTATGGTGTCAACGACCCTTTTTCAAAAATGCAGAGAAAAACAATTCATAAAAATTGATAATAATGTTCTTCAAAACCCCGTTTTTTGAAAGAAAACCCCTTTCTCTGCAAGTCTGAAAATAAAAACCATAAATAATTTGGTTGATAAGTTGGAAAACATTTTGGAACATAGTGTCAACGACCCTTTTTCAAATATTGTAGGATGCAGAGAAAGAGGAGTTCTCTGCAAACCCATAAATA